GGTAACCTAGATTAAAATATATAAGTGTTCTGCATGTAGCTGTGGTGATTGCAGAGAGGGAAAAACTGGTAGAGAATACTGGTTTTGTCCTCATTTTAATGATGATATATGTTCAATATGTTGTATATATGATTCAACAGCATCAGATATGAATTTTGATGAGTGTGCAACCTGCATACATGATAAGGATAGAGAAAAGTAGTGATAAATAATAATCATTATAAATGTAAGTTTTGTAGTAATACTGCAACTAGGTGCCTACATTATAAGATAACTAATCCAATGGCTGGTGTATATGAATGGTGGGGATCCCCAGTGTGTTCTAAACATGCCATGTTAGCTAAGTTAGATATGTGGGAACTATACCCAAAGGAGATATATTTTGAAGACAAAAATAAAGTATGATGATTGGATTGAGACATACTCTGGTATAAGATTTCATCCAATAAGGCCAAGTCTTAATGAATTTGTAATCAAGGATGTTGCCCATGCTCTGTCTATGATATGTAGATATACTGGGCACTGCAGTGATTTCTATTCTGTGGCCCAACACTCTGTTTATGTTAGCATGGTTTGTGATGAGTTTAGGTTTGAGGGATTAATGCATGATGCTGTTGAGGCATACATATCTGATGTAAACACAACTGTAAAGATGCACTTAGATGATTATAGAGAGCTTGAGTATGATATAATGGAGGTAATGGCAAAGCGATTTGGTTTTAGCCCCCCACCGCTACCAGATGAGGTAAAGAATGCCGATATCATGGTGCTTGAGTGGGAACATCAAAACCTGTTTAAGTCTGGTATAAAGTGGAGTACAAGCCATCTTGAGATCGATGATAGATTAAAGAAGATTAAGTTTAAGGCATTAGAACCAAGAGAGGCTTGTGATCTATTTATGGATACATACACAAAAATAATTGGAGAAAAAAGATGATATTTCTTAGTAATATGTTTTTAATACTTGGTGTGGTATGTCTTATTGTTGGGATTTCTTTAATATTAGTATCTAATTCTACTACAATGTTATTGATCGGGTTTTTTGTTGGTTTGTCTACCATATTATGTTGGTTTTTAGGTGTACTTTTTGAAAGGAGGTCTCATTGAGGGTATACTGTGATAATGAAAAGTGTCAGTTTTTCATAAAGCTGAAAGATAAGAAGAGCTTTCAGTTTAGAAAGGGGTACTATAAGCCATTTGAAGAGGACTTCATCAAGGGTGAGTGTTCATGCGATGAAATTATAGTTAATTCTGTTGAGTTACACAATAGAGATATATCACAAGATCAGGCTATTTGTGGTGATGATATAGATAGAGTTGATAATCCATCCTATGATTGTATGCGTAAAGCTGAGCAACTGAGGTTTGGCATATGATAGTAAAGTGTAATAAGATAGATTGTCTTTGGAATGACTGTTGTGATATAATGAGTGGTGGTTGCAAGAGAGATGAGATTATATTTCAGCCATCAAGAATATTTGGTGAAGCAAAGGCTGTGTGCAGATGCTTCTCTAGAAGGAAGGTGAGAGGACACATGGATTGGTCTAGATTCCCACAAGGTGGTAGTATCGATGACCATTATGCTGATGTCCTGGCTAATGATAAAGAAAAACATAGATTTTGATGAAGGTTATATATAGAGATAAAAAAACTGGGGATATTGTGAGATCCTATATCTGTGATATATGTGGATCCCCCATAGGTAGAATTGATGTGAGTAAACTAAGAAGGATTGGTATTTTGTCGGAAAGAATGGATAGAATGTGCTGCAGGTGTGGTAAGGAAATAAAGAAAAATGATGTTTGATTACAGAAGAGGGTCTGACTAATCTGATTGGTGCTATATTTAGGTTGGTAGCCCAAGATATTAGGTATGGTAATGACTCTGCTAGAGAGGATGCCTTGGATTTTCTACAATCAAGTTGGTACATGGAGTTATGTGATTTGATAGAAGTAGATCCCAAAAAATTAAGAAAGCTTATCCTAAAGAATAAGATAGCCTGGAGAAATAAGTATGAGTAAATGTTATTTGTGTGGGAGTGAAGATAGTGATAAGTGGTTTAGAATTAAATTACCTAGCTCTTCCCACAATATAAAAATTGATTCTTTATATCCATATTTTGATGTAAGTAACTATCACCTAATTTGTAAAAAATGCGTGATGTTATCTAAGTTAGAAGATGATGAAAATAGTCTTAATATTAAAATAAAGAATAAGTATTTGAGGAAAGCATATGGGGGATCCTGAAGATACAAAAGATTTAGTCCCAAAGAAAAAGAGTGGTAGAAGACCTGGATCAAAGAGTACCTATAAGCTTACACCAGAATTAATTCATCAGGCTAAGATGATGTATATTTCTGGTAAAACAATACCAGAGATACAAAATTTGATGGGTTTATCTAGCTCTAATACACTGTATGCTCACATGAAGAAGGAAAAGTGGGAGGAAAAGAGAGAGAAGTTTCTCAGTTCTTCCATGAGTGGCAAGCTTAACACAATGATGAAGAACACACTTGCTGAAACCGAGAAGATGATTGAGGATCTCAGAACCATAAGAGATCGAGCCATAGAGCCCATTGATGCTGGTAGTCTTAAACCAGGTAAGTTTGGTGAAGCTGGAACTGCATACATGAATGCTGTTGAGCTGGAAAAGAAACTAAGAACAGAGGCCCTACACCTATCATTTATCACTGAGGTGGCTAAGATTCTGAGAGAGGAGATCAAGGATACAGACCTCTTGATAAAGATTGGTAAGAGACTGAGAGATCTATTTGATGATAGAAAGAAGGAGTTAGAGGGACCATAGTGATGATATCCAGGGTCTATAAGTGTAATTATTGTCACGAGCTAATTAGAAGTAAGTATCTATACATACTTACTAAATACTGTGACAATGAATACTATTCTGCTAGTAGGCCATCTGATGGCTATGTGTATTATGATGCATTTCACTTTAACTGTGTAAAGAGAGTTGTCATGTTAAATAAGTTACGTGCTTGAGATTTTGGGTGAAAGAATGACAAGGAATGAAACATGTTATCTTTGTAAAATGCACATACGTGGAAGCTATATGTATTTAGTGGTTTATGATAGAATTGTCAAGGTGAAGAAACCTGACTTTGGTTATTATCATAGGCCATTCCACAGTAGATGTGCTAGAAGAGTACTGATGTTGGAGGCTTTGAGTGGCCAAGGTTGAGGATTTCATAAAGTATGATGATGGATTTGATCATCTAGCTGATCTATTATCAAATACCAAGGGTAGTATTAATCTAACAACATTTGATAACTTTGTGCAGGATGTATTCTCTAAGAGTTATCCAGATTACTCATTTAATACATGGCATATAAGGTTGATTAGCTCATGGATAGATGAGATTCTGTCTTCTAAAAATAGATTAGCCATAGCAGCACTTCCTCGTTATCATCTAAAGAGCACACTATGTGGATATGCACTATCAATATTTCGTATGCTGCAATCATTTGGGGATGGCCTATATGTTAGCTATAAGGAGGAGTTAGCCCAATTTCATCTTAGTAATCTCAAGCAGGCCATAACCAGAAATGAGTTGTTGAGTAGTATCTTTAAGGACCAAAAAACACAGTCAGATTCAATGATAAACTATAAGATTGGGGATAGAAAGATAGTCAGAATGTTCTCCTCTGGTATATTTTCAATGAAGAGGGGTATTCACACTGATAGCTGTGTTGTGGTTGATGATATTCTTGGTACCGTTGATAACCCACTGGTACTTACTGATCTAGAGAAGGCTGAGAGGATGTTCAACCAGGAGATAATGAATATCCCAAATCCAGGATGTCCACTCATTGTATTTGGTACTGCCATTGATTACTCCGATCTATTGTTTAAGTTAAGAGATAATGCAGAGTTTGGCCATCTATGGTTACCTGCTATTAGTCCTCTTGCAGCAGAGAAAGATGAGTACCGAAAGATATATGGTAATCCAGATGTACTGTGGGAAACAAGATTTAATAGATCTTGGCTTGATGGAAGGAAGGCCCAGGCTGGTTGGAAATCATTTGCGTCAGAGTTTCTTCTGATGCCAGTCTTATCTGCTGAGGCCTTCTTTACCAGGAATGATCTTGATCCATGCATAGATAAGGCTCTAAAGAATTACTCTATCTATCAGGGGTATGATAAGGAATGGCACCATGTTGTTGCAGGTTTGGATATAGGCAAGAGAAGACACCCATCTCATCTATCTGTGTTTGTTGATGATAAGAATGATAATCTATTACAGATACATCAGGAATTTTGGGACGGGGTGGAATACACAGAGCAGGTGGATAGAATAAAAACTGCTATTAGTAATTTTGGGATAGATAAGATGTATATAGACTGTACTCGTGGTGAGATGGAAGAGAGAGGTCTACCCCGTGAGTGTGTTATGATAAAGTTTACTGGTAAGGGCCAGCGCAGTCAGGCCTCATTTGCTAATGATTTTGCTAAAAGAGTTGAGAACCACAAGGTAAAGCTAATTGATGATGATCGGTTTTTATCACAGATACTATGTGTATCTAATGATCTAAAAGCCCCACAGACTGTGGGTGGTCATGGTGATTCCTTTTGGAGTGTTGCTCTAGCGCTTGGTGCATATCAGGATTACTATGCATCAGACAGGGGTAGAGCATTCTCATATATGGGAAATCTACAGGAGCAGTTTATAGACCATGCTCCAGCTGAGATTAGAAGTGAATCCAGCACATGCCCTGTGTGTCATAAGAGATTGCTGGTCGATACTGATAATGGGCAACGGTGTGATAATTGTTTTTCATTTTTTGAGGGTGGTGTAAAAAATGTTAGGAGCCAGATTGTATAAAGCAAATAGTATTGAGAGAAAACATAGAAAGAAGGTTTCATGGTGGTACTCAGCAAGAAATGGTGTATTTAGAAAGACCAGGGTCCTTTGCTCATGCATAATGTGTGGAAACAAGAGAAAATGGAATGGACTAACACTACAAGAGATAAGACAATATCTAAAATATAGAGAAGGATTAGTAGGTGAATAGATTAGATAGGGATAAAAAAATAGTTTTGTTAAGAAAAAATAATCTTTGTATGACACAGGATGAGATAGCTAGAAGGGTAAATTTGTCTGCAGCTAGGGTTGGCCAAATATTAAAGGCAGGTGGCATAGAACCAAAGCACTGGATACAGAAGAGAGTGTGCTTGAATTGTGGTGGTGTTATACTCATGAAAAAAACTCCAGGCGGTTACAGACACTACAACAGACATTTTTGTGATATGAGATGTTATCTTGAGTATAGGAATAAAAATCACTATCTCACTGTTTATTGTTTTAATTGTGGTAAGAAATTGAAAAGGAGAATTACTGATCTATTACAATATGATTTTAGAATAAAACATGGGAGTAAGGGCAGAACCTTTTGTGACAAGAAATGCTTTGGTCAATATATTGGAACACATTATGGGTTTGGGGTTAAAAAATGTCTAGCATAGAGTTAGAGATATTTCCTCCAGCTGGAGAATTCAGTCTTAGGGAGTTGGATGAATTTATCTGGAAATTACGTGAGCGTGGTCATATACAACCTGGTATAGTGGTGTCTTATAATCAATATAACATCTTTACTCAGGAAATGTCTAATCAAATGAGATGGATTGATGTTGGTCAAGAGAGTATAACAAAATGCCATTTAGTTATATACATGGGTTTCTATATTATACCTACCTCGTTTGATAGGGGTTATATATCTTCTTGTTGTGATGAGCCAACAGCAAGAGCTATCTATGATGGACATAGGGTTACCTTTTGTTGTAGGGATCATGTTACTAAAATTAGAATGCTAAGTGCATTGGGGGGTGAATAAAATGGATTATGAGAAAACAGTACCAGAGAGATACAGAGCTACATATGATTCTAAGGGTGATAGATGGCTTATTCTAGATATGTGGCATCCACAGGTAAAGAATATGGCTGATTTATCACAGGATATACCAGAGAGCTCGCCTGCCCTCAAGATCATTGCTGGTACAGAGATGAATGCTGTAGTTGGAGCAATGATTAAGATGGGTTGGATAGATAGGATTAATAACCATAAGATTATAAAAGATAAGCCAGGTAATAATATAATTAAACATAAGTCTAATGATTATTACAGAAAACCTCACTATAACAGAAATAGAAAACCAGATATAGATTATATTGTGGAAGAGGTTGTGAAGAGATTGGGTGAAAGAAAGACAAATAAACATAATATATTTAAATATAGATAGTTATTTTTATTGGCACGATTTCATGATTATGAGAAATAAGCTTATAGCTCGAGCTGTTGGGGGGTGATGCCAATGAAGTTGCAGGAATTTGTACCAGATATTGCAAATACTGAGAAGCAACTTATCCAGTCAAATACCATGTTAAAAGACATGTATGATGGTATGGGTTTTAAGGGTTTCTTAAAATCTTCTTATGGTGGAAATCAGGGGATGAAATCAGCCATTAACTACATGGGTATTGAACAATTATATTTTGATTGGTTAAGAACAGCATATGCTTACAGAAGGATGTTCATACAGGATCTCTATCTGTTAGCTTATGATACTACAGAGATTAGAACACCACTACTGCATCTAAAGGGTGAGATATTCCGCAAGGGATTAGATGAGTGGCATGCTAAGTTTGTGACCAAGTGTAATAACTGTGGAAAGGAATATCAGGAAGACAAGGATAAGTGTGATAAGTGTGATGGTGACTCATTCTCCAAGCCAGACCCTGAGCAGTTAGAGGTATTTGATAAATTTAGAAAGGACTGCAACATATTTCATCAAACACTAGATGATGTGTGTCAGATGACTTCTGATGACATCAATATTGTCGATGATTTTTATATCTGGATTAACAAGCAGTATCAATGGATTAGCAATAAGCTTCATAGTCGTGTTGTTGAGATCAGGAGAATACATCCTGCTCTGATAGAGATTGATCTTGATAAGAGTGGTTTACCAAGAAACTCTCACTGGATCTGTCCATTCCACAGGGATGAGGCTTCAGTTAAGCCAGATAAGTGTAAGGAATGCGGTATTGATATGATACCTGCAATGTACATCTATAATCACAGGGGTAGGAGAGTATACCTGTTTGAGGATGAGATGGTACATAAGAGCAAGTTTTCCCCCAGTGAAACCTATGGTTACAGTCCACTACTTACTGTGATGCAAAAGGTGCTTACCATATCTGGTATGGATAGATTTCTATATAGATACTTCTTTGAGAGAAAGGCACCAACTGGTATGATCCTAACATATACTGATGATCCACAGTCTCTTGAGATAGAGAGAGCTAGGGTGGAGGCCAAGATGATGGAGGATCCAACATACATACCGTGGATTGCTGTATCTCAGAGAACAGGCCGTGGTAGAACGGACTTTGTTAGATTGTTTCATACTCTACAAGAGATGGATTATCTCAACATTAGAAATGAGATAAGAGATAGAATATCAATGATCTATGGTGTCCCCCAGATATATATGAATGTCATGGAGGGAGTTGGTGGCTTGAGTGGCCAGTCTCAACAGTTGAAGATGTTTTCCAATGTTATTGAGGCTGATCAGAGAAGATACAACGAGGATATATTCCCATATCTACTCAAGTTATTTAACATAACAGATTGGGAGATAAAACTGAGAACTCCTGAGGAGAAGATAGAATCTGTTATACTCCAACAGGCACAGCAGAAGGTTGGTATTGCCTCACAGATGAGAATGATTGGTTTTGATGTTGCACTTAAGTCTGGATCAAGTGATATATCCACACTGGACTTTGTCTTTAGTGGCACCCCACCATCAATGGAAGAGCAACAGATGATGGGTGGTGGTATGCCAATAGGCCAACCAGGTGTACCAGGAGTACCACAAGAAGCTGGAGGAGCTGTACCTATTGATGAAAATGGAAATCCAGTAGATCCAGCAGCACAACAAATTGGAGCACAAGTTAACAAAGCTCTTCCAATGCCCACACATCTACATCAACACGGGAATCATCCAGCACACCTTAGAAATCAGCCACACTGGCCAGATGAAAAACACAGATTAGAGGAATTACAGTATCTAGATGAGGATGAGGATTGGTAGCTGTACTTGATAGTAGTCCAATTCTTGATGTGCTAAAGCAACAGGTACAATCTGTATCTGCTATTGAAAAGATTGGCACATCAGAGACAACTGGTGTTGAGGGGGTAAATCTATCTGTAAAGCTACATCTAGATAATGGAAAATCATATCTTTTTAAGCCACAGTATGGTGAGCATGTGTCATCCTGGAGATACATACCACCCAAACAACTCTATCTAAGAGAAAAGGCAGCATATATCATAGATTGTATTTTGGGATTTAACATGGTTCCACAGGTGAGGATTGCTAGATATCATGGCAAGGTTGGATCACTACAGTACTGGGTTGAGGATGCCTCCCCATCAGACGCAACTCTCAAGACATACTCTAGTGAGGATATCTGGAAGGCAGGTTTATTTGATATAATAATAGGCCAAACAGATAGACACTCAGGTAATTTCCTGACCAAGTTGAATAAGCCAATTCTCATTGACAACGGTTTTGCATTTCCTAGTTATGCCTCTAGTGAATCAAAGAGAAGCCTAATACTATCAAGATTTGCTTATGCCATATTTGACAAGCCAATAACTAGAGAATTATGTAGAGTAATAGACAGGTTAAATGCTGATTATGTTAAGAAAAGGTTATCTAGATATCTTGGAAAAAAGTCTCTTGGTTTAATGTATGAGAGGTTGAATGAAATGATTGATAGAGGCAAAGCCTCATGTCATAAGTATAAGGTTATTCGCAAGCTAGAACATGTGCCTAAGGATGAGATAAAGGCAAATATCATCAAAAATATTTACAGGCTAGGTGGTTTTAGTGTATATTACCTGTGATAAGTGTGGTAAAACAAATCACTTATCTTTATGGAAGAGAATATCTGGTTCATTATTTATGTGCCCAAATTGTGGGAATACACAGAGGGTGTATTTTTTAGATAGAATAGAAAAGGAGGTTTTGTCATGATGGAATTATCCACCGCTTTACCTGCAACCATTATGGGGGACTATATGCTTAATTTTCCCGTGTCATCTGGGACTACCAATTATCACTATATAAATAACTATACAGATGAACAGGATGATGAGGAACAGAGATTTAAGAAGGTTGTGGCTTTTAATGGTCTAAAGATACTAGAAGTTGTTGAAGAGGAAGATGGTTTTCACATACTTTGTGATAGGAGAGGTAAACAATGCACACTAAGAATTTGGCTGGATCAAATAGAGCTCACAGATTCTAATGGAGATATATTATTTAGGATGGTGAAACATCTTCCTAAGGTGACATCAACCATTAGTAATTGGACTATATATGATTCTAATACAGGAGGTTATACTAGTGCCAGCACCAATATCTAGATTAAGAAAGGATGAGATCCTTAAACTTGCTAAGGGCAGATGCAAACACGGACACTCTTACCTTGAACACTATCAGTGTTATAAGAATGATGTAGAGGATACTGAGAGGGTTGGGTTTATTGATATAGAGTCTTCTAACCTAAAGGCTAACTTTGGTATTATGCTTTCTTACTGTATCAAGATTCGTGGTAGTGATGAGATCCTATTTGATGTGATAACTGAGAAGGATATGCATTGTGGTGAGTTAGACAAGAGAATAGTCAAGCACTGTATAGAGGACATGAAGAAGTTTGATAGGTTGATAGGACACTACTCAACCAAGTTTGACATACCATATATTAGAACTAGGGCTCTTATTCTTGGTTTGGATTTTCCTGAGTATGGTGATATAAATCACACCGATACTTATTATATGGCTAAGCACAAGCTATGCCTATCTAGTAATAGACAGAATGTTGTGGCTGAGGCTGTACAGGGTGAGGATATCAAGTCTAGGATAGAACCAAAGTATTGGATTCCAGCTCTACAAGGTAACAAGAAAGCTCTAGATTACATTCTTGATCACAATAAGAGAGACGTATTACAACTTGAGGGTAACTACAATAAGTTAGAGAGATTTGTTCGTAGAATAAATAAGAGTATTTAGTATTAACTGGGTAAGAGTATATAATGATATAATGGCTAATTTAAGAATATCAAAAAACATGATTAGAGAAGCTGTTGTGATATCAATAAGAAATACAGTGAGTAGAGCTTGGAGAGGTACACAACAGAGTGTGCCAGTTGATACTGGAAAGTTAAAGAGAACAGCATTTACATCTAACCTAGAAAATGGTGCTATGATAAAGTATGTACAGCCATATTCATCATTTGTAGAGAGGGGTTTAACTGCTAAGTTTGTTGATGTTAGAGGATACTGGCATCCAAATGGTTACTATGCCAAGGCACACAGAAGATGGCAACCAGAGAGAAAACCAGTTAAGTTTATAGAAAAGCCAATGAGAAAGGAGTTTAGTGGATTGGCTAATACCTTTGATTCAGAATTAAGGCGGGTTTTTGTTAAGGTAAGGAGGGTATGAAAATGGATGATTATTTAAGAGTAACGTTGGTTAATCGAATAGTTGAGTGTGTTGATCTATCAATATCAGAGGATAAGGTAGATTCTGTTAGAAATCTATTGGAGAGACATGCAAAGGATCTGTTGATTCAAATAAAGGATTCCAAGGATAAGGATGTTGTTAAGTCAAAGTTTTCTAACTTTATTAATAAGTCACTGAGTACAATAGAGGCCCTTGGTCTGAGTGATAGTCAATATAAGGCGGTGAGAAAGTTGGTTTTGTCAGAGATAAATGGCTGTCAGGAAGTAGTCCTTAGATCTCTGGATGATAAGGTAACAGTTATAGAAAATAAGTAAATCCACCTTAGTGGATGGGAGGAAAAATGAGTGGAGATTTAAGAAAATCAATCTCTAGGTTGACCGACATAGTAGCTGAGCTACAAAAGGGTGAGGTCAAGGCAGATGGAAGGGATGGTCACGCAACAGTTGGTAATCCAATGAAGGATAGCATGCCACATCAGATTGCTAAGCCTGCTGGTATGCCACTGGCTAAGAGTGCCAATTCAAAGATACCAACCCCAAAGAAGGGTATACCTAAGCCAACACATAGAGTACCTGTTAAACACATAAACCCAACTAAGGAGAGAGCATATCTTAAGGTACAGAAGAGTATTGTTCTCATTAACAGGGAAATTGATGCATCTTCATTTAGACCAATGACTGATGATATGATTATGAAGTCATTTGGTAACATGCCTGATTTTATGCAGAATGTTAACTCTCGGCCTAGTGTATCATGGTGGGAACGTGGTATGGAGAGAGTTGGTAACTATGAGAGCAAACCAGCTGATTATCTGAGTAATATCTGGTATGGTGATATCAACAAGGAAGCCCCCTGGTCTGAGGAGAGGGGCCAATCCAATGCCCAACAGGAACTTAAGGGAGAAAACAAGGATGATGATCTAAAGAGATGGATTGCAAGCGCTCTTGAGGGTGGTGGTCTAGGTTCTCTAAGAAATCATCCCAGAGCTGGTGATGCTATCAAGAAGGCCTGCTCATATGTAGGTAAGTCTATTCTTGGAAAGTCAAATAATCTGATTAAATCTGGTGTTGGTGATATTGATCCAGAGGTTCTTGGTTCTGCTGTTATTGATGCAATTGATGAGATAGTGAATACCTCTGGTGATGAAAAGTTAGCTAAGGCCTGGTCTGGTACACTTGGTGGCATCATAACAAAGGATGCTGGTAGTGTTATTGGTACTGGTGTTGGTGGTGTTATGGGTGGTGCTGCTGCAGGTCCTATTGGTGCTGGAGTTGGGGCACTTGGTGGACAGAAAATTGGTGAACAATTTGATAAGAAATCAATTGATGTTCCAGCTGCTGTGGCTGCTGCTGGTAAGGGTATTAATGAGGGGTCTAAGGAATACAGAACACTGACACAGAAATCTGTTGCTGAACCAATAAGTAGTAAGTTTACCCCCAAAGCTCGTAAGGGCAGATTAGGAGAGGAGTATGACGGTGAGTCTGCTGTTTCTGGAGATGGCACCAAGCTAAATGTTGGTGATCTAACCAGTAAGAATGAGACAGTAAAGGATATCTAAGATGTCTGAAGAAGAGATTGAATATGAGGGAGAACCAGTAGATACCATCTTTGTCAGTTATGATGAGGACAACAAGGTCTTCTACATGGAGATCAATGATGATTATGGATTCATTCTTACTCCCCAGCAATCACTTGAGTTTGTTAATAAGTACATCAAGGTTATAGATGAGATAATAAAGGATGGGTTCAAGACTTCCATGAACTCATTTCTCAATGCACACAGACAGGCTGCAATGATTAAGATAGAGAGTGGTGATGAATCAAGAGCTGTTGAGGAGATAGAGAGAATGCTATCAGAAAATGACAATGGTACGATAGCGTCATGAGGTGATTTACTATGGGTAGAAGAGGACCACAACCTGGTGATATTGCTGGTAAGGTAAGGGTTATGGTACCAGCAGAAAAGAATGGTAAGAGATACTATATACCTAGATATGTAACACAGGAAGCTGCATCAAAATACCAGCAATACACACCTGGTATGGAGGAGCAGGAACAATCCACAGGTAAAAAGAGACCAGAAAACTGGAAGGATCCAAGATTAAACCAGGTATATAATCTTCCACCAAATGATGAATCTAGATACCATTCTCACCAGGGATCACTAAAGTATCATCCTGTTCATCTCCCACATGACGATGATAATGTAAGCATAGAGCATCGTAATGAGAAGGATGCCTATGAAAATAGGTATTATGGCTCAAAGATGCAGAAACCTCTCTATGAACAACTTGGTTTTGATCTTAATCGTAGTGTGCCAATAAACATGAGGGGATTGAGGCTAAAGGCAGATAAGTATGTGCATCCCAAGATAGGAAACTTCTATCTGTTTGATCACAAGGGATGGAGTTATGTTGTATCACCAGCCAACAAGATCACAAAACACTTCTATAATAAGTTAGATGGTGAGGATTTCATATTTAACTTGATAAGAGGGCCAAAGAAGTCATTTGAATCTAAATCACTCATACTAGATAAGATACAAAAGATGATACAGGCTTTCTCAAGTTATACATCTGGTAACAATTCAGTCAGGATAGAGTATAATGGTAATGAATACTCTGTTTTGGTAAACAGCAACCCAATTATGCAGAGTGGTGATTTTGGATCAGCAATGTCAGAGTATTACAGACAGATAGGAGAGATAGTTAGACTGCAGGAGAGTGATCCAGACATCTCACTTAATATATTTGGGGATCAGGTTGTTAGAACAAACAGAGAGGCCATTGACAAGCTATCAATGATGGGTAAATCCATGGAAGCTGGGATGCTTAAGAATTTTGATTACTCTAATGTCAAGCTACCATTTGAGGATATCATTTTTAAGTATGAATCCCCCAGTAATCAGATAGGACAGGTACCAATACAGGAAGATATGGGGCAGGCTGCTGCAGAGACTGGTAATAAGCCTCGTAGATTAGATGAAAACAGGGAGAGAAAACAGATTGGTTCTAATACATTTGAACTAAAGTCTATAGATAAGGATAGAGCTCAACGTATAGGTAGGAGCATTGGGATTGATTTTGATAAGTATAATCTAGATCAATTCACAAGGGGCATAAATGTAGAGAGAGAACACGGTTCTAGGGATCCAGAAACCGATGTTATTGGTGATGACCCATTTGCTGCCGGCAAGATTGCATGGGCACACCTAAAGGAAGTGCCAGACTACTACACCAAGTTAGAGATGGTGGAAAAGGAATTAAGAGATCTAGGCATGAGACCCGCTCCAGAGGAAGCTCTACAAGATAGACACAGAGATGTTGATAGGCCGCATAAGGTAAGTCGTACCTTTCAACAGAGAAACTCTCCAAGTGAAGAGGTACCAATGGAGTTCAAGGATTTTCCGATGATGGCAGAGGGTGTACAAGCACATGAGAGTGTTAAGTTAGAGGGAACAGCTGATAAGATCGGTGGTAAACCAAAACCAATAATTGGGAAGTCCTTTGGACCCATGATGGCAGTGGATAGAATTGGTGATAATCCCAAGCCAATAGATGGTAGAGACAGTGTTGGTAGCTTTTCTACAGAGCGTGATACCACATCTGAGCTAGAGAATCAAACTCAGGAGCAGCATGAGGTTGAGGAAAATAAGGAGCCATTCTATCACAAGAGATTTAATACTGATATGATCTATGACCAGTTAGAGGATATCCTTAAATCCCGCGGATTAATAGAGGGATCACAACCAATGGGTGTAAAGAGCATTGGTAATCAGGTAGAGCATGCAGTTTATCATGGCCTAAGAGATACTGTTAATGATTGGTTTTCTAGGATTGAACCCACCACACAACTTGATAAGGCTGTGCTGGATCTAAAGGCTGATCTTCTTAAGTGGGAGATTGGGGTGAGTAGAGATGTTGTAACAGATGTTAATGATATCTTTAATAAGGGTATTCAAGCTGGGATGGGAAATACAGGTATTGCTGTTCCTGACAGATTAACTGGAATGTTTAACTATCAGATGTATAAACCAACTGGTATATCACCAGCTCTTGAGAATTTTCAAAACAGTGTCTTTGACTCACTGTCTGGTATACTGAGAAAGCACTACGATAATGGCTTCCCAATTTACAGCACTAAGAGAGACATTGACTCATATCTCAGGAAAGCTAGATATAACACCAGATTAATGATAAAGTCCGAGGTAGCCCAGATGGCCAACCTAGGCCAGATCATAGCATGGGAGCAGGATCCTGATAGGTACATGTATGAGTATTTCTGGAATGCAATTGATGATGATAGGATTAAGGTTATATCTAAGTCCAGACTGGATGGTAACCCATATGCATATCCTGAGATTCGTTTCCTCTGGGAAAACCAGATACAGATCATAGATGGTGTTGAGTACAATGACGTATTTAATCAGAGGTGTAGTATTTCCAGGGGTGATCTCCTTAGTAAAAGCTGGGATACAAATAGATTTTCCTCTAGTGTGAATCTATTTAAGTCTACAATGATATGAATGATATACTGTCTAGAATAGATGGTTTTCTTGTGAAGGCAAAGAAACATGGTGTATCATATGCTGAGTATGTTAATAATACATCAATCAAGAGTGGGCATGATAAATTTAATGAGTATACCCCAAGTACACAGAGTAAAATCATTAAAAATCCTGCTGAGATATTAGATTATGATCTTGAGATTGGGGTAATTGATCAGGATGATTATGATAATATCATGGCATATCTTAAATCAATAAATAGTGAGCAGGCACCCCAACCACAGGGCCAAAAGGTATATCTCAAGCCTGGTGAGCACTCTCCTGAGGGTACCAGAGAGTATCAGGGCAAGCGTGGTGGGAGATACTACCTTGCTACAGGCAAAACTGGATCAACTGGGGCAGAACAATATGACATTGATGCAGATTTAGATAGACAGATTAGGGAAGATCCTGTATTCTCTGATATGGTTAAGACAGGTGGTGTGGGGGAATCAATCTATAGGGATATAGTTGGGTATCTTAAACTTGATAATAACCAACTGTTAGAGACATATCATCTTCGTGGTGATTCTGATATAAGTAATAAGATATTAAATGAGATAATAACTAGAAGAATTGCTAATGGTGATTTGAGTCTCAAGATTGATAAGACATATCTAATAGATTCTAGGCATGGCCTCATTGGGTATATATGGAGTGCCCCAAAAAACATAAAGATAGACTTTATCAAGAGTAACATAGATACTGATAATGTTAATATAGGTAGAGTTATACTGGATATTCTTGAAGATAACATAAATCTACCAGGTAGAGATAATCTATATCTTGATCTAGCACATGGATTGGGCTCTAAAAATTTAACTATAATGGAAAACATATTACATCATATCTCTAGTGACCATATCTCTGATAAGATCTTTATAAGAAGTAAATACCCAGAGGTGAGGAGTTTGGCCATGTCTAGAATATCAGATCCAGATTTAATCAGAAGAATGTTGAACAATGAGTTAGGTATGAGCCTTAAGAGTCCCTATATACTTGAACGAGGGTTATCTAGGGGTGATAAGGATCTGGTTACCAGCCCAAGATATCTTGAAGCCTGCGCTGCTGATGATAGGGTTAGTTTAGGACGTCTTCTTAATAGGAGTGGTGATCCTCTAACTATACCAGATATCTATGGTGTATATAAATCAGTACCAAGTGGTACGTTTATATCAATCATCTGGGGTTTAAATAGTGAAGAGGGCATACTTGATTTAATGAGATATAATGATCCTGTACTAAATAATTTGATTTTTAATAACAGAAATTTTGATAATCAATTCATATCCCAAATTATTGATAGTGATGATATAGATAAAACCAGTGACATGTGGCGTAACATACTATACGATACAGATAGTGAGGATATCATCAGTGGTAAGCTAGATGATCCTGACATTCAGACATCTCGTATAGCTCTATCTAGATTGATAGATCTTGGGGGTGTAAATCGTTTTGGTAATGATAACTGGGTGTTAACAGCATATAATCACACAAATGAGGATAATCTAGATTATGTTATATCTAAGAAAAGCCCAAAGTTAAGTAATCTCCTCTTTGATGAGATATTCATCAGTGATAAATTTAGTGTGGTTGATAAGGATGATGTGTTGGATTACTTTTCTAGATACATACCAGACGATGCCTTTGCAGAAAAGATAGTTGGGTACATGGATATCAATTCTGCTAAGGTAGAATCCATATTTTATGATTTTCCAGGACCAGACCTAGCTCTAAGGTTAAGAGATACAGAGAATGATGAATTGAGAAGAAAGATAGCTCTGTATCTAAGAGAAGAGGATATCAATGAATCTTATATGTTTGATAGCAATCTATATGTTAGAAGAGTAATTGCTGATAGATTAATGGATAAGGATAAGATACATCAGATGATAATTAATACTCCCTATGATTCATCTAATAATGAGGGTTCTCTCTATAATCGCATGATGGATAAATTACTGTGGAAAGCCTCCAGTGAGGATAAGATACATAAGTTTGATGAGTTATTGTCTAACTTTGCTAGGGATGAACGTACATATATCTTAACATCAATACTAGCAGATGCTGAATATGATGTACTGTCACATGTTATAAATAACATTAATAACATACCAGATACACATCTTAGGGATATCATGACAAACTGCTCTGCTGATGATATCATTAGACTATCTAAAATGGAGAGAATTCCTAAAGATAAAATTCTTACTACCAGATTAAAAAACATAGAGAATCTCGGTGGTGTTACTGCCATCAATAAATTTAGGGAAACTGGAGAGATTGATACCAATGCTATGAGGAAGGATTTTCTGGATAAGATAAGGAGAGTTGATGGGATTAATATTCAGGCTGAGGAAATTCATGATGATGATGAACCAGTTGGTCTAGATGAGTTTCTCCATCATCATAGAATTCATGCTGGGTTAAGACAGGGATGGCTGTCTAGCTCAAATAGTAGTAAGTCTGCTCTGCTTAAGGAAGCTGCAAGAAGACTGTTTGGTGGGCACGTCTTTTATCATGATAATGCTATTGCCAGTGATAAGAAGTGGGATGATGAGGTTACTCAATATAGTAAGGATAATAATATAGATATTGGAGAGGTTGAGAGTTATGTTAGAGATCTATATCAGATGACCCAGCAATTACTATCTATTAGATTTCCTGGTAAGGAGGAGTTTACTCTCTGGAGGGGTTCATCTGAGGATGAGATTGCTGAGAAAACTGGAGAGCAAGATGAGTTTTACTTAACTCCTATTAAGATAAGGCAAAACTCTATCTCATCATGGACACTCAAGAAGAATGTTGCTGCATCATTTGGTAACACAATATTTGAGATCAAGGTACCCAAGAATGAGATCATAGCCAGCTATCTAATGTACTCATATTCTGGGTTTGAGGCCGAGATTCTTCTACATGGATCTGAGAATAGGGATGGATATATAGTACCAGCAAAGGGTATCTGGGAAGATATAACGATAAAGCATGGTTAATACATATAACATAGATAACAACACAGATAACTCTGATTGGATCCAGACAGTCAGGAGGTTAAATGAATTCAGTGATTTCAGAAAAACCTATCTGAGAACTGGCCAGAAACCTCCTAAGGGAAAGGAACTATATCAGGGGCCAAGAGGTGGGCACTTCTACCTTGCTAATGAGGATGATAAGTCTGAGGTTGAGTTCATGATTGATAATAATCTTATCTCTGAGTTAAGAGATAGTGTATTATCCAACTGGTATCCAGTTATAAATAGGGTAGCATCATCTATACCAGATTGGATTACAAGAGATCTGAGAATACACATCAGTACCAATCTATATCTTGAATCCAGGAAGATGTCAGAGGCAACAATTACTGGTAGGTATCTAGGGAAGGATGATATAATTATGATCAATCCACTCCTGCTTGTTATTAGTGATGAGGATGAATTGAGAATAAAGAGTGTTGATTATAATAATGAGATAAGATCCAGTGCATTTATATGTGTGTTAACTCATGAGCTTGGACACAGGGTAGAGAGAATACTATACGATCACAGACCAAGATTGGTGTCTGATCTATTTGTTGAATATGAAAATACACCTGGTGCTGTTACTAGATATGGGAAAACCAATAAGAATGAGAGATTTGCTGAGGCCTTCCTCTACTACAATCAGAATCCCAGAATTCTAGCAGGGAGAGACCCAACATCATATAAATTTATGAGGATGCACGTGTTTGATAACAGAGATATTGATAATCCAGTCTTAAAATCTGCTGATACTGGTGATATACCACTAGGGTCTGCCTGGATTGAGGATAGGGGGGCCTCCCTAAAATTCTTTGAGAAAGTCATTCGTGGAAAGAAGATTAGTGAATCTAAGAGAGATAAATCAAAGGATAATAAATCAGCTAATCCACCATTCATAACAATAGAGCCAGATCAGGGATTAATGCAGAAGTCTAAGATCTACTCTGAGATGGGTGAGGATAGCACAAAGACCACTGATGGCCCTAGAGGCCAACCACAGGAAGATCCACTTGAAAATCCTGAGTATGGTTATGGTAATGCTGTTGGTAGCATGTCTATTGATAAGAGTGAGGGACTAGATTCTGTGAAGAAAAAAATAAGAGGGATAACACACGGTGATGCGGATGTTAAGAGTAAGCAAGACTATCCTTCAAGAGGAGAATAAGAGGTGGGAATCCTATCAGATTGGTTCAAGAGTAAGCAAGAGAACCAAGTTATTGATTGGTAACTCCCTCAGTATCATGGGATCCATCATAGGTAATGCAGATGATAATGTCAGAGCTGTTTATCATGGTGGTGAGTTACAGGGTGCTGTTGTCTATGGTGTTAGTAATGATGAGATGAGAGTTGCATTTATTGCTGTTGCCCCTTGGAATGTCTATGGTATGCCAGATAGACTGAGTGGGTGTGGGGCATACATGATGAGACATATTTTCAAAATAGTCAGCAGAGATGTTAAAATTAAGGGTGTATCACTGGTTGCCTTTGATGAGGCAGTCAATTTTTATAGGAAACTTGGATTTACTGAGAGAGGTGCATCAATGTTTATATCAAGAAGGAAGATCAATGGGAAACTGGGAAAATAGAGCCAGAAAACTAGATTCTAGAAAGAAGCAGAGGGGATTTAAGACACACAATAAGGGTATGGCTAATCTACATGCTAATATTGCTAGTAAGAGATCCGCTGAGGCTGATGTGGTTCTTGATAAGATAAATAGATTAACCAAGGGTAAGGTATACCTCTATGGTGATGAACACTCCCCTGAGAATACCCAGGAATTTAGAGGTCCTAAGGGTGCTAGATTCTACTACAGTGATCAGTCAGGTGGTGGAGAAGTCCAACAATCACCAGACATATCCAGTTTAAATAGCAGAGAGATTGATGATAACACACTCCAAATTCTACAGAAGCAATCTGCTGTATGGAAGCAGTATGCAGAGAAATTTGGAGATGAGAACTCAGTTAATGCTGCATGGTTATTTGATGAGTTGGTTGGTGATATACAGGATTCTCACATACCACGTAGACTTAAATTTATATCATCTGACAGGGGCATTGAGAATGTTGCTGAGTTTAGGGATGTTAAGAAGAACAATGCCTACTACATTGATGTTCTAGCGTCTTCCCCACTAAATCAGGTTGGTTCAAGAGATAGAAGACCTGGTGGTGGTAATAAGCTACTCTATGATATATGCAGGGAAGCTGTTGATAATAACAAGGATTACATCAAGTTAACCACTCTGGATGCTGCAAAACCATATTATCTCCAGAATGGATTTAGGGAATCCCAGACAGAGGGAGACATGATCTTATCAAGAGATGGTATTATGAGTTTTGTTAAGCAATATGAATCTAAACTTGGTAAGGCCATAGATATTGAGCCTGTCGCAATACCAGAGGGATCTAATATTAGAAAGGAGTTTGGTATGGCAGCTGATGTTAATACTCCCACATTTGGTGGTGGTTCAAGAAAAATCAGGGATAGAATCAAGATGATACTTGGGAAATCCCAAAATCAAATAGATGACATACATGGGGAAGCTAAGCAGGTGGTACCTAAAACCCACATACAGAGAAGGGTTTTACATGAAGTAGAATATTTTGATGATGATAATTTAAAAAAGAGTTTAATATTATATGAAGAAGGAGACAAATATTTTGTTGAAGTTATCTAAGAATTGTTTGAAATGTGGGAAAGAAATATTTGTAAAGCCTTCTATCTATAATAGAAAAAAATACTGTTCTAGAGAATGTAGAAAAACAGTAAAAATAGAACATGAATGTATAGGATGTCATGAGAAGTTTTATGTTTTTCCTAGTAGTAAAAAAATATATTGTTCACGTAAATGTCTAGATAAATATAGACCTAATGTTTGGCAGAAAAAATGGCCAAAAATATATGAATATGCTAATGTTAAATGTAATATGTGTGGGTCTCTAATGTATAGATCTTTAAAAAATAAAAATAATTATTATTGTTCTCAAAAGTGTTATCAAGAATATATAAAAAATAATCCACATACTATCAGAATTGATCAAATTAACAACCAAGAGGTATTTTTACAAATTCTTTTAGAAATTATTTTGCCTACAGAATGGATATACGTTGGGAATAACCAATTAAATATTTCTGGTAAAAATCCTGATTATGTACATAAAAGTGGTAATAAGTTAATAGAATATTATGGAAGATATTGGCATAGGAATGATAATCCAAATGAAAGAATTAAATTTTTTAGGGAAAGAGGCTATGAGTGTTTAGTAATATGGGAAGATGAATTATTTAAACAAGGCAAGACAAAATTATGCCCTAAGTGGTTAGAAACATTAGAAAAAATAGTGATATTTTCTGGTTATACAGGAGATAACTATGTAGGAGCTAGTAATGAGAAAAGAATTTGGGAATATTGATGAAGCCTCTAAATTTTTTAATAAAATGAAAATTAAATCTAAAATAAATTATATTTCTAAAGAATTGGATAGCTGTATTAATGAAGAGGGGATGATTCAAAAGTTCCTTAATGGTTATAAAAAGCTGGCTTTATTAAGTAAATCTTTTAACGGCCAAGAACTTAAAGATCTAGTAGATTTAGCTAAGTATGTTAATTCCATCAAGGGATTTAATCTATCTATGTCTGATAATCCAGATAGAATAGATAGGGTGTGTTACATAGATGCTGTTGCTCATAACCTGCACAAGCAGAAGCTGGTTGATGGATCCTCAATATATAAGCAATTGGATGAGTTAGCATCAATCTCAAAATCAATTGGTGAGAGTAATAGGGAAGATAGGTTATTATTGTTGCAATCTCCAGTATATAATATTAATAAGATAAATAGTCTGGGAATAAGCATCCTCCAAAAATCATCTCTATCTCTTTGGGGGTTATATGAAAAAGCTATTAAGATTGGGGTGGAGAGATTATCAAATAGAGAACTGGTCTTACTCAGGGAATTCCTATGGAGTAAGATCTAGAGGAGGTAACTATGGAAGACAAGAATCTATATAAGTCTAGGGATTATGATAAGGCTAATCAATTTGACAGGGTATTTCATAAGAGATATGAGTCTGGTTCATCCAAGATTGAGATTGGCCAGAGACCTGATAACATGGGTGTTGGTGGAAGAGCAATAGACATACTTCTTAATACCCCAATTTCTAAACTAGAATCAGTACTAAAGGCAGTTGGTGGTGTACCTGGTCAAAAGGCTGGTAGAAGAGTATATGTGGCACCAGGTGAAGCCCCACCCAAGGGTATTACTCTCTATAGAGGAAAGGAGGGTGGAAGATTCTATCTTGAAAACGAGTTTGAACAGATGAAGGGATCACCATCTACCAGAGAAAACAAGCCTGATTATAAAAAAGAGCACTCATCTTTGTCTGATAGGGTCAAGTCTATTACTGAGAAGATGGAGAAGGAATACAACAATCTTGGTAATACTAAACCCAGAAATCCAGTAAATAGGTTTCAACCTGATCTACCACAAAATCAGGGTGTATTTAAGGGTAAGAATCTAGCTACTGAGTATACACAAAAACCTGCTTCTCCAAAGTTTGAAGCTCCACAGGGTACTGTAAAGAACATCAAGCCCCCAAAGATTGAGAAGGAAGCTGGTCTTGGTGATGTTGGGTATAAGTCACCTGAGGTTGTATCTAAATCAATTAGTAGATTTCTGGCTAAACAGAATAATCCCTTTGCAATTGCTACTGCACAAGCTAAGAAGATGGGCTATCATAATTTTAAGGAGGGTACTCCTGGTGAGAAAAAGGTAGATGATATCTCTGAGGCTATCAAGGGCACAAAGAAGGTAGAGAAACAGAATCTTCCTAGCTTCAATCCAACTGGTAATCCAATGACTGGTATGGGTAACAAAGTAAAAGCTCAGGGCATAAAGAATAAACTTCTTGCTGGTCAAGGACAAGCTAAACTTGGTGCGGGTGGCAATATGCCGTCTAGTGCACAGAATGATATAGTAACTACAAATCAGCCACAAATACCTAAGACTATTGATCAAAGAAATCAAACCTTGTCAAGTAGGTCTGCTGGAATGTCTTCTCCAAAGATACAAGCTCCTGCAATGAGAAGTAGGGGTCCAAGAAATATACCATTTGCCCAATTTTCTTTGGCTGATAGAATAAATAAGTATATCCAGAAGAATGAAAAGAAATAGATCTGAGGTATTAGTTGAGGAATCTCTTAAGGAGCCTCCAGGCGATTCTTTGGAATCCGAGGCAGAAGAAATCATACAAGATAATAAAGTATGTGTCAATAGTATTTGGGCATATAACCTTGCCACTGGACTTCTATGTGGCCATAATGTGGGATGATGGAAGATTATTGATGGCATACATCTTGTTATTTACCCTGATTGTTCTGGGAATAATTGATAACATAGCCTGGGTTTGGATAATGGAGGAGATGGCTAAGGATAAGGTAAACTATGGTAGAAGAGGCAGAAGAAAATAGTGGGTTGTCAGATCTGTCCAATCTGTGGTAAACCAAAGCCCTGCTATGATGATATCTGCTATCAGTGTGAGCTAAGAGGTTATGAGGTACCAAAGAAAGATGATAAATTGGCTTGAAATATTTATTTGTATTCCCGTTTGTTTATGTGTATGTGTTCCAACATGTTCACTGGTATGCTATCTACTAGATAAGAGGAGACACAATAGTGAAAAAGATTCTAAATAGAGTAGAGCAAGAGATTGAGAACAGAAATATAGGAGAGGATGAGTTATCTGATATACTATCCTCATTTGAGCCAGCAAAAAATAGACGAATAATTGCAGGGTATGCCTCAGTATCAATTGTTGATAGAGAGGGGCATCGAATAAGTATTGCTGCTCTTAAGGATGCTGCCTCAAGATTTATGAAGAGTGGTTATCCCCTTCTAAATGTTTTTCACAGTGATATATCAGTTGGTAAGGTCTTGCCAAGATGGACTGATCCTGAAACAGGTAAGATCTGGGAATCAAGAGTTGATGATAAGGGTTGGTTTGTTGTCTGTGAACTAAGATCTGACATAGAGATAGCTGATAAGGTTTGGGAAGAGGTTGTTAAGGGTAATCTTAGATCATTCTCCATAGCTGGTTCATCTAAGGCTAAGCATCAGGCCTATGAGGGTGGCCAACAGTTTACATCAATTGATGAGCTGGATTTGGCAGAAATTACAATTTGTTTACCTGGTGATCAAAAAGTATGGACTAAGTCAGGTCTTAAAGATATTAAAGACATACAAATTGGTGAGGAAGTTATATCTCATAAAGCTAAATGGAGAAAAGTTACCAAAAAATTTGAAAGGCTAATATCTGAGAAAATAATTAAGATAACTACTTCAAAGGGATCAGTTATTATAACAAAGAATCATCCTGTCAGAACTTTAATTTATGGTGGACAAAATATTGGAACACATTATGAATGGAAAGAAGCTGGTTTTCTTAATGAGGGAGATCTAATATCTTTATTATCATTTAGAGGTGTATGCCCAAGATGTGGTTCTCCGATTTTTATGACTAAAGGAAATAGAAATAGAGATTATTGTTCTCTAAAATGTAGATATACTATTGGCAATAGAAGAGGCAAAACATATGCTTCTGGTGATAAAGGAGCTTTGAAACGTAAAAAGAAAATGGAAGAATTCTATTCTTTTGAAGAAAACAGAAAAAAGATGGGTGCTGGTGGTAGATCAACATGGAATATACGAAAAAATAACCCAGAAAAATTAAAAGAATGGTTTATGAGATTTAGATCTAAAGATAACTCTAATCATTTTGTGTCTGGAGAAAATCATAAAAAAACTAAACCAGAAAGAGAGCTAGAGATCATTCTTAAAGAGCTTGGCCTCAGTGAATGGAAGTTTACTGGTGATGGTTCTTATCCTATAGCAGGCAAGTTTCCTGATTTTTATGATGGTGATAAAAAGATAATCGAGGTATTTGGTGGATATTGGCATAAAAAGGAAGAAGAACAAGAAAGAATAGAACATTTCAGGAAACATGGTTATGATTGTATCATTTTATGGGATCATCAATTTGGTGATAAGGCTAGCATTAGAGATACAGTTAGTCAATTTAGCAGAAATAAATTATATAAGATATTAAAGATAGAAGAAATGGAATATTCTGGTCTTGTATATAATTTAGAGGTAGAAGAGGATAATTCATTCTGCACAAATATCTGTTTGGTACATAATTGTGAAACTCCAGTCAATCAGATGAGTAAGTTTGACATACTATGGAATCCTGGAAGGGTGGATGTTTTTTGATATAATATAAGTGGGCTTGTATCCAATGTCCTGCCGGAAATCCCCTGGAGTCTAAAAAGATTCTGGGGGATTTTTATTGATGTTTTTTGGTATAATGTGTATATGCCAACTATTGAAATTGAGTTTAATGTTGTGGTGGGGGGTAATAAGATATAACCTTAACCATAACACTGTTGAGGATAGGGGAAAGTGTATGGCTTGTGGGTATATTTTCCCTAATTACAAGCACTATATGGTAATATGTGATAACTGTTTTGATGTGTGGAGTAATAATAGGTTATCCAAGGGGAGAGATCACTTCTTTAGAAATTTTAGGAGAATACCAACCATTGAGGAATACAAGAGATACCGATTGCTTGATAGTTTAAGAGGATGACTAAATTAGATAGAGTGTTATTTGCCTACTACAGGTATCACACAAACAGTCACAGAGAAACTGGTATGTGTATATGCTGTGATGCAAGGTGTAAGAATAACAACATCATGTTTTGTGAGAGTTGTCTCAATATCTATCTAACATTCAGGCAATCACTCAAAAAAAGTGAGCTATATACCTTAGCTAAAGCCAGCAGTGATTTTGCTGACTTCAAGTATAAGCTAATGATGCTGAGGTTAAAAGCATAATGGATATTGATATTGCTAGATTAGCTAGAGCTGTATATTATCATTATAATCAAACATCATATGAAAAGATCAAAGAGTGCGTTGTTTGTGGTAAGGATGTAGCTTCTAATATGATCTTTTGTTCAGAACATGATAAACAGTGGGAGGATTTTAAGCATTATTCTCTTGGTTTGGAAGATACCTATGCTATGTTAGCTTCATCAGAATCTGAGGATGAGTATATTAGAAACCTAATGATGAGGGTAATGAGATGATAGAGGATTTATGTATCTGTATATTTTTGTTAGTGCCTTGTTTTATCATAGCATTTATATTTTTTTGGCAGGATGATATATAGATCAATCCTGAGAATCAAGAGAATTCATGAGGTATATCTATTCAGTAGTAAGATACTAGAAGAGGATATTAATGAATATTGTCTCTTGCCACCATTTAGATATATGGTAGATAGACATGATATACCATTAGAGGATTTTGCTAAGACTGAGAGAATATTATACAGGATGAGAAATAGCATATGAGGATCTACTAATAAGATGTTTAGTATATTTATTATGATTATTTTTTCTATCATGGTAATTTGTTCAATTCCTTTTATAGTGACTGGTTTTATCAAAATTCATGAGTGTAATAAGGACTTAAAGAGAAATGAAGAGGTATATGATTACAGAGTAAGGATGATAAAAAAAGATTATGAGGAGTTTCTTCTTCTGCCAAGTTATGATAAGATGTTGGAGGATAGAGACACACCCGTAGATGGTTTTGCCATAAGGGAAAGAATGCTGCATAGGATGAGAAAGAGTGTATGAGTATCTGTGAAGATATCCACTGCCCAGCCTGTTATTCAGTGAGTGGAGACCATGCAACTTATGAAATAGTACCAAAGTATACCTGTGGGACAATCTGGTGTGTGGGTGAGTGTATTACTGGTGAGGCTGGTAACAGACTACAGTGCTGTTATCTATGTAGAAAGAGAGGCAGGTGTGATGAGTATGCACTGGTATATAAGGGTAGTGGACTAGAGGGTATCATGAGAACAAGAGCTATCAGAAAACACATAAGGAGATACTATAGAGATAATGAGTATATGTGATGATATTAGGTGTCCCTGTGGTTATGATGTGCATGGTATCTCTAGGTATGATCTTCACCCAAAATATGTAGATGATACATTACGATGTGATGAGTCTTGCCCCGATTCAAAGGATCATTTGTATGCATGCTGTTATCTATGTGATAGCAGAGATAAATGCAGTGTATTTACAGCTACCTTTGGTGGTCTTGAGGGTATAATAAGAGAAAAAAAGATCCGAGATCATCTGAAGGAACACTATGGTAAGTCCTGAGTATAGCTCAGTCTGGTAGAGCACTTGGCCTGGGACCAAGGGGTCGTTGGTTCGAATCCAACTACTCAGACCAAATAGATGTTTGTTGTATAATGTAATTATGCCAATAATAAAATTCTTTAGTAGTGATCTAGGATGCAGGATGGAGGATAATTCATCCTGTGAGTATAACACTGACACTGGTGAGCTCATCTGTGCTGAGGAGTGTGATAGAATAACTGATAGTGATAACAATCACATCTGTTGTTTATTTTGTGGTAAATTTCCCTGTAAGGGATGGGATGAACCACTTGGAGCTATTATGATTAAGAACAATGCAATGAAGAAGATAGGTTATTGCATTGAGGAGAAACAACAGTGAGTTGTGAGATCTGTGGTAGTCCTGATAAATTTAAGATCTGTTCATTTACCAGTGGAATCCGTTCAAATAGTTTGTATCATATCTTAGATCTGAAATCAGTAAATAACATGAATAGTGAGATTACTATACACCACAAGTTTTGCTCAGAACATCTAATTGAATTTTATCGTATGGAACTCATATTAAATGGGTTAAGAGATAATAACCTCCCTGTTGTGGGTGGTTGTAGGAGATGTAAGGATATACTAAAAAATTTATTTTCTGAGAGGGGACATGATATTACCAATCTACTCTGAGATTATAGATATAATCATAGAGAGGAGGTTACCACTCCCCATGAATTGCAGTGGGAAAACAAATCATAACATGATGATGCTTCATCTCTGGTTTAACTCACTCATTGCAAGAGACAGGATTGTTTATCTGGATAGGAATGGTTATATACAGGAGGTTATGTTATAGATATGATTAAAGAATTAAGGGATTATATTGATATTTTCTTAAAAGTTGAAGAATTAGAGAATCAAGCAAGAACAGCAACTTCAGAGCTATATGGTATTCGTAATAAGACGTTCAAATTACTACAGGAAATAGGACACTCTGTTGCAATCTGTGTTGATAATAAAGTTATTGTGCTTCAATCAGAGGGGACTTCCTCTGTAAAAGTCACTATTCACTACAGTGAGGATGAGGCTATCAAAAAATTAATGTTGGAGAAACTGAATGACAAGAATCTGCCCAAAGTGTAAGACAATTCTGTTTAGGGATGGCAAAAATACATATCATTGTATTGGTTGCTCTCTCAATGGTTCATACATTGATATGGAGAGGCAGGCAATACAGATAAGAGATAGGGTAGAGAGACATGCCATCAAGGTCGAGTGTGTTAGGTGTGGTGTGAGAAAGGTACTCAATAAGGAGATATCCTGCTCTACACTAATCAATAATAACTCCAGATTTATCTGTCATGATTGCCAGAGTATTATCAGAATTGGTAGAAGATAATGAGAATATACGCCAAGTTTAGTGAGATACATAATGTAGAGGTAAATGTGTCACATGTTGGATCATTCCACATGCCAGATTTATTGAAGATCCCTGGCGCTGAGATCACAGTTATCAAGTGTAATAAATTTAATATAACCAAGGATAATAAGTATAATCCTAAGATTGTTGGTGATTTAATCAAACACATGAATTATAGATGGCATAGGGTTAAAGTTAAACTGTGTATTCCTGGTACCAGGTGTACTCTCACATACTCATCAGAGAGACTAATGGCAAGTGAGGTGAAGGCACTTGGGTTAGAGCCAATTGAATCTGCTATTCTCAAGGAAGAGCAGTATGCCATGTTTGGAGCTATATCAGGTGGGTAATTCTAGTGAGATAATCCTAATGATGCGTGCACAGTTAGACAGATTACTGATTATCACTGGTGAGCTTGACATTAATCTGAGTGCTAGTGATTCTGTCTATGATGATATCATTCCATCTGTGGAAGCCATAAGAAGAGAACTGGCATCCATAGAGAGAGTCATCAGTAATGTATGATACCATTGGCTTTATAATCTGGATTATTGTCTTTGTGGTTATTCTTGTGGTGTCTGCTATAGTTGGGAGGTCAAGCAGGTGAACTACGACAGAATAAGAAAGTTAGCATCAATTATAGTGGATTATTGTGAGGATCAATACCATACTGTTAAATATGATGGTAGATGTAGAGTGTGTGATGTGCTTATAGAACACGAATGTGTGTATTGCTGTAACACATGTTGGGAAACTTATTTTGAAAGTGGTATTTCCTTGATTGGGTGGGATCCATCAACAGACTCCCTAATTAATTTCTATAGAAGTTTTAGAAATCTGTCTGATGAAGAAATCAGGTTGAAATTAATGCTAGGATCACTAAGGTAAGTTGTTTTTTGATATAATTATCATGTTTGGAGGATTTAACAGTGTTTAGAGAGAAATATCATGAGGTAAAAGCCATTGACGAAGAGGTAAAAAACATACAAAAAGAGATTGTTTCTTTTCTTGCCAAAACCCAGGCTAAATATTCTGATATGCAGATAGAGCTTCGTAAGAAAACTGGTGAACTTATCATGAAGAGAGGGGCTCTAATTGAATCCCTTGAGAAACTTGGTACAAATGTCTTTATTGAGGATGGTGACAAGAAGGTTATGATTACCTTCTTTACCAATAAGACTGGCAAGAAATCTGTGTTCTTTAATGAGGGAATTACCCCAGAGGAAGCAGATAGACAACTCATGCTGGAGAATCTAAAGTAGAGATGAAAACATACTTTGGGATAATTGATGATATGGGCATAGAGAGTTTCATTGATCTTGAGGGTCTAAAGAGGGAGGATATGCTGAGGGCCCTCAAGAATGAGAAAAAATATAAGATGGCCTCTACCATAAACTATCTATTACTCAGAGCAAGAATGAATCCACACAGGCACTCTCAGGTATACTGTGTCACTCTGAGTGATGGCCTTGCTAAGAAGATGAATAGCATGATAGAGCGTGGTTTATATATGGAAGCTGTTAGGTTTCTTGGAAAGCATGACATAGAGATAGTAAAGATCAAATGAAGAAATCCGAGTGTGAGTTTGCTGTGTATTGCCCATTTGGTAATGATAGATACTGTGCTGGGATACCACATAAAACATATCACTGTTTTGAACCCAAAGCAAGTCATCTATTCTGTACTGATCAGTGTCATGTTAGGGGCGAGGTTATTAGTAATTTTGGCGAGTTTAGGGCTCTGATACTTAGACGCAAGGTGTTGGCATATCTTGAGAAAGCATAGGATCATGTGTTATATCTGCGGTAAGCAGGAGTCTGAGTTTGTTGTATATAGAGACGACGAGATGTTATTCTTCTATTACCCACATAAAACCTACCTCCTATGTAAGAAGTGTGCTGTGTTGGAGAGGCTGACAAATTCCACATACACCATGTATAAGATACGCAGCATAAGAAATGTTGAGGAACACTCCAAGTGGATTCGTAAGGCTGTTGTCTATGTTATTATAGAGAATAGAAAACACGTGAAGAAACTCATTAGAGCCTGGGGGATCGATGTCAGGAAGTAAGTGCCCAGTCTGTAATAACTATTGTAGTGATCCTGGTGGTGTATGTGTTTATTATTGTTGTAATCATGAACAAACCTGTTGTCTGGTCTGTGATCATTTTTAAGAGAGTTGCTGCAAAGAAACTTAGGGGACACTGTGGTCTTCTTCAGGGTGGCCTCTACAAGAAGGTATTTGAAACATATAATATCACTGATTATTGTTTTCCCCTGAAAAACCCAAAGAGCAAGAGAGAGCTTAGTAAGTAGTATTAATTGTTTTTTGGTATAATTTCAAGTGGAGGATTTCAAATGATTGAATTAACGCCAATTGAGAAAAAAATACTGAGTGTATTTAAGGCTAGGGGAGCAGATGATGCTCTTAACATTGTTAAAGCACTAAAACAGAAACCAATCTACTATCAGGTGAGTGGCCTGAGACAGGAATATAACCTAAGATTTGTTAAGGCTCTGATGAAGACATCCAGTCCAGCTGGAGCCAATGAGTACATCATATACTCCAATGGTGATTTGGGTAGTTACCACAATGAAAAATACTTCTCAGGTTCGTTTACTGTGGGTGGATATCACAGAATCTATAATGGTTCTAATATCTCAGCTATTGAGACACCCAGCTGGGTATCTTCCTGCTTTGGCAAGACTGTTTCTGATGAGATCATTCAATACATAACAGATAATCTAAAAAGAGAGCAGGTTGTGGGAAGTCTGATTAGTAGAATTTGTGCAGGTTTAATTAAGAATATGGGTGAGGAGGATTGGGGATACACAGTGTTTAAGTATCTCATGACTGATGAGCATCTAACTGCACTGGATCTAACACTAGAGAATCTAATTCAACCTAATAAGAAATATGGTGCGCGTGACCTACAGGAGTATATCAGTGATATACTTAAGGGATACATCAATGATAACTTTGAGAACTACCTATCTGGGGACAGGTCATTTATGAATGTATCTCTGTCAGAGTGTTTGAGAAAATCAATGATGCTGAGTTTACTAAGAAGGTAGATATTTTTTGATATAATTAAAAAATGGAGGATTTATTATGAAACCATCACAAGTACTGGAGGCAATGGCTGTCTCCTACAAGAACAACGGACCACGTATCATTCTCATTGGTAGCCCCGGCACTGCAAAGACAAGTCTGGTAAATCAGCTGCCAGCATACATGAAGAAACCCAATCTTCCTGTATACACATTCCAGGCAACACTCTATGCACCTGATGAGGTAAAAGGTTTACCCACTCTTGTTACCAAGTCTGATGGTAGGCAAGAGGCTGTATTCCTTCCGTTTCAGGATATGCCATCTGCACCGGAGGGTATACTCAACATTGATGACCTGCCACATGCACCGACAGCTACACAGAATGCCTTTATGAGACTGATTCTTGAAAACATCTGTGGGGCATGGAATCTGGGTGGTATCAGACCATTTGCCACAGGAAACCGGTCAAGTGATCGAGCTGGTGCAAAGGATCTGCAATCTGCAATGGCCAACAGGTTTACCAGAATAGAGGTAGACATCAACTATGAGGATTGGAGATCCTGGGCAATAGGACAGAACATACGACCAGAGATCATATCATTTCTTGGTGCTCCCTATGGAGCAGAGTGGCTCAACAATGACAAGTTTGATCCTGGTAGGCAGGTCAATCCCACCCCAAGGTCATGGGAGTTTGCCTCAAGGTGGTTTGAGGCCTTCAAGGGACAGGGTGAGGTGCTTCATGAGTGTCTGAATGGATGCATTGGTGGAGCGGCTACATCAAAGTTCATGGGCTGGTTGAAGGTCTACTCTGAGTTGCCAGATCTTAATCTGATCATGCAGGGTGCTAAGACATACCCTGAAAAACTTGACATCTTCTATGCCTGCATATCTGGTCTGGTACAACTAGCCAGAAACTCAACAAAGAGAGCACAGGCTTTCCAGACTCTGGTTGATTATGCCACCACCATACCTGATAAGTATATTGAGATGGGTGCCATGCTCAGTAAAGACCTATTTCTTTTGGATGAGAAGGTCTTTACCAAGTGCAACATCAGCAAGTGGCAAAACAGATATGAGGATGTAATTCTCTAATATTCCAACGCAGTCCATCATTCACATGGTGGACTGAATGGAGGATTAAAGAAAATGGATAAGAAAGTAATAAGAGCTAAGGTACAACTGATGTTGAAGTACCCCTTCTTTGGGGCTCTGTCAGCTCTTCTTGAACTTGTAGATTATGATGGTAATACCTTTGCTACTGATGGAAAGCACATCTTTGTACCACCGAAGGAATACTATGATGGCACCAAGGGGCTTCTCTATGATGACTCACAACTGATAACAGTCATAGCCCATGAAACTGCTCACTGTGCATTCCTGCATAGCTACAGAGAGGGCAATCGTAACCACATGGGATGGAATGTAGCTGGTGATCTTGCCATTAATCCAATCCTGAAACAGGCAGGGCTGAGTGTTAATCCGGCCTGGTTATACAACAAGGATTATGAGGGGATGACTGCAGAGAGAATATATGAGCTTCTACCAAAGGTTTATGTTTCCTCTTCAGGTGGTGGATCTGGGTCTGGATCTGGGGGTGGCATGTCTGTTCCAGGAAATATGAATGACATCAAGGACTCAAAGGGTCAGAATAAGTCTAAGGGTAAGGACACTAACGATAGATACATGACTGAAAATGACTGGAAGGATGCTGTTGCTCAGGCTGCTCAGGATGCAAAGCAGAAGGGAAAGCTACCAGGTGGTCTTGAACAGTACATAGAGGAATTTCTTAATCCAAAGATTCCCTGGCAACAGGTGCTCATGAGATACCTGCAAACATCAAGGGGATGCAGTGACTATCGTAGTTATCCATATCGCCGGGCTCATCTTCACAGAGGATTATACATGAGTTCACTTGCTGGAGACAGCATTGAGTTGGTCTGTGCAATTGATACCTCTGGATCCATTGGTGATGTTGAGTTTAAATCATTCCTGGGTGAGATATGTGGAATATGTCAAGCCTTTGGTGAATATCAGATACACCTATTTCAGTGTGATGCTCAAATTCATGAGTATACTGTGATAGAATCAGAGGCTGATGTTCCTCACAAGATGAAGGGTCGTGGTGGTACCAGTTTTGTACCGGTATTTGAGAAGGTTAATGAACTTGAGCTTGATGATCTACCCCTGGTGTACTTCACCGATCTGTGTGGTGATTTCCCATCAGAGGGTAAATCTAACACATATTGGGTTGTTAGGGAGGAGTTTGCCAAGCAATTTAAGCCACCATTTGGGGAGGTCATCGAGCTAGACTAAATCCTCCATTAGTATGGGTGCTGGGGTATATCTCTAGCACCCATATTCTCTCTTTATTTGGTGAGGAAATCAAATGAAAAATTCAGATAAGATTAAGACAATCCTAACAATCCTAGATGAATACTATTCCTGTCATGAGACTAGTGATTCCTGGAGTCTTAGTTATACCAGAGAAACCAAATGTAGATGTTGTGATAAGATTCTGGAAGATCATGACTTTCCTATTCTATGTACTAGATGTTATCTATATATGTGTGATCAGGTTATTCGCAGTTTTCCTCATTTTAGTGGTTGGTTTTGGAAGGACATATTCAAAGAGTTTACAGTAGAGGAGATATATAAATCAATTCTCACGAGGAGTCTTTCTGGTGGATAGAGCTATCTGTTGTAGACTATTTTTGTGCAAGCAAGCAGAAGAAAGGCCTGAGGCACAATTAAAAATTATCAATGGATCCCTCTATTGTGGTAGTTGTGATAGGTATACTGGAATACACTCATGCTGTGTGTATTGTAATACAGATAGATATTATGGTTGTAAGACACTTACCAAATACATAAGCAAATCTTTCATAGAAGAGAAAATACCTGAGATAAAGCTCGCCATGATGCTGAGAAATCTATCATGAACAGACAGATTTGTTATGATCTGATTAAGTGTAAACAAGCCGAAAATGCCCTATATGATGAATTGATTCTCATTAATGATATGTTACATTGTGGTTACTGCTCCAATCTTGGACTTTTGCATCCCTGTTGTGTTTTCTGTAAAGAGAAATGTAAGGGTAGAGACTATGTAAGAGGTATTAATAAGAGTATGATCATCAAAGCTCTTCCTAAGATAAAGAAAGCCATGATGTTGGAGGCCTTGAATGATAGAGACTAACAAGGTTAGATATGTGTTATCTACAATGGAGAAATTCTATCAAGATAAAACTTACAAGACAGTTTGGGTTATTGGAGAGAATAATACAGATGTCTGCCCAACTTGTGGGAAACATGTCAAATATAAAGAATATATTTATGGGGTTTGTACACCATGCTATATAGATGTTTGTGATTTAGTGCGCTCAGCTATTGGTAGCTTTGAATATGGATACTGGGATGAAATTATAAGTGGAATAGGTGTTGAGAAACTGGTTGAGCTCTGCATGCTTAAGAAACTTGGGAGTACAGAGTAGATGGTTGAGCTACTATTTGTGATATCAATCATCTCATTCATAGTTCAGTGCTATGCTAAGAAGAGAGAGAAGGAATGCAAGCATGATGAAAACAGAGAGGCTATGCTAAGGAAACTTGGTGGTGATGACTAGTTTCTGTAGGATGGCCAGATGTACTATTAGTAGTGACTTCTTTAATGTTGCAACAAGAGAGTGCAGTTTTTCCTGCGGTAATGGTTCACGGCTGACTTGTTGTGTATTTTGTGGTAAGGAAAAATGTAGTCTCAGATGTGCTAAACAGATTATGGATACTCAGGAAATAAAAAGGATGATGATGCTATGTCAGTTAAGTCAGTAAAATGTCATGACGTGATTGGTAAGTGTGATTATGTCTTTACACAACATGGTGAGATATTAGAGGGAGCCATAGTTTGTAATAACTTAGCATATCAGTCAACCAATAATTCATGTTGTAAGACCTGCTGTTATCTATGTAAAAGTGATCGTAAGTGTCTGACTATAACAGGAGAGGGTGAGGGATTGTCTCTACTAATGAAAAAAAGAAAGATTATGAAGATAATCAGAGACATGAAAAGATGTTTATGATAAGATATCAATTGGAGGATTATGAACATGAAAACAGAGAAAGAACTTGAATTAGCAGCAACACTAATCAATGCTGTTTCAACAGAAGCCTCAAGGGGATTACCAACCTCAATCACTGAGGTATCACTCATGTGCCCCGGTGTGCTAACAGCCCTGGAAGCAGTTTCTCAATCAGAGGACAATAGGATTGCTCAGGCTGGATTCAGGATTGGAGCCTACGTTGGATTCCTTCTTAGCATTCAGATTGCCTTCGGGCAGAGGAAGTAAATGAATATCCCAACCTTTGATGAATTGACCAGAAAATATAACATCACTGAACCAAATAGGGTACAGAAAGCCATTGACTTTGCCACTACCATGACAGACTATGATGAGGCTCTTACACTGCTTATCATCACACATGATGAACATACCAAAGCTTTTAGAAATTCAAATTTAACAAAGCTTATGGAATCACCATTAGCAAATTATATCTTAAAGAATTTGCAGGATCACCCCATCTTTGTACAACTTCATGGTTGCCCTGTGTATATTGAAAATATAAAAAATATGGATGATTAAAAAATGTTAAAGAAAATATCAAATGTGATCAAAGAGTACCAAGGTAGGAGGAGGAATTTTAAATCTCTGCAGTCTGAGTATCAAAAGAAATTGAATGTCCTGTTACAAGATACATCAATGGATATTCAATACAGGCTTCTCTTTATCTGTCGCATGCGCATAGAGAATGAGAAGTTATTTGACAGTTTGGATTTATCTGTTTTTCAGGAGATATATGAGCAATATGTCCTTGATAAGAAATTCTATGATGGTTGGCTTGCCTGGGTAAGAGAAAATAAACTCGTCTAGATGTTTTTTGGTATAATACAGAATATAAAAATATTTTAAAAGGAGGAATTTAGAATATGTCAAAGAAAAACAAGGTCACTCATGCAGGGGGCATGACAGTAGAGCGAGTTGACAATCTCCAGGAAATTCTGCCTGAGGTAGAGAAGTCAACAGCAAACTCTGTAGAACATACAGAGACAGACACCAAGCAAATGTATGATAGCTTTTTCGAGAAGCTCATACAGAAACTTGGCATTAAGCCTTCATGGGCCGGCACGCGTCATCTCAGGATATTCAATTCTGAGAAAGGCAGCAATTACTTCGTGGTTGTTTTCCATCCAAAGACAGGACTGGTTGGCTGCGAGTTCTGGATGAGAGGAAAGAGGTCATTCACAGAAGAGATGCTGGAGAGGCTGCCCAGTCTCGGTCTAAATGAGGAAGTTGTACCAAAATACAACAACGGGAAGGATGCACACATCCAGGTCAGCATGGAAACAAAAAATGCCACCCCTGAATGGGCATCAAAGACATTGAAAAAAATGATGGACATCATCAACCCGCTTCTCAAAGTTGAAGAGACCACAGCGCCGGCGGCAACAGAAGAGAAAAAATCACATAAAGGCAAGGCCAGGAAGGTAGCTGAGGTGACCACTCCGACTGAGGAACACCTTGATGTTGAGGTTACTGATCAGGGTGCGGGGGAACCCCTTCTGATTAAATAGAATTCCCAATCACAACAAGATATTTGGGTAGGACAATAACAGTCCTACCCATTTTCTTTGTCTGTTGAGAACTAGATGTTTTGTGATATGATATATACATCTTAATAAAAAAACGGAGGATTAGATAAATGGCAAAGAAAGTACAGACACAGGAAACTGAGACCAAGACAAAGGCCATCAAGGTAGATATAACACAGATGGTAATAACTCACGCCTACCAGAGAAATTACAAAACTGGTTCAACTGGGTTCTTTGGCCAGGGAATGGATCCACAGACTGGAAAGAAGTATCAGATTCTCGGTTGTGTTGAGGTCAAACCGAAAGCATAAATCAATTCAATTCATAATTTGGGGGAGTTGAAAGATATTCCCCCTTTTTATTGTTATTAAAAACTAGTCATATATGAACATCATATTATATGAAGCTAATCATCCATCAATATAGACTCCAATCCAAATCAAATACGCAATATAAATGATGCCACAATAGCCAAGAGACACACACAAATACAAAACCAATATAAACCTATATCAATAAAATGTGGGGCAAAAGAAAGATAGAACAAATGTATTAAACCTAGATACATGACAATATGATCAAATAAGAAGAGTACGATTGAGACAGAATCAAACCAATTCAAAGCCAATTCAAAGTTGCTACCTCATCTCTCTGCCAACAGGTTCATATAAGACTATTTTTATCCAGGCGGACGGAGAAAGTACACTTTAGAACAAATGTATTATAATATTACCAGGTAGCAAATCGTATCCAAAACACGATCAATTATACAACAAATTTGCGCTCAGAATGACCAAGAATGATGCCGAAGTCATTTATTAATGATAGTATATTGATAAACACTTGTTCTATTAATCTTGAGCAAACGGGGCATTAAAAAGAACAAATACGTATGGATGACTAGAACACTTGTATTATTCATATATGACTGTTTCTGAGACATCTTTATTGTAAAGCTGGAATTGGAATCAAATTCTATTCACGCCGTCAATGATATAATATCAACAAATATGACTTTGTATTTGGTTAGAGAGTTCATTTATGACCATCAAAAGTTACTCAATTTGATCGTAATATTGCCAATTCCTAATTCAAGTATGTTTCTTTGACGCCACGAAGCTCAAGGATGATGCCGAGACAAGTTATGCGCTAGATTCTATTGGTGGATGAAATATATACTTATTTGCGCTCCAGAAGACCCTGATTAATAGCACAATTGTGTTGTCATATATGACTATTTGATCGTATCCTTATGTAAAGAAGCACACTTGTACTAGTTTGTTATAGAACAAATGGGCTAATTAGAACAGATGTGCTGTGTATCATTATGTAATGTAATTAACTAACTATCATATATGACATACATAATAACAAATATGGTTGGTTAATTAATACATATATGACTATCTCTATGATATATGCTATATGACCATCATATATGACTGTCTTCCATGATTGTCTCATAACCCCCCATTATGTCAAATGCTTACTATATGATATTCATATGTGACTATTGACCTGCAAGTCAGGGACTTACTTGAAAATTTTTTGACCTGAATTTATATCTGGGAACAATATATGATATCTATTGATGGTACTCCTGTCGACTGTATTTTAGATATCTATGATACTTCTTGATGAATATTATGTGTGACAGTGGTTCAACACCCTCTAGTTTACCATCACATTTCTTTATATTTTTACATAGCATACAACACTTACACATATTTCTGTTGTGTATTTCCCAGACCACACAGCTAACAATACCATTCTCCATTCTATACCTACCATACATACACCCCACTGATAGACAGTCTCTTGGATCGATTGGATTATTCACTGTGATCTACTCATCATGTTAATTTAGATCTACTGTATCTTCTATACTTGAGATATTTTTGGGAGAACATTAGACGTGCTAGGGGTTCTACCATTGCTAGGATGTTATGTTCTCTATCACATTCCCCTATATTCCTACATATCAGACAGCACTTGCATTGATCTTTTTCACTTGTATTCCATATCTCACAGCTAAAAATACTGTTATTCTTTCTTGTTTTTCCATACTTGCATCCAACTGAGATGCAATCATCTATACTAATTGGGCTCTTCATCTCTAACCCCCAGATATTTTTGTCTAAAGACTAGTAGCATCAGTGGATCAACATCACTCATTTTCCCAACAACATTCCTGTGCCAGTTGCATGTGTCATCACACAGCAAACAGCACCCAGTTATACTGTTCATTCTATTAGAAATAGTGGGGGGATAGACTTTAAATCCATCACCTCTTCTACAAACCTTTCCACAGTCATGTAAAGTTTTCATACTTGGTATTAACTCACTGTGTGGGCATCTGAGAGATTCACAGTCCTCTCTTCTTATAAATCTCATCTCATGTTCTCAAGTATTATTATTTTTTTAAACTCATCAAATGATATATTAACTACTTCTTCCATACTCATCCTTGTTACTCTTATTAATATATGATATATCACATTTATCTCATCCCTAAATATCCTAGCTAATTTATCATGACAATGCAAGTGCATTTGATATGGCCATGATGACATAAAATAATCTGATTTACGTATATGCACCGGATTATTACAGTAAATACATATTTGATCATATGATAGTGGTTGAACACGAGCGGACATCTTTTGAGATATCAGATATTTCTTTATCTGTATGAAGTCATTGATATCAATCACTCTAACCCCCCATATTTCCAATCATCAAGACCCTTCTATAATCGGGATCTGTTGGTAGTATTCCTTTATTTCTATAGTCACCAATTGCTGATATAAAACTAAAGATCTCATTATTGTGCTTATGAAAACACTTTTTGCAGCTGTAGAAGACTCTATCATGATGACAGTCTCTACCACAGATAAGGCACCTGCGGAGAGGTACAGCCCTGGTAGTATGCTGCTGATATATACCTAGTAATATCTCAAATTTCATTACTGCCTCATCCTTAAAAGCATTATCAGTCTTTTTACAGTATCTTCATTATTTTCTGTTATCTTTAAATTAACCTGAAAACATACTTGTCTTTTATTAACATAAAGACACTCATAACAGCAAACATAATCATTGCATAACTACTGTCCACCAAAACAGTCCTCTCTGAATGAACAATTAAGCTTATCACACAATTCATTTCTCATTGTTTTGGTACCCCCGGCAGGAGTTGAACCTGCATTCTCTGTTTAGAAGACAGATGCTCTATCCACTGAGCTACGGAGGCACACACTATCTTGACTCCAACTTTCCGAGCATTATTACTCTTCTGTATGTCTCATCATTTGGCAGTATTTGATATGAGTAATATAGATCGATTGCTGAGATAAACTTCCTTGCCTCATTACCATGAATAGCCCAACAGTCATTACACATAAATATTGTTTGATCATCCCTACAGTATTTACCACAGACTGGGCAATCTTCTATTATCCCATAATAGTAGCATCTTCTATATATGTGTTGCAGTATTGAGATATCCATGTATTTACTAGATCCTCTTTCTGACAGGCCTTGTCTCCCTTACTGTTTTAGAGACCACCTTATTGGTTTCCTTAAATAAACCGGATTGATAAAATCTGATTTCCTCACCACAAAATGGGCAGAATTTAATTTTCCTGGTTGAGGATTCATCATCAAAATAGGCATGACCAAGATATATCTCAATGATTGGCTTGGGGTCTTCCATGGTGTCATAATAGGCACCAAAAGATACATGATGATCTGAATAGGCTTCCTCTAATTCATCACAGCAAAACTCCCTGGTCTTATACTCTTCTAGGTAGGGTAGTTCCCTCTTGGATTTCCCTCCATCCATAACCTCTCTGATAACTCTATTGTATTCAAAAATCATATATCACCTCATGTTATTATTATATCAAAAACATCTATTCACTTTTTCTCAGTTGGTTGAGCATGGCTAGCTGTATTAGTTCACTCTCAGATAAATTTTGTAGAGTGGTGCACTCTTCCAGTACATGATAATTATTTTTTATGACAAGCATGAATTTTCTCCAGCAATCATCACAGGCAAATACTCTTGGCATCTTAATACCACAGTATGGGCACTCAGTGTGATTAATGGGGCTTTTGCTAAGCATTTCACTTATTATTTCCCTGTACATCAGCTATCTTAATCCATCTTTACTCATTGTGTAAAGTTACTTATTATTGCTTCCTGTATTGTGTAATAGGTTGGATTACCCTTTTCCAATTTTATTTGACTATCATAAGAATCAAGATGATATGTATGAGCTGATTCATACCTTACGAAGGCTCTCTCAAGCCAGATTATTCTCCCATCATTTAAGTTGTGTGGGAGAAAACAAAACACCGTATAACCAACTTGTAATCTCATTACCTTTTTGTTTATATCTTCTTTACATTTACCAATTATCATTTTAATATCCCTATCTTTATAAACATCTTAATTTTCTGTATGAGTGATTGTGATTTACCTTCATATTGACTTTTCTTGCACACTATAAAAAACATAAATTTTGTGTCTTTATCAACCTCTCCGGAAAAAAAACAGTAATCTGTGTCATTATCTATGTGACATTTAACACAACAGATATACTTTTTACTTTGTCCACATAAGTGAGTTCGACAATGTAACATATTTTTTTGTGGACAAATAATTTGACATTGTTTTTCTGTGGGTACAAACATATTATATAACCTCTAGTTAATATGAGTGGCGGAGTCGGTGAGATTTGAACTCACGATGCTGTTAGCATGACCGCTTTCAAGACGGCTCCGATAAACCACTCCGGCACGACTCCTGGTAGGGAGTGCAAGATTCAAACTTGCGTCTCCGAGATATAAGCTCGGTATCCTAATCACTGAACTAACTCCCCCCATCAAGCTAGTCTGTTGGTAATACAATAGGCATGCCCTGTGGTACAACAACAATCTTTGCATCAGGAGCAAGCTTATTAATGTATAGATACTGTAGATACTCCCTTGTCAATGTTGATTGTAATACCTTGATGGCCTCTGCCTGTCCCTTGGCCTGAGCAACAGCCTGTTCTGCCTCTACTCTTATTTGGAGTAACTTATTTTCGGCCTTTAAGACATCCTGTGCAGCAGCTACCTTTGATTCAATTGCAGCAGAGAATTCCTTGGAAAAGGCAAAATCAGTAAGACTGACAGTCTCAACAACTATGTGTCTTAGTGCTAGACGCTCAGTTATAGCCTTTGCAATATCATCCTTAACCTGGGCTCTCTTGGTAATCATCTCCTCTGCAGGATACTTTGCAGTGATTTCCTTTAGTGTTTCCTGAATCATGTTGTGCCCAACTGTATTCATATAACTAACACCCAGTTGATTGTAGACATCAATGGCATAGTTCTTATCAAGATGATAGTTTATCTTTATGGTAGTTTTTACTTCCTGAAGGTCCCTGGTACCAGCAGATGATTCTGGTTCCTCATATAGCTGTGTTTGAAGTGATATGAGCTGTAAGCCCTCAAACAATGGCATCTTAACGGAGTATCCAGCCTCTCTCACACCAACAGCCTTACCACCCTGAAGAACAATATTTAGGTGTCCTGCAGGTGTGGTTATGATACCACCAACAAGGGTAACAATGAGTAATATAACTATTACCACTGCCCCAAAAATGATTAAACCGACCTTAGTATCTTCGTCCATTTTTCTTTTCTCCTATTTATTTTATTTGTTGCTAGTTCTGGTTAGAGACTTGTTGTATGTATGAAAATAACACCTCCTGAAATTTTTTACAGTAATTAATCAATTCAGCCACATATAAAAAATTTTACAAAACATAAAAAATATGATACAATAAATTCTGTCCTTCCAACCTAATATAATCTATTTAACATTATTGTCTTCTTTATTTTTCTATTAGATATACCCTCTCTACATAATCTAATTATCTCATACCTTTCACTCTGAAATTCACTAGATAAATCCAAGTATATACCAACACAATCATTACACAAGATAAAAGCTCTTTCTCTTGATACTTTACACAGACAAAAACAGCAAACACTCCTATCAGAAGTTGGTGATGAATAATTAGTCATTGACCTAATCATATTAATATATTTATCTATACTACTCATTATTTAGCCTATGCAGCATACATTTCTTTACTATATCATCAATACTATATCTTTCTAGTAGACCCTCAATACTAGTAGTACCAGGAAATAACACAATATTAAGATCTCTTAGATATTTATTTCTGCAACTACCGCAGACAGGGTATCTTGTTAATACAAAACTATTATTCTTCTCACACAGTATACAAACATCAGGTGGATCTATCTCTCTATTTGTGGCAAAGAAATCTTTTATCTTTTCTAGAACTTCTCTAAAAGACATCACTTATCATTCCAAAATTTAGATTTTCTGAGATACTGCTGTTGTCTCTTATCATTCCAAGAGTCCATTCTTGATAGATTAGATAGTCTGTCTGCAAATTTCAGCATAATAGCCTTTTTGGTGTGGAGTCTGGGGAAGTAATATCCATGTTCATCATTGGTGCCATCATGCGTTACCTCATTCACAAGATCTGCTATCACAGGACCAAAATTCTCTGTTAGTTCCTCAAGAGTGGTGTCTGTATCTTCCAGTGTATCATGTAGATATGCAGCACAAATTATGTCATCATCATCAGTTACCATGGATAGTATACGTACCACATTAAGTATGTGAGCAGATAGATAATCTCTATTATCATCATCTACCTGTCCATGATGTTTTACCATGGCAAAGCCATATGCTTTTGATCTTAGGGATAAATCTTTTTCTGGAAATCCAACTTTCATATATTACATTATATCAAAAACATTAAATTGTCTGTAATATTTTAGAAGTTTGAGTTTCTTTAATATAATAAAGAGTAGGAGACGGGTCGATTCCGCCTCTATTTTTTATTATTAGGAGGTATCAGAGAAAGAACCTATGGCTGATAATGCTTTATGGGGTGAAATGTTGGATGTCCTTAAGGACATTGGAGAGTATTTGAATAAACAAGATGCTCATCAAGAGCAGGCTAAGATAGATAAACCTCCCAAGATAGGTGAAAATCAGGCTAAACAACCAATCAAGGGTGGTGAAGCTCCTGGATTTGGTCCTGGTAAGGATGCTCTAGTACAAAAAGAGTATCCTGGTGTAGTTAATGAACCAAGGGTAAATGATAGTGAGCCTATAGATGCTAAGGAAGGAACTCTTCTAAAGGAAGATAATCTTGAAGCCTTAGAGGAAGATGGAGAGAATGAGGATTATAGGGATGATGAACCATCTGAGTATCAATCTCTGAATAGAGAAGATCGTGGTGATGAGGATGAGGAACTGGAGCTTAAATCTATATTAAAGGACATCAGAAGTGCTCTGAATGTTATTAAGAGTTCTAAATCTACTGAATCATCTAAGACCAAGGAAAAATCTACTAAGAGTTCAGAATCTGTTTCAAAGTCTTTGGTGGATGGTGTTGTGACTGAGATTAAGAAAGCTCTGCCTTCTATAGTTAGTGCAGAATCTCATAGAATGCTTAGAAAGATGGGATTTTCTCCCTCTAGGCCAGATATTGTAAAGTTTGGTTTGGATGAAGACATCAAGAAAAGTGAAGATGTAAAGGATGAATCCAAAGAGGTTGAGAAGGTCGTTAATGAGCTCTCCCACAAATCATGGGGAGAACTTGGAGCTCTTAGAGAGAGTACTGGTGGATTCAACGCCTTCAGTAGATAAACATAGGAGGTGAGTTTATAAAGTGGCAGATATTTCATTAGGTGAATATTTAGCGCAAGCACAGAGATCCATGGGTGGAGGCCAATTCGGAAGAGTTAGTGGTCCTCTTAGTGGATATCTCTTTGGTCCGGATTTTTTTAGGAAACAGACCTATCTTCAGGTAGCGGATACATTTACTGCTACATATGGTAAAAAGGTTTGGGATGCCCTAAATAACAAAACTGTAACATTCAATGCAATTAAAAAAGTTGATTGGGGTCCTACGGTTGGTTGGCGTCTTAGGACAGATCGTGGTAAGACTGGTGCTTCTTCTGAAACCATAACAAAGCGTTCTCGTCCTGTTACAGAGACAGGGTCTCTTCCAACTATAGATGTATCAAATTATGTTGGTGTCTATAGCTATCCAAAGAACATAGTGTCTACCTTTGGTGTGAGCTTGAAATCTCAGGCTGTGTCAGCACTTGAAGGCGGCATTGGGAACCAATTTGCTGTGGAGCAGGAGGGTGCATCTCGTGACCACATCAAAGAAATAAACCAGGAAATAATGGCTTCTGGTGGATATCTGATGTCTGGTGGAAGTTCTGATTATGGTATAGTTGGTACTGCTACTGCTACCTTTGCTCTGGCTGATCACTTTAAGATCGGTGATGGAGTGGCAAAATCTGGTACTGATACATCCAGGACAGTTACATATGTTACCACAGCTGATGGACATGTAAATGCAACATCTCTCAGTGGTGCAGATGGTTATACTGTTTATGTAAAATCAAGGGCTGGTCTTACTAGCATTGATGATATCGTAGCAGATGATTCTCAGAAGATTGGCAATGTAACAACCCCCATAGATGTATATAATCTTACCACAAGAACAGCTGGTGGGTATGCTGCTGCAGCCTACTGCAGTGATAATGCAGGTTCTGGCAGAGATCTTACTCTAAAGTTAGTTGATCAGTGCTTTGAGAATATACGTCAGAATGGTGGTGAACCAAAACTTATCATAACTGGTCTTGATCAGTATGATAACTTTAACCAGCTTTTACAGGCTCAACAGAGATTTGTAGATGTGACTGATTACATTGTTGGTGCTGGGGATGAGAGGACCTACCCTGGAACAAGAGCAGGCTTCCAGCTTGCTACCTACAGGGGTGTTCCCATTCTTCCTGATCCTGATACTCCAAAATCAATGAGTTCAGCAGATGCCTTACTTGGTAGTAATTTATATGTACTGGATACTGATTATCTGGAAACTGCTGTCATGTATCCTACTCAGTACATTGAAAATAGAGACTACTTTGCGGCAAATGCTCTTGTGATAAGAGGCATGTTTATCACAATGGCAGAAACCAGGGCTCTTAGGTTTGATGTACATGCAAAGCTGTCTGACTTAAATACATAATCTGATATTTTAGCATAAGCTAAATAAGTTATATAATATAGAGAGGCTTAATAACCTCTCTATATTTTTGTTCAAGGAGATTTTAGTGTATTCAAGAGAATTGATGGGAGAAGAAAGATATAATAAAATTAATGAAAAGAGGAAATTAAAAATAAGTTTAAATTCAAACAAAGAAGGATGTAGAAATGGACAGAGATTGGGTGTTGAGTCTAGAAGAAAAAATGGTACTAAATGGTCTGTTTATGCAAAAGGTAGAACAAGTGAAAAATATAAGGGAAGAGTTCCTTGGAATAAAGGACTAACAAAACTAACCGATGCTAGAATTAAGAAACTTGCTGACTCTAAAACTATTCATCATGAAAAAATAAATCGCAAGGACTATGGTTGGACTCTTGAACTACGTCAGAAAATTCGTACTAGAGATAATTGGTGTTGTACAAAGTGTGGTAAGAATCAACATCATCTAAGGTGGGTATTATGTATACATCATATTGATCTTAACCCTAAAAATAATTCTGAAGATAATCTTATATCAATGTGTAGAGCTTGTCATAATGCATTTCATAGTTCTTTATTTCCAAAGCGAAAAAAGTTTTAAGTGTATCGGTTTATCAATATATAATGAATAATCACATCCAGTATGGATGTCTAGATTATGGCTATGAGATATTAGGAGGTATAATTAATGGGTGCTTTATCCTTAGGTAGTCCCACAATTGTATTTAAGTCTGTTTTTGGTAATAAGAGAGTTGTGGTTTGTACTCTCACATTTGGGGATGGTTCCTCAACCTGGACATCAGGTGGTTTTGCATTTACACCATCACAGGTTGGTATGACAAAGTTTGAATTTGTGGCAATTGATGGTGATGGACAGCAATTCTATATCTATGATTACACAAATGAGAAGATTAATGCTTACTTACCTGGGTCTACTACAGGTGCTACATATGTAATGGGTTTGGCTAGTGCTAGTACACCTGCTGCAGGAACAATAAGACTTCTTTGTATTGGATATGGTGCATTTTAATTACGGAGGTGAAAATTAATGGCTGATGTAACTTTAGGTAATCCAACCACAATTTTCAGATCCGTATTTGGTAACAAGAGAATTGTAACTGCTACCCTAACTTTTGGTGGTGGTACACTTGATTGGCCAAAAGAAGGGCTCTCTTTTACACCATCACAACTGGGATTGACTAAATTCGAATTTGTTAAGATAGATTCTGATGGAGAATTTCTCTATTGGTATAATTATACAAGTCAGTTAATCATGGCTTTTACAGCGGCTTCAGTTCCTGGTGCTAGTGTATTAAATGTAGTGGTGGATGATGCTCATAAAACATCTTGTACTATAAGATTGTTATGTGTTGGTTATGGTGCTGGATAAGGAGGAGGTGATATTTAATGGCTACCAAGATCCTTAGAGTTGTACAAGACATAGCACATGATCAGCTAACTGTATATAGCACTCTACAGAATCTGATTAATACCAATCATGTATATTCAGATGAAATAAAGGACTATGAGGTAACTCCATTTGGAGCTAATCAATTTCTCATATCTCTGATATTCCTGTGGTTACAACAGGAGTGGGCAGAAGGAATGATAAAGCTCCAAGTTGGTGTTGCTAGACGGCTTAAAAAGAGATGTACTAAGGCAATTGGATTTGTTGTGAAAACAATAAAGACCTTTCAGGTTAATCATCTCATGAGTAAAACCTCTACACTATTACTAACTGCTGTTAAAGCCTTTAGGATTAGATATAAGAGATCAATAAATACAACTAGTGTGTTAATCACAGCTGTACTGGTGCATCTTGTAAGGCACTATTGGTCTGCTGATACTCTACTTGTGGTGATTAAGACATTCCTGAGTGGATTTAGTCGTAGTGGTACTAATCTTAATCTATATTGTGTAACAACAAATTATAGAGCTTGGTATAATGGAGTAGAAGTAGAGCAGGGTTAAAGGAGGTAAATAATGACTGTTAAGAAGGAAAAGGGAATATCTGTTGGTAAGGTAGTTAAATCTAAGAAAAATAATAAATACCTTGAGTGTACTTTTTGTGGTAATAAACAAACCACTCTTAATAACCTAGATGAAACTGCATTCTGGTGTACAGTATGTGGTAGATGTAATTTGGCGAGGTGGAAAGAGGATTAGGCTTAATGGAATGGAGAGATCTAGTACCAATACTGATATCAATATTTACACTAATAATAGGATTTGTTATTCAGTACTTTACCATAATCAGTAAGATAACTGAGAGATTAAAAGAGGTTGAGATAAAGGTTGAACCATTCTGGAAGATAATTGAGCAGGAGATACCAAAGATACTACACTCTCCCCACACTCCAGAATTAGACAGTCTACTGGAAAAGATGATGGCTGGTAACCTAACCAGTGGTGAGGCCTATACTCTAAAGTGTATTTTAAAGAGAGATCTTGATACGGAATCTGATAAGGTTAGGGCTCTTTCAATGGTTCTTTTAATGGCTAGATTGGAACAATATGATAAGAGGATGTGCATAAAGTGATACCAATACTAAATTTAATAGATGTTTTTGCTCTATTGATTGTTACGTCATGTACAATTGTATCATGGAAGATGTATCGATTAATACCAATAAAGCATCTCTTATTTCTATTTGTGGGGTTTTTGTTACTGATAATAACAAGAATTGGATTTGTTGTTATCAATTATCTGCCTCTTGGTGAGGACGTTATGATAAATAGATTTATTGGTGAAAACATGGTGGCCTTTGCAGTAGTTCCCTATACATTTATATTACTTGGATTGTACTTTCTTTATCAGGCGATCAATACATTTATTGGAGGAGATGGTGAGTAAGACACGAGAGAAAGTTGTTTTAAAAGTTAGAATACCTAAATTTATAATTAGTATGTTAGATAGGAGTGGTCTGCTAGGTCTTGAGAAAAATATAACTGAGAGTGAATTTCAGCAGATTGCTCTTTATAACTATGAACATAGAACTTCCGAGGGAAGGATTAAGGCCTCAGGTAAGTCCTATGTTGACTGGCTTGGAAATGTACATTTTATACAGAGGGATGCTAAGGGTAGGAAGATATCTGAATCAATTCACCTACCTGATGGGCGCATATTAAATAGGAGGTAATTAAAATTGGCTGTAGTTATTAATAGTGGTTTTACTGAGACTGCCTTACTTATGATCGGTGGGTCTGCTACTGCATTTAAGATCATGGGTCTTGGTACTGGATCTCTAGCAGATAGTGTTGCACAGACTTCAACAGCTCTTGCTACTCTAATTACTGAGGATAGTGGTTTGTCAAAAGCTACCGCTACCACAGCAGTAGCAAACAGTGCGGTAACAGGTGATACCTCAACCTTTGAGTATACCTGGACTTCAACAAAGGGTTCTACCGTTAATGTGAAGGAGTGTGGTGTATTTAACAGTGCTGGTTCGCCTGTTGAGTTATGCTATGGTACCTTTGCAAACGCAATACCTATGGAATCAGGTGATACTCTTAAGGTTTCTTGGTCTGTACAAGTTAAGGGTCCGTAAAACAAATAGTTAAAAAAGAGCAGGGTGTTGCTCTATAAAACAGGGTGGAGGTTGATGAGACTTTCGCCCTGTTTTTATTTTTGAAAGGAGGTATAGCTATGAATATAGAATTACATGCAGTTAGATATAATCCTAATGTTGCAGGGGATGCCATCACTATAAAAATTAATTGTGATAAGGATGAGTATGCCGCTGCTATGAAACTAATAGACAAATTTAAGAATAGTTAAGGAGGTAGGTTTTGAAACTCATTTGGCATAGTACCGCAAATTTTGTGGGGACTGGTTATGGTGTAATAACCAGAGACCTTGTGCATAGAATAAAGAGTCTTGGTCATGATGTAGATATCTACACAAAGCACTTTCTAGGTGGAAACATAGTTGTTGAGGGTGTTAATAACTATGATGGTACTCAGATGGATGTAATTAATCATAAACTTGAGAGTGAGGGGTACGACTACATTATTACCTTTGGGGATGCTTGGGTGTATCCAGATAGAGTAAATTACTACTTTACAAAAAACAAGTGGGTGTCATCTATGTTTTTGGATGTGCAATTTATGCATCCAAGAATGGTAGAGGCCATGAATCAGTGTCAATACCAGTTAACTCTTACAAAGCACGGTAAGAGTGAGTTGGAGAGATCTGGATTTAAGCCACTCTATGCACCACTTGGTGTTGACATGAAGAAATTTAGGCCAGATGAGGAGCTACGTAATTCATTTAGGAAGAAGTATGGTTGGGAGGATAAATTTGTTTATGGTTTTTTAGGTATCAACTATGGTACAGATAGAAAAAATATCATAAATCTAATAAAGGCCTTCCAGGCAATAAACAAGAAGCATCCAGAAACAATCCTATACTTGCATACATCTTTGAATGGTGCACCAACAAGTGGTTTACCAATAGACTGGATACTTCAATCATGTGGATTTCCAGTAGATAATACTGGTCCAGTTAGGTTTTGTAACCAGGATGACTACAGGACCTGGGTTATATCTCAAGATGAACTTGTTGGTCTCTATAATGCATTTGATGTATTTGCATTCCCAACACAGGGTGAGGGATTTGGTATGCCAATTGTTGAGGCTCAGGCTTGTGGTTGTCCGATCATAACAACTGATACCACAAGTGGTGGGGAGCTATTTAAGAGTGGTTGGTTAATTCCAATTGATGATGATGATTATGAGTTCTCCACACATAAGTCATGGTTTGCCAAGGTTAGATTAAATAAGATTTATGAATATATGGAGAAATCCTATAATGATGTTAAAGCTGATACTGATAATATTCTAAGAAAAAATGCAAGAAATAATATACTTGAGTATGATATAGATACAGTATTTAATAAGTATTGGGTACCAATGCTAAACTTCCTTGAAGAGGCCAAGAAAACCCCTGTTAAGTTACCAAACTGGACAAAGGAGATATATAGTGTTTGTGGTGGTAGAATATATCCTGACGCAGGGGATTGTGGGGCCTATCACTCATGTGATAGACAGTGTGATAAATTAAATCTATTTAGATTTCCATGTGAACCTCTTACAGAGGGTAGAAGTTTAATGATGAGAAGTTATCCATTATTCCCAGATAGAGATATGAAGGACATGCTTATAGATTCTAGATGTCCAATGTCTAAGTGGGTAGCTGAGAGATTTACAGATGAGGTAAATGCTGCATGGGATAGAGTTATTGAGTACCCATCTCTAAGAAGATTCTATAAGGATAAGTGTGATGAGGGATTCTTTGATAACTTTGTTACCTCTAAATTGAAAGATAGAAACCTTAATTTTGATTCTGAGTATTCAAGGATCTTTTCTCTGCCATGGACAACCATATTTCAGGTAAGTGAAGAGGTTATAAATTTCTTTAGTGATTGCAAGCAGGTTCTTGATATTGGTTCTGGGGAAGGCAAGATAGTTAGAGCTCTTAATGATAGAGGAATAAATACAAAGGGTCTTGAGATAAACAGGGATAGAGTTGATAATAATCTAATTCTTTATGGTAATGTTACAGATATACCATATGGGGATAAGACAATAGATGGCATAATTTGTATTGATACACTAGAGCATATCAGTGATCCTATCAAGGCCTTAAGAGAGATATTTAGGGTAGCTAGAAAACGTGTTTTAATACAGGTTACATCTCTTAATTCGTGGGCTTTCAGAGAGGATCCTACACACGTTGTAAAGTGGCAGGATTACAGATGGTGGAGAGAGATAGCTGAATTTGGTAGGATTATCAAGAAGGACGGCCAGAGGTTCTATGTGGAGGTAGTAGACTAATGAAGATAATGTGGTCTTTTATATCTCCATTAACACCATTTGGGTATGGTGTTGTTAGTAAGAACATGGTTCCAAGAATGATGGCAGATGGGCATGAGGTCATTGTTTGTGCATCACAGTATGTTGGTCATCCAATGCAATATAATGGCATGAATATGATTTCCTTTCTTGATTGGCATGTGGTTAGGAATCTGTGTGATCACTTTGGTGTGGATTATATCTTTGATCTGTATAACTATAAGTTACCAGAGCAGCCACACTATAGAGACTGGGTAATGTGTGCAGCAATGGATTTTCCCTTTATGTATGATAGATATGCTGGACACATAAATGAGTTGGCTTCTCATGTGATAGCACCATCTAAACATAACATTAAGGAAATAAAGAGATTTGGGTTTAATCCTACATATGCTCCCTGGGGAGTTGATACAAAGTTATATAGACAGGATATGGATGCCAGAAAGAGAAAGAGAGATTCACTAAAGATAGATGATGATGTATTCATTGTTGGTACTGTGGGGGCAAACATATTTGATGATAGAAAAAATCTATTCAATACAATAAGAGCATTTAATAAGTTAGCCTCAGTTCATCCGGATGTGGCTCTATATATACACTGTTATTTACATTCATCTTTACCATTGCTTAGATTTATTCAAACCAGTGGTTTTTCAGATAGAATTTACTATCCAGATCAGAGAAAGATAGAGCTGATGTCTATACAGGATGAGGAGATGGTAGATACATATAATGCAATGGATGTATTTGTCTGTGCTTCAAAGGGTGAGTCCTTTTGTTTACCTCTTGTTGAGGCACAATCCTGTGGTGTACCAGCCATAGTGACTGATACAACTGCCTTACCAGAGATGCTATATGGTGGATGGAAAATACCAGTTGATGAGGACGACTATGAATGGGCATACTTTGGTGGATGGTGGCCTAAGGTAAGGGCACAAAGTATATATGAACAGATGGAAATAGCTTATCAGGAGTGGAAAACTGGGACCATACAGTGTGAATCAGAAAGAGCTGAGCAGATCAGAACAGAGTTTGATTGGGATGTTGTCTATGATAAGCATTGGAAGCCTCTTTTAAAGGATCTGGAGAGTAAAAAATGCACCTTATAGTATTCCCAACTTTTAGATGTGGATTAAACTGTCCTTACTGTAGTTATATACATGATGGTGATAAATTGATCTTTCGTGGTTCTGGCATGGAGTTCGATCAGAATAGTATAATTAGTGCCAGTGAATGGATAGATATTTTCAATCAACAAAGAGCAGATATAATTGAATTTTCAGGGGGAGGTGAGCCATATAAACATCCAGAGATACTTTCCATATTATCAGGGGTTCCTAGTAAATGGGCAATCACATCAAACACTCTTAATTCAAAAATTAATGAAACAGATTTATCTAAGTGTTGTTTATGGACTGCTAGTTTTCATCCACAGGTGTCAGACAAGGCAAAAATAACATTTTTTAATAATATACACTTTATAGCATCAAAAGTACCAACTTCTGTTACTCTAGTAGCAACACCACAAAGAATACAAGAGACTCTCCAGTGGGCTAATAGAATTCATAATATGGGTTTTAGAGTAAATATACATCCCTACTATGATGATAGGGAGTTTAGTTGGTATGATTATCCAAACGAACTAGCCTTTCTTAAAAGATCAAAATTTGTGGTTTATGATGAAATGATGTTTAAATATAGTGGATATAAGAGTCCTAGATTATGTGGGGCTGGTAACAATTATAAGATGTACGGACCAGATGGAAAATCATACAGATGTATGTCTGATTTGATGTTTAAAAGGGATTCAACAGAAGCTGTTTTTTGTGATAATTTTTGTCCTTTCCCTTGTGATTGGAGTCAAGTGATTAAAGATGATAGAAACATTTAGATTTAGAGGTAAGTCAAATAGTGGTGTTTTCTTTTTTAAGGGTAAACCCTATCAATATTACAATCATACATATAATGCTGTTGGTTTAAATGAAAGAACTATAGAAATACCAATAATTAATGGCTACTTTGAGAAATACAGAGGAAAAGATGTATTGGAAATAGGACACACTCTTGGACACTATCTAACTAAATATGATCATGATATAGTTGATAAGTGTGAAGAAGCTCCTGGGGTAACCAATGTTGATATAGTAGATTTTGAGCCCACTAAAAAATACGATTTAATATTTTCTATATCTACTATGGAGCATGTTGGTAATGATGAGGCTTTTGAGGAAAGCCCAGATAAAGATAAGGTTAAAGTGGCCTTTGATAGGTGTGTATCTTGGTTAAAGCCAGATGGAGCATTTATCTGTACTTTCCCACTAGGGTTTAACTATCACCTTGATACTAGAGTTATGAATGGTGAAATAAAGTTTGATGAGTTGTATTGTTTTGGTAGGGAGAGTTCTACTATCAATCATTGGATATTTACCTCCTTTGAAACAGCTTATAAATCAGATCTTAAGGTAATGAGGACTTCTATTAAAGATATAAATGGTGTTTTACAGCCATTTACAATATGTTTCTTTGTAGCTATAGGTATAATTTATGGAGGAAATAATGACAGAGAAGAATAAACATATTCCATGGAATAGAGGTCTTACTAAGTATTCAGACAACAGAATTATGAAAGTTTCTATTGAAATGTCCGGGAAAATTAGATCAAAGGAACACAGTTTAAATATTTCTCTATCTAAAATTGGTGTAAAAAATATAAAAAAATCTATACAAATGAAAGATAATTCTAGTGGTTCTAAGAATTTATTCTATGGTCATCATCATACACAAGAAACTAAAAACAAGATTAGTATTGCAAATAAAGGTAGAAGATACCCAGGCAGAAAATTACCCTCTCTTATGGGAAATAATAACCCATCTAAACGTCCGGAAGTAAGATTATTGATAAGTAAGAGAGTTAGTGAAACTCATTGGAATACTTCCTTAGAGAAAAATCCTAACTGGAGAGGAGGTATATCTTTTTTACCTTATAAACCTTATAGACATCTAAAAAATCAAATTATTCATAGAGATAAATCTGATAGATGTCTTTTATGCGGAGAGGACACTAAGGTCCGTGTTATTCATCATATAGATTATATTAAGGTAAATAATAATTTAAATAATCTATGTATATTATGTAATAGTTGTAATTCTAAAGTTAATAAAAATAGGTCTTATTGGGAAAACTATTTTGTTGGGAGGATTAAAGATGGAGTATAAATTTACTTCAGAAGTACAAATGAACTATGAACACAGTAAGAAAAAATTAATTTCTTGTATATCTGGGGTTAATGGACAAGATGGTTCGTTTTTGGCTGAAATATTGTTAGAAAAAGGGTACGAAGTACATGGGATACTGCGTAGAAGTAGTGTTTCTAATACAAAAAATATAGATCATATAAAGAATAATATATACTTACATGTGGGTGATGTAAATGATTCTAATTTTATTAATACTATACTCTATGATATACAACCAAATGAGTTTTATCATTTAGCTGCTCAGAGTCATGTCGGGTTAAGCTTTGATATCCCCATTTATACAGCTGAAACTGTTGCTATAGGTACATTAAATGTTCTCGAATCTGTAAGAAAATATTCCCCATTCACTAAAATATATTATGCGGGGACTTCTGAGTTATATGGCTCAGCTAAACCTCCTCAGAATGAAAATACTTTAATGCATCCCAATAGTCCATATTCTATATCAAAGTTATTTGGTTTTGAGATGTCTAGATTATATAGAAAATCATATAATTTATTTATATCATGTGGCATACTTTTCAACCACGAATCTGAACGCAGAGGTGATGAATTTGTAACACAAAAAATTGTTAAGGGGTTGATAAACTGTAAATTAGGCAAACAAAAAAAGTTATACTTGGGCAATCTAGATGCTAAGAGAGATTGGGGTTATGCAAGAGATTACTGTGAAGCTATGTGGATGATGCTTCAGCATGGAGAAGCAGATGATTTTGTTATAGGGACTGGAGAATCTTATTCAATAAGAGATTTTTTAAATGTTACTGGAGACTATGTTAAGATAGATTGGAAGGACTATGTTGAAATTGATTCTAATTTATTCAGACCCACTGAAACTGAGTACCTATTGGCAGCTCCCGGTAAGGCCTTCAGTAAGTTGGGTTGGAGACCTAAGGTTAGATTTGAACAATTGGTAAGAATTATGGTTGATGCACAGATAAATTTGGAGGTATAATATGCCAGGTTTTGGTTGGGTTAAGGATAAATTTGATATCAGAGATTTTAATGTCAGGAGTTTAATTACTCCAGAGAAAAAGCAAGCTCTGCTACCAAATCACTTCGTTGTCTATGATGGTACAATCATATATGATCAGGGTCAGACATCAAAGTGTGTTGCATACTCTGCTAGTGGTGTTAAGACAGATCAGGAATTTATACAGTATGGTAAGCAATATCGATTTGATGCAAACTGGCTCTATTCTGAGTGTAAGAAGATAGATGGCATACCAAATGAAAATGGCACGTATCCCAGAATAGCCTGTAAAATACTTCAGGAAAAGGGTGATAAACTAGATACATCAAATCTGTGCTTTCTTAAGAAAATGGTATCTGGTCCAGATAAAAAGTGGGGCATAGATTCCTACTATAGGATAGATATATCAAATACAGATGAGGACATCAAGCAAATTCTGTTTTCCTATGGTAGTTTTATAGCTGCATCATCATGGTATAGCAATTGGATGGATAAGTTTACTGAGTTTCCAGAACCAAATGGCATTGTTGATGGTGGCCATGCCTATCGAATAATTGGCTGGAATGAAAAGGGCTGGATAATTGCTAACTCATGGGGTACCATTCTATGGGGTGACGGTGGTAAGGCAACAATGTCATATGATATTTTTAGAAGAAGGGTATTGTCTGAAGGCGACTGCTGGAAGCTAGTCGATTCAAAATAAGGAGGAAAAATGAAGGATAATTTAGATCAAATCATCGTAGCACTGTGTTCACTTGCTGCGGCAATAATTCTGTTTGTTTGGCCAGATAAGACACAGCTTGCAGGGTTGATAACCAGTACAGTTGGTCCTACTCTGTCAATTGTTGTTGGTATAATCTATACCTGGATTGCTGGTAGTCAGAAGATTGAGGTTGCTAAGCAGAGGACTGCTGAATTGCAGTACAAGTTAGCAATGCTTAGTCCGAAGGGAACTGGTGCAAAACCATCTGCAAGTACAATCCCAACATATACCTATACCAGTAAGGATGTTGAGATTGTTGAGAGTGAGGCAAAGGCAGATATTCAAGGTAACTCTCTAACTGTAGATAAGCTAAATTTTGCAGAGTATAACTATACTCACATGTCTAACTATGACTTGAGGCCTGTTGCAAGGGAGTTAAGGGTAGACCTAGCTAAGGAATTTCTTGATAATGAGGTCTCACTGTTGAACGATGCCTGGGTGTTTGCTACAAACATTCAGACTCCACCAACTCCAGAGCAGGCGGCTAGTAAGTCAACAAGCATGTACTACTTCAAGAAGGAGTGGGAAAAGGCAAATGGTCTTAAGTGTGGAGACAATGTGTATACCACAATGTCTACGCTGCTTGGGTACTACAATGGAACATACTCAGCTCTTTCTGGTGTAGAATCACTCATAGGCAAGACTGTTGATTACAGTGTGTTTGGGGGTGGTATGTTTAGTCCGACCTCACTGGGTTGGGAAGCTGCAAACCTAGTTGTATAGATAAAGTGTGATGCCCGGTGATATAGATTTTTTCATGTCACCGGGTATTTAGGAGGATGAATGGCAACAACCTTTCTGGTACCAAAGAATAATGCTGCTACAACTCTAAATGGGGATATAAATAACTCTGTAACCTCAATAGTGGTGACAGCTAGCTCTGTGTTTCCAACTACCTATCCATTTCATATCACAATTGATAGCGAGATCATGGAGGTTAATAATAATAACACAGGGACAAACACACTCACAGTTGAGGCCAGAAATGGTGATGCAGCAAAGTGTGAGGGTACTGCTGCAGCAACACACTCAAGTGGGGCTGTTGTTAGGTTAAATATCACAGCAAAGGCTATCAGTGATATCAGTACTGCAGTAAATACATTAGAGGGCTGTGTTTATCCAAGTGGTTCTACTTTTCCAACTGGTTCTACCGGTATGCTCTTTACACACTCTGTTACTGGAAGAAGTATCCTATATGAGTATGATGGTTCTTCGTGGATACCTTTATATTCTATTGGAGCCATGACGGTTTATGTTGATTCTACTGATGGAACAGATGATAGAGACCATGGTACTGCAGTAGATGCTTCAGCATTTAAAACTATACAATATGCTATAAATCAAATACCGCCTATATTTACTGGTAATGTATCTATTTATATAGCTGCTGGTACATATGCTGAAAGTATTGGTGTTGTGGGTAAAACACCAAGTGGTTCTTATACTATTTCAATATATGGAACATTAATTGCTCATGATGCTGAAAATCAAATAATGGATGGTGATGGTGTAAAAGGAGCAACTACTTCTCAATCTTCAGTACATAAGCATGGTCTATCTGCTGATCATTATCAGAATCAATTAATTAAGTTTACAAGTGGTACAAATAATAATTTATATAGAATAGTAGACAGTAATACTACTACAGATTTAATTTTGGTTGGTACCACATTATCAGCACAGCCGTTAACTGGTGATACCTTTACTATCTACGATTGGGGAACTATAATAACAACCGTGACTATATCAGATTCACAAAATTTTGTTTATTTATATGATTTAAAGGTAGATGCTAGTTCAGCAGCAGCACTTACGGTCGGTTTGAATGCTGTGGTTTATATAAATCGTTGTTGGTTTAATGGCTCTGGATTTTTATTTTATTCACAACGGAGAGGATCAATAAAACCATACTGGTCATTTCTTTCTTCTACCACAGGTAGCGTAGTTGGATATCATTGTGAAAATTCTCTTTGTGAATATAAAAGTTGTAAGGTTACAGTTACAAACGGTACAGGATTAACTTCTGCTAGTTGTTCATATGTAGATATTAATGCTTGTGTGATAGACGGTATTACGAAAGCAACTCAAGTAGGAATATCTTCAACTGGTGTTTCTTCATTTGTTTGTTCAGGTAGCCCTTATAATATTATCAGACATTTAGGAACAGGTGTAACTGCTTCTACAGGAGGTCAAGTTACAGGTACATCAGCTAATGTTTATACTGATAATACAGCAGATGAGTCTGCTACAGCGGCTTCATATGGATATATAGATTAAAGGGTTTTTTGATGTACAATGCTTACTTATATAATGAAGCAGAATATAATAAACACTCATTTGGGGCAATTAAGACTACTGTTCTCATTGTCTCTTCTATATCCACACTCCTAAAAAACATAACAAAGAATTCAAATAGAGTAATTACATCTCTTATAACAGAAATGCATGGCTGTATAGCTACTATATTAAGAGCTATATTACTACAAGCTATTAATAGGAGTTCTAATATTGAATTCAATAGATATCTAGATGTAATTACTGTTATGAGCTCTGTAATAGATATTCTCATTTACTATGGCAGATTAATCTTCGTAGAATTGATAATTAATGGTGTGGATAGCCATACCACAAAATTTACTCGTATCATAGAAATATATGTTGATCTAATTCTCAACAAGATTCAACAGATAAATTTCAATATCACAAGATACTTAAGTATCATTATGTATACTGTGATCTATAGAATCATAGGTATAAATAGATTAATATTAATTGTCTTGAATATTCTAGATGTATTTAATAAGAAATACGCAGATATTGAAGAGATAATCACAGCAGCAAAGGTAATGACTGCTAACAATGACTTTGTAATAAACTATAACAGAGACATAGATGATCTAATATATGCCGTATCTAACTTACTCTACAGAGGTAATCTGGTAAGAGATATAAGGGTATCTGAATTGATGGAATCTATGCTGATTAGATATATTAACATCAATAGAATCAGTGCAATAATATCTGTTATTGCTTGTATTGTATGGATAAACACTACCCTACATAGAATAATCACATCTAATCTATTGATATCACAGGTATTATCTAACTCAGTTAGATATATGAGATCAAGTGGGTTGATCATAAGGATGGAATCCAGATTAAGAAGAACATTACATGATATTGAGGTAATAATCATAACTGGTTTTGCGTTTATGGTTAGGATAACCAGGGGTTTTAGGAAATATCTATTCTCAATTGGTGTGTTAAGCCCAAGATTAACCAGGATATTAAACATAAAAAAGACGGTGATAACTATTATTAAATTGGGGGTATTACCATTGTCATATTTTCTTAGTAGGAAGGGCTTGAAATGGATGAAATTCTGGGTTAGGGATTACTCTGTTAGTATAAAGAAGACCTCAGTGAGATCATATTAATGACTACATATAATGATTATCTATACAATGAGGAAGTATATAACATACACCCTATAAGATATATTATCTCATATGTAAAATCACTTATTAATAAGATAAAGTTAATAATTCATGGTAGATGGTCAGAGGAATTTTTAATATCAGTAATTACCAGCGGGGTTTTAAGAAGGATTGCGCCATCTAGCGTGCTATTTAATATTCTATTTAGATTAGATAATGTATTTATATTTAGAGGTTCAAGGTATGTTGAGTTTGATTTGATTGTATCTGTGATACAATCAAATCTAAAAAAATCTAAGGCATATATTAGATATATACTTCTAGAGCTTATTCAGTTAAGAAAATTAGTGAGAAATATATCTATAATTAGGGGATATATATTATATATAACCTTTGCCTGGTATCATAGGGTAGAGAATACTATAGAATTCAGTAATATTCTGTATATCATTAACAAGATACATATTTATACAAGATATATCAGGATAAATAATATATCTACTAAGCTATCTCTGGTATTATCAAGAAGATTATATAACTTTAGCCGTAAGATGGCTATTAGATACATATTTATTATATATAAGAGAGTAAACTATACCGGTATATTCAGGTCTGTAATATCTTTGATATCATCAATTATAAAAATCTATGGCTCTAATGTTATTATTAAGCTAGTAGTTAGACGTGTTTGTTCACTTATAGGTCTGAAATATGGTGTTATAGAAGAACAGAGAAATACAAAATTTTTGGGAAGAGAGTATGTTGTGGATATAAAGATAATATATGAGAGAGATTATTAATGACAACTGACACATTCTATGCTGTTGCTGATGATTCTATAGATAGATCAACTACAGAAGAAACTTGGGCTGCTAAGCATGATGCAGCCAGTGGTAGTACATTATATCAGTATGGATCTATAAATTTACTTTGTGGTTTGAGTGGTTATGATAGTCTTAGACGGTATATATGTACATTTGATACATCTTCAATTTCAGATACAGCTAGAATTACATCTGCTACTCTGTATATTAGGGGTTATTCTAAAACCAATGATCAAGCTGGGAGCTGGTTTCCTACCATAAATGTTGTTTCCTCAACACCAGCTTCAAATACAGAAATAGTAATTGGAGATTATGATCAATTAGGTACTTCAGCTCTTTCTTCAGCCATAAGTTATTCATCATTTAGTAGTTCTGGCTGGAACAGCTTTTCTTTAAACTCTACAGGTTTGGATTTGATCAGTAAAGTTGGGTATACCAGACTAGGTATTAGAGAAATGGTATATGATGCTGCGAATAGCCCTCCTTATATTTTTGGTGGAAATAGATTTGAATTTAGATTTTATGGTAATGAAAATGGCACCTACCCAATACATTTGGAAGTTATATATTCCACACAAACCGATTATACAGAGTCTTTAAGCACACAAATTTTAAGGAGCTCTTCTTTTTCTAGAAAAGTGCCACCCAATATTCATTGGTCTATGCCAGAAACTAAATCTGTGATAGATAGGGCCTCACTAAAAAAGAAAACAAATTATCATAGAGACTCAAAATATTGGAGATCAAGGTGGTAATGAATGTCAGCTATTATAACAGTTTGTGAAAAGAACGGTGTTAGTGGTGTGGTATCATCTCTGGTTAATAACAACATCAGGTATTGTACATCTGATGCATTTAATCCAGGTACTCAATACACAATCCCAAATCCCACATCAGGTATACAGAGAAGTTACTGGAAGAGTATCTGTCTAGCCATATCTGGTACATACACACAGATTTCAAATATAAGATTATATATTATGGATCTGGTATGGTCTAATATAAATATATACATAGGTAGTCCTACTCTGACTACAGCACAGTATTCCATTGCTACTGGTACGCCAAGTGTATCTGGTAATGCCATGGTAGGTAGTCACCCAAACATAACCTCAAGAACATCATTATTTTCTTACACATCTAGTAATACATTTCTGGTTGATTCTAGTACATACACATATTCACCCTCTGTAATATACACCAAGCATGTTGTTTTACAGATGGAGGTTTTACCAGGTGTTTCTAATGGTCCTATTGCAGCAAAAAATTTAACCTGGATTTATGATGAAGTATAAGATTGGATGGCGTGTGTATTTTGATGATAATTCAGTACTCTCTCAATATAAGATAAATTCATTAACTGAAACGTCATACTCAGAGGTAATAGAAAAGAGTAAAGCCTGTAATATAACTAGAATTGATTGGTTATATTACATTGGTATGGACTCCACAAATATTGAGATATTCTCTACTGTGGTTGAAGATGGGTCTGTTGCAGAAGTATTTAGTAGACACTATATTACCGGATCTAATGAGGTTATTGAATACTGTGTTGCACTAAGTAAAAATGGTGTAAAGACAGTCTATTATATTTCACCAGATGGTAGTATCAAGACTGAAGTAACAAATGGATAACATTGAAAAGTTAAGACAGATAAAAAAAGACAAGCGAGACGCTGTATTTAAAAAACCCAATGTAGTAGGCTTGTCTGTTGGTTATAAGGAAATACAGGGTATCCTAACTGATACTCCGTGTATAAAGGTATTTGTCTCTAAAAAGATAGATAAGAAGAAAATCAAGAAGAGTGATCTAATACCAGAGTCAATTGATGGTGAGATGACTGATGTTATAGAGAGCATGCCAGAAGCTCTGGATGTTAGAACATCTAAGCAAAGACCTGCCTTTGGTGGTATTTCCATAGGACATCCAAGTATAACGGCTGGTACACTTGGATGTTTGATTAATACTGGTGGCTCAAATTACATCATCTCAAATAATCACGTGTTAGCTGCTGTAAATACAGCAACCATTGGTGATTACATATATCAACCAGGTGTTTATGATGGAGGTACTGCCTCTGATATAATAGGCCGTTTAACAAAATTTGTACCAATAACTCTCTATGAAAATATAGTAGAGGATCCAACTGTAAACTATGTTGATGGAGCATTGTGTTTACCAACAACTCAATCACTTGTAAATAACACAATCTATGAGGTAGGTACTTACTCAGGATTAGTTGTAGAGCCATACCTTGGACAGACAGTTACAAAATCTGGTAGAACCACAGGTGTTTCTGTTGGCACAGTCTCATCCATAGATTTTGAGGGCTGGGTTTCATACAGTACACATGGTTATGGATATTTTGTTGATCAAATACAGGTTAGTGCTACAGTAGCTGGTGGTGATTCTGGTAGTGCTGTATTAGATAGTTCAATGGGGTTTGTTGGGCTTCTGTTTGCTGGTGGTGGTGGATATTATGTTGCAAGTAAATCTGGTCAGGTGTTTACTAGACTAATATATGGTAACTTTTCACAGTCTTCTATGGATTCAATCATAGGTGGTTTAGTACAAACCAATACAATGGATGCCTTTATAGGTACATATAACATGACTGTCATAACTCAGTATATGTCTGGGTTTAACATAGATACATATACAGCATTGCGGTCAATTGTAAGAGATTCCAGTGGTACTCTTTGGTATGCAGATAAATTAGGTAGAGGGGCTGTTGGTGGAACCTGGGGTATTGTTAGAGTTTTTAACTCTGTTGATAATGGTGTTACCTGGTCTTATGAGAATTTAGCAGTGCCGGTTTTTCCATCTGGGGAGGGTATTGGTAATTTTTTCTATAATCCACACATAATCACCAATGGCCTAGATATATATGTTGTGGCATATGGATGGATTTTGCCTCACTATAATACATACCCAGTTGATTATGGTATTTATGGATTTTATAGGAATCACACCACTGGTGTATGGAGTGGTCCTGAAGCTGTAGCATTAGCATCAGAAATAGGTATAAGCACATTTGGTAGTTATACCATTGAACCAGCTGCAATATATGATGAGTTTGATAATATACATTTTGTCTGGTCAAATCTAGGCACCATACCATTTTATAGAAAAAAGAGTTCATCTGGGGTATTTTCTGCTATAGAAATACCAAGTGTTACTTACAAGGTACCAGGGGCTTTCTTTAATTCAGTGGCTCCATTAATCTTTATGGATAAAATTACAAGAGATATATATCTAGTTATGCCTGGTTGTATCTATCCAAATTCAACTCCCTTTGTAATTTATTGTTTTGTTAAGGATTACATTACAAATCAATGGTCCACAGAGGTAGTGGATAGCTATCTAACAAATATATCTTTCTGGTCTTCTTGTATGGATAGTGATAACACCATACATGTTGTATATGGTGGTTCAAAGGGTAATCCATATCTAGATATATACTATACAAAGAGAACTACATCAGCTGGGTGGTCTACACCCATAAAATTAGTTACAAATACAACGGGAGACGTATTTGATGCAGATAGTATATCATCTGATATAAATAACAATCTGTATGTTTTATATAATTCAAGATCTGGTGAATTACCAGACACCACAAAACCAACATTACACTTGATTAGATGTGTTTCTAATGTATGGCAAAGTCCAGAGATTATCATAGATAGTTCTGTTGGTGGTCATAGAGGTAGACTAATACATCAAAATACTCCAAATAATTATAATTTGACAAAGAGTGGATATTATGGTAGTGCAGAAGATAGGATTGATTCTGGTACTATGACAGGATATTCAATTATGGCTATACCAGATAGTGCTATATTTACTTCACAAACTACTAATTATACCAAGATAGTTGCAGCACCATTGATATTTTTAAATAGAATGGTTAGAAAAATTGCTGGTAAGAGAATAGAGAACATTAGATTAATATTAACTAGAGTCTTGTCAAAACACACAAAGAAAAATGCAGAATTCCTTGTTGGTGTGTTGTCTTTTTATAATTTATTAACTAAGAAAGATAAAAATTCCCCAGAAGAATTCATAAGAAATTTTATAATCTCTATGAAGGTAATCCTTAATGATATATCTATAAATGAGATTGCTAGTTTCATTGTTGGTGTTATAGTTAATCAAGTGAAGAAGAGGACTTCTGGTAAATTGATTACCAAACAGATATCACTATCAAAGAATATACAGAGTAGCCATGGTTTTATAAGATCTATTCTATTACAATTAAAGACAAAGAGTTTAGAGACTAAGTTAATGGCTATATCAAAAACCATTCTTACCAGAATATACATGACAAACACTAGATTAATAAAGTTTATATCTAAATTAATTAGGATATCCATATATACACGTAATGATCTGGATTTTGATAATAAAAATATAAAGAGGTTTAGAGTAACTGGTTTTATTAGTTCAAAGATAAATAGATCAGTTAATTTGAGTAGTATCTATAAACCACCTATAATATTCAGTTCTGTTAAGAGATTGAATTGGCCTACAAGTGTTCTGATTACATTGTTATTTACCAGTGGTTCTAGACTTATTTATCTATATATAAAAGGCAGATTTATAAGTGTGTCTATATATCTTAACTCTAGCATGGATAGATTTTCTGCTATTTAGAAAAATTTTGAATACAATGATATACTCTATAAATAGGAGAGTATTAATTGGCAGAAATAGAAAACTGTCATCAATTCTTAAATATATCAATACACTATGGTCTGAGCACATACGTTTACCCAAGGTATATTATTTTAAATTTGAGAAGAGCTTAATTGTTATTAGAGCTTCTAATTCTGTGCAAAAATTACTTGTACTAGGAAAAACCTGGGTCAAGTTCTTATATGATAATAAGACATTTAGATCTTAATGATAGGGGTTTTATAATTAACTATGGCTAATGAGTTAAAGCATGCAGATCCAGGTGGTTCCTTACCAAAAGCTACATATACGAGTACAAGTGCCCATATAGCTGATGGACAGATTCTAGGGGATACATTTTATTTTAATGGTTCTACCTGGATCAGAAGACCCATAAATTATCAGAATGTAACTATTCAAACTGGTGGTACTTATTCTGTACAACTAAGTGATTTTACGGTTATTTGTAACAATGCTACTGCAATTACAGTATCTTTACCAGCTGCCACTGGTACTGGAAGGATAATAGAGATAAAGAATATTGGGGAAGGTAATACCACAATTGATGGTAATAGTAGTGAAACAATTGATGGTGATTCTACACAGACATTATACCAGTGGGAAGGAATAAAAGTTGTGGATTATTCAGCTGGTGCCTGGATAGTACTATAGGAGATAATTATGGCAGATATTCATGGGATAAAATGGATTGACACAGATGGTGTAGTAAGATCATTTGAAAATATTGGTGGTGATCCTTGTGTGGCGTCTCACGATTACTTGTATCAGATGTCACAAGGCAATGTACCGGGTCATTCTCCATGGTTCAAACTAGGTTATAATCCAGATGTAGGTACCACAGAAGAGGACATATGGCCTGTTGGTGGTATATATGTTCCTCCCTCAGCTGAAATGCAAATGAGAGTATTGGGAGCTAATGCTTCAGATACCTCAGCAGGTACTGGTATAAGGACAGTAAGGCTGAGATACTTAGATGATTTATACGCCGAAAAATATGAAGATATAACTCTCACTGGGACAACTCCGGTAAACACAGTGGCAACAGATATTTTTAGAGTTCAAAGTTTTAGAGCTCTTACTGTTGGATCAAATGGTTCTGCAGTGGGTAATGTATACCTACAGAATACAGGTGGTACTACATACTATGGTCAAATATCTGCTGGAAGAACAAAGGCTAGGACAATATTTTACACTGTTCCAGCAGGAAAAGTCTTATACATAACCAGTGTTAAGTTTAGTGCTGGTTCTTCACAGTCAGGGAAGCATGTTGTTTTTACTACAAAGGCTACATATGATGATGCCACGGCCTCAGTGAATACCTTTTTTATGAGCTATCATGAAATGGGTGTACAAGATGGGGCTTTTACAGTTGATCTAGAACTACCTACTAGGTTTCCAGCTACTGTGGATCTAAAAGTTAGTGCTATATCTGATAGTTCTGGTGCTGTTTGTACTAGTGCTCTAAGAGGTTGGTTAGAGACTGCCTAAGGAGTAATAATGCCTTTTCCTTATGACTGGCCAATAATATGGGACCATGAAGAGAGTGGTTCTTTTGAGATAGATTTTAATTCTGTAAATTCAAAGAGATCTATACTAAGTAGAATCAAAAATGCCTATCTGTATTATCCTTCTTACATAGATAGATTGATTAATAGTAGTATAATAAAATCCTCTAATTTCAAAGAAACAGCCTTATATTTTAATGATAATTGGTATATAAGAAGCTTATCTAAATATCTGTCATTAGAAACAAAGACACTAAAAGATATATTTCTACATTTTGTAACATCGTTAAATATTAGACCTGCTTTAAATAAAACAGCAAATTATGTAAAAGCTTCTGCAATACAAATTTCTAATGGTATAGAAAATGTAATATCCTTAAGTAAGTCATTTATTTCTGAATTTAATTTTAGTGGCTTGTTAAACCGTAATATTAATATAAATAATGTAATTATATCTACTGTAGGCTACTTTACTATGTATATAGAAGAGAGCTTTTTGCACAATGGCTTATATACATATATGAGAAATATCATATCTACTGTTAAAGTAGAACACAATATAGGTAGATTGTTGTTTTACTATAGGCTATATACCATAAATATAATAAGTGCCTTTCTTTTAATCAAGAACATAACCAAATCGTTTAAAGCATATAAGTTATTAAGTGGCATTAAAAATTCGATATCTTGGTTCTCTAGAAACATGTTATCTAATATTGTAACAGAGATAACACTAGGAAGGTCATATAGAAAAATATCAGTTTATAGACTTGTATTACAAAATAGTATATCCAAGAAAATTGGGCAAGGCAAGAAACTTAGTGTTCAATTCTACCTGCTTAGCTTGAGAGAAGACTTAGCTGGATATTGGGAACACCCTGTTGTGTATATGATTACAAGATTAACTGTATTAAGAAATATAGTGGTTAATCAACTTTATAGTATTAGAGTTAGTGTTAGTCCTAGAGAGTATAAGTATGCTAATATATATAAGAGATTCAGAATATATCTATTGGTGTTATCTAGTGTTATTTCTGGTATTACAGATAAATACCTTAAGAGAATATTGAGTGCTGTATTTATTAGATAGAGTTTTTAAATAATGAACAGGAGGAATTATAATAAGTAGATGGCTACTGATTCAATAAGTATAAGAGAGGGCACTACCTCTGACATAGAGATGCAATTATTATCTGGTTCTACTCCTATTGACCTGTCTGGGATAGACCATCTAGAGCTAGAGATGAGAGATTCAAAGAGAAAGGTATATAGATATAGTACCAGTGATGCCTCACCAAAGATATCAATAGTTAGTGCATCACTTGGGAGAGTAAAGTATTCACCACCAAATAATAAGATATTTCTGGCTACAAACTCTCCATATAGGGGATATTGGATAATATATGAAACATCTACTAAGGAATACACTGTGCCTGAAGATAATGAATGGGAAATAAAGATCAGGGAGGATTTTTAATTGCTGCGTCCTGAGGCTGTATGGAAGTATTCAGCTGGTACACCAAGTGGAACATATACTGACTATACAAACAATGTCAGAGTTAATTCAGATATAACTTTTTTGGGGTTAACCACAGACTACTTTTACATAGGTTTCCCAAGAAGATTTACTGGAATCTATGTTGATTTATCAACAAATGGGTCATATTCTGGATTAACATATGAATTCTATGATGGTACTCAATGGGTCAGTTTATCTCTGATAGATACATATACATTTTCAGAGTCAAAGTATCTTAGATGGGTTATGCCAGATCAGTGGCAGAAATATAGATTATCAAGTGAGGAACCTCACGTAGGTATTACCCCACCAGACAGCACAGAGAGATATTGGGTTAGAGTTAATGCAGCAACATCAGTAACAACTGCTGCAGTGATCAGTAAGATAAGAGTTATACCCTATTCAATGTATACGACTCCAACAAAGGTATTTCAGATGCTCCAGTTTAAGAAGGACTTTGATCACAGCACCACTCCCAGTGATCTAACTGTAGAAGATATAATTAGAAGGGCTGAGGATAGGATAGATTATTTAACAACTAAATCATGGCGTGCAAATGTTATAGATAGTGAATTAGTATCATATAATAGATATGGTTTATTCCCAAGATATAAAAATTTTATAAAGATATATTCTATAAAGTTATGGAATGGTAGTGGTTGGACAACAATGACAGAGGGTAGAAATAATGATTACTTTATTGATTATGATAGAGGTATGATTTATTTTACTAGACTATTCTTATTGCCAGCTTCCTATGGGATAAGTGGGAGATATTTTCACTATGGTTTTGGAGAATTCGCTTATTCATGTCAATTAAATTATATATATGGTAGAGATATAGAAAAAGATTCTCAGTTTTTTCTTGTTGAAGATGTAGCTACTAAGATAGCTGCTTTGGACATACTCAAACATCATGATTACTCTACAATGGTTGTTAGTGGTACAGATAAATTTGATTTACCATCAAAAGTTAGGTTTCTTGAAGAAGAAGTTGAGAAAAAGATTGAAGACTTGAAGGGTGTAACACTATGGTAATATGTAAGATTTGTGGACAGAAAATGAAAAGATTACAATCTCATTTAAGAATTCATGGGATTAATTCTATTAAATATCTTGAAAAATTTCCAGGTTCAGAAATTGAATCAATAGAAACTAGAAATTTGAGAACTGGTATTTTAAGAAAATACTGGGATAGTAATGATTATAGATCTAAGTTGAGTGTTGTCCATATGGGAATAAAACCTTCAAAGGAATCTATCATAAAAAGAACAAATTCAAGGAGACGTAATGGTTGGTATTCTGATAGAGATAGTACAGTAGCTAAGATATCTGCTGCAAATAAATCACAGGTACCATGGAATAAGGGTTTAAGAATAGAAGATCACTCATCATTAAAATCTTGGCACGAAAAAATGAAAAAATATTATGGTGATCAAGACTGGATAGAAAATAGACAGAGAAGAATCAAACATTCAGGTATAGGTAAGAGTGGTTTTAGAGAAGATATAGGACACTTTGTCAGATCTACTTGGGAGGCAAATTTTGCTAGATGGTTAAGATATCTAGATATCCCATATATCTATGAGCCAAAGGGTTTTAGATTATCCAATGGTAAGGTATACATATTAGATTTTTGTATATATCCAGATAGTGATATACCAACTTATATAGAAATAAAGGGTTACAAGAATAATGAATTTATGGATAAATATAATTTATTTTGTAGTGATTATCCTAATATAGAAGTTGGATTGATCTGTTCTGATGATTACAGATGTATAGAAAAACAATGGTCTTCCAAAATAGAATTATGGGAGAAATCTTAATATGCCATATACTGCAGAATTTGATCCCGTATCCACAATGAGAGATCTATTAGAGGATAACTGGGTTCCCTATAATGAGTGCCCAGCTCCATCTATTGTTGTTGGTAATGAGGCAGAGGAACCATATGCAAGAATTGATATAAATCTCGGTGATTACATTGTTATAAGATCTGGTGGGGGAGAGATATTTAAGGGACGTGGTAATCTTAAATACTTTGATAAGGAGTATCCAATAACACTAGATGTCTGGACTAAGTATAATCGTCAGAGATTAAGAGATATATATAGAGAGATAAAGGCAATATGCATGGCTAATAAGTTTAGCTTTACTGGGTTTCAACTTATTCTCCCAGTTTCCTATACAGAGATGGTTAATGAGCAGTTGAACATATGGAGAGCAGAGGTACAGATTAAGGTTACCTCAGCAGGAGTGTGTGTGGATACAATATCATGATGGAACAGAAGATATGTCCTCATTGTAATACCTCTAACCCAATTGATATAATATACTGTGTATCCTGTGGTGCTAATCTTAAGTATCTAAGGGTGATGGTTGAGGCTGAAAAAATTCTTAAGAAGAAGAGGGGTGATAGATAATGGGCTATGTGATTCGTGGAGAGAATTTTAAGGTAACCTATGCAGTGGAATCAGCGTATGGCACAGATCCTGGTACTGCAAGTCTGGTAAATTCATTTGGTGTGGTTCAAACTGCTAACATAACTGATCCACAGATTGATTACATGCCATTCTGGGGTATGAGTACTGGACAGTATAGAAACTGGTGGATTACCTACAAGGGTAAGATATCACTGGGTATGTCAATTCCAGATATAGTTCTTCTTAATGGTGCCCCCCTGTTTCTTCCACTAGGGTCTTGTACAACCACAGGAACAAATCCATATACTCACACAATGGCAGAAACATATGATCTGCCAACAATAACAACTCATGTTACGTATACTGATACCAATGATGCTGACGTACTCATGAGAAGATTCTGTGGGGGTAAGGTTGGTAGAGCTACATACTCTGCCACAGAGGGTGGATTCCTGACAATGGCTTTAGAGGATATACAGTTTAAGAATCTTTATCATAATAAATCTGGACATACTTGGTATAGTGCAAATGTTGCAGATGTAACACCATCATATCCTTGCACAGAACCATACCTATTTTCATATGGGTCTCTTACACTAGATGGATCAGAGTTTGCTCGTGTCAAGGAATGGAGATTAAGTGTTGATAATGCTCTAGAACCAAAATACTATGTTACCAATGATGCAATTAGTCAATTACCATATGAGCATAGAGAGGGTAGAAGGCAATATCAGATGTCAGTAACATGTGATATAGAGGATGCCGCCTTATATCAGGAACTAATTGACCAGGGTACATACTCAAGTGTATATAAGGGATTTGTAGCAACAATGGTATTTACCAGGGGATCAAATGATACAATCACATTCACCACACCATCAAGTGGTTCAGTTGCTTGTGGTGGTGGTAATATGGGATGTTTAATAAAGACTGCACCTCACTCCATAGTGTCTGATCCTATAGTTCCAGTATCATTAGATATAATTTGTAGAAGCTTAAGCATTGTTTCTGTTGATGCAGTATCTACCTATAGTGGTAGTGTTTAATAATTAGGAGGTAAAGATGGATATAAATGATATCTTCGTAAAAGAGGATGTTCAAGAGGTGTGGCTGGATTATCGAGAGCAGAAGATAGGACCAATTAAGGTTAGATCTCTTTCCTGGAGTCGCAAGAATCAGATACTAACTAACTGTTTTACATATGGTCAGGATGGTCAAATGAAGTTTAATTTTGATAAGTATATGAAAGATATGCTTTCAGAGATAATCATTGAAGCTCCATGGGGAAAAACAGATCAGATATTTCTAAGTAGGATCAAACCAGACTTTGGAACAACACTAGAGAAACTTGTACCGAAGGCGTTTGAGGAGATAGCTAATGCGGATTTTTTCGCAAGAGAGTAAGAAGGCTACTGTCTGGTGGAATACAAAATCCAGACATGTTTGATGGACTATTATCTCGTAAGTTAGTTGATGTTTATCTAATGAAGAGAGGCATATCTTATAATAGCATAAATCAAATGTGTGAGAGAGATGTAATGGAGTATTACTTCATATTACAGGAAATGGACAAAATAGAGATGGAATCCATGGAAAAGAATATCAGGAGATAAGTATGGCAGAAGAAACCTGGAAGGTAATTTTAGAGGAAGGTACTGCTGGGACTGGTTCTACCACAGGTTCAGCTGGGGGAACATCAGGTGGTAAATCACCAGTAACACAGAGCAAGACCTGGGGGGATATAGGTAAGATAGCCGGTGCTGTGGCAGGATTTGCTTCTGCTATTGGATTTATCATACAAGCATTGAGAAGAAGTAAGATTCTCTCTACCTTTACAGATAATCTATTAACCATAATGGGTGCTGTTGTTGATATGCTATTGATTCCACTCATACCAGTATTAGTTCCATTCCTTCAACTAGCAGTGAAGTTACTGCCAATAGCAAAGAAAATTGGTGAAATGGTGGCTCCAGTACTTGAACAATTAGTCAAGGCTATAGGGGTTTTACTAGATACTGGTGATCTTGGCCCAATAGTTCAATGGTTTGATGATCTTTTTAATAAATATTTGATACCATGGATTAGGGATTTCTTTACTAATGTTATGCCTAAGGTAATGGAGTTTTTAAAGGCTGTTATACCAAAGGTTGTGTCATTTTTATCTGAGATAATACCAGTAATAATTAAGACCTTGACTGAGTTGTGGCCAATGATAGTTGGGGCTCTTGTTGGTTTATGGAATTTAATAGCACCATATGTAAACGACTTTTTAATTAACATAGTTTTGCCGACCATAAAAACTCTAATAGATTCAATATTATCTTATACCATAGAATTTATCAAAAATATGGCAGATTGGTTACCAAAGGTAATCGGTGTGGCCATAAATAATAATCTACCAGATGTACTTAAAATACCTGGTTTTTGGAAATCACAAGAAATGCCTGATTTTCAAATGCCAACATTCAAGATAGATCTTCAGATAAATGGCCAGAAAGTAAAGAGCACAACATCTACATCTGGTGGTACATCTCTGAGTTGGGAAGATTCATTTTTTAGTTCAGCTTTAGGATAGTAAGATGTCATTATTAGTAAATATACAAAAGACAGGTGAAACACCTAGTTCATATAATTTGAAGGTAGATACTGTTCAACACAGTATGGTGAGGATGCCCATACAATCTGGTTTACCAGGTGATATAGACAATAATTCCATTAATTTGTTTGGGCTGGATCTTGGTCAATGTATAGAACAGATAACAATAACTGGTGTGGTTGATGAGGTTCCAGAATCAGGTGAACCCTCAAAAAAGAATCTAGAAAGTGTGGTTAGATCATGGTGGTCAGAGGAATGTAATGATCAATCAACTTGTACTGATGGTATTGGATTAACAATTGATTCAGTTGAGGTTTATTGGGGTGCAATAAAGGGATGTACTTTTAGAAGATCTGGTGGTATTGAGAATAGATGGGACTACTCACTGGATTTTATAGTAATTGGTAGGGTATAATGACTGCATATACTAAATCTCTAACTACATCAGTATCAGTGATAAAAAAGTTTACATTTCCTGGTGTTTATGCCGGTACAAAGGTATTCTATAGTAATGGTTCTTCTCCTGAGTTATGGACAGAGGAGAATGCCAAGATAAAGACAATTATTACAGATACTATAACAGGTAGATCTAGAAAGGCTGAGATTCACATATCAAATCAACGTAATGTTAAGGAACCAAATTATCCTTCATATCGTAGGATAAAGATAAGAGATGGTAAGTCAGGAATAATTATATTTAGAGGAAGAGTTGAGGTATCAGAGCCATATTATGATAATAGCTATGGACAGGTTCTCAAGGTTGTTGCAAGAGATTACTCTGCTGAGTTATTTGAGCGTAAGATAAATTCAGACTATACAGTAACACCTGGTGCAGTAAAAAGAAGTGCTCTAGTAAAGCAGATTGTGGATGATTATACCAGTAATGTTAGTCCACATGCAATAGACACGTCAACATACGTTGAGACGTCTGGATCATCTAGTACAGTATCAAAGAATTACACTAATTCTGGTAGGACAGCTATAGACATAATTGAGGAATTAGCTAAGGAAGATCCTTGGACAGATGAGACATGGTCTGGTTCTGGTAGTGTAATTTTATATTCAGCACCAATGACATATACAGAGAAGAAAACAGAGGCAGATGGTGGAACTGGTGATTTTGTACCATTTACGTCTACCTCAGGACACATATATCTAGGTCAGAATAATCCATTTCTGGGTGCTATATTTGATCTAACAACTAATGGTACATACTCAGGAGTTACCTGGCAATACTACAATGGTGCTACCTGGGTAGCTTTAACAATGAATACAAATTACTCTTTTGCATCAGATGGTAGTGTTAAGTGGGTAATACCGACTGACTGGGGTACATATACAATTCCTTTCACATCCACAACAAAATACTTTGTTAGGGCGGTGTGTACTACAATAACATCAAATGCACAGATACATACAATAGCATGTATACCGGGATACGGTTATGATTACTATGTAGATGATAATCAAAAATTTCACTACTTTAGAAGAGGATCTAGTCCATCTGGTGGTGCTCTTGCTTCTGGTTTAATAATCTCTCTTACAGATTCTGCTGGTAACTATACCAGGAAAATGCAGTATGACTACTCTCTTTCAGAGCAACCAAAAGAGATAGTTACCAGAGTAACAAGTAAGGGCACATCCTCTGATGGTACAACTGTAAGTTATACAGCAACAAACACAACACTTGAAACAACCTATGGCATAACAAAGGAAAAGGTTGATTATGTGTGGGGCAGTAATTTAAGTTCAGTAGATCTAACTACATATTGTACAAGTAGAGCAAAAGCCCTGTTAACTCAGACATCTACAGATATATACAGAGGCACAGTAAAAATAAATAAGTATCCATACTTTAACAGATCCACCAACACATTAGTTAGAGCAGGTGATGTTGTGAGATTAAAGATATCACCAAAGAGTGTTGATGCTGATTATGTTATTCTTGAGGTTAGATATGAGGAGCCAGATGGATTTTCAATAATAGAGGTTGTTTCTGATGTATATGGTAGATCTCTATCACCAATGGATGCTGTCTCTCAGCTGAAATCAATGAAGCTTGGAGAGGATTCTATCATACCCAGCGCCAGAATAATAGATCTTGTTGTAGATAATGCTAAGATAGGATCCTGTTCAATTGATAAGCTTACAGTAGGTACACTGGATGTTGTTGGTACAATTGGTAGTGGCGAGTGGACAACTGGTACAGGTAGTAGAGTTGTTTTTGATACTGATGGAATATCTGGTGTTAGTCAGTATACTCTTTTGTTTGGGTGGTATGGTGCTTTGTCTGCAGTTGGTTCTCTTGGCACAACAAATGTGTGGTTACAGAGATTTACATGTACTAAATCAGGCACCTTAGATATAGTTAAGGCTCAGTGTGGAGGAGCAGGACACATTAAGTTGTGTCTGTATTCAGATTCTGGTTCTTTACCAAGTAGTCTATTAGCTAGTCAAGCAGAACAGGATATCGTTACTGGATGGAATAATCTTACATTTACTGGATATTCTGTTGTTGAGGGTACTACGTATTGGCTTGGATTCCAGTCACAAACTGCTGGTGTGGGATATATGACAGTTGGTTCTGGTACATACTCAGTGAGATACAAAGCACACACATATGCAGATGCATTTGATAATCCAATATCTAGTACATCTGCTGATCTAACTCATGCACCACTTCTAGGTGCCTATGAAGATACAGAAGAAATACAATTCCAACTGGATTCTTTGGATGGTTCTGTACTAGCTTCTGCAGGAAAAATAACAATAGATGGGAATGGATTAACTATATATGATAGCACAGATGATTTTAGTTATTTAAAATTTATTTCTCCCAGTGAAGATAGGAGTGCTAGATTTCTATGGATAGATAATGATGAATTTAATATTGTAACTGATCATGATTTGGATATAAATTCATATGGTACCTTTGTGCTGGCTTCATCTGAATTATTGTGTTTATATGGGGGCACAAATATACAGATAGAAAGTAATATGTTACCAGTTACAGATACAGCATATCCTAATGCTGGTTATGACATTGGTAGTAGTTCCTATGCTTTTAAGAGTGTTTATGCAAGAAATCATGTTATAGTAGATCCAGGATTTTCTGATGCCATAACTGGTGTACTATTCTGTGTGATGGATTCCCCACCAAAGTTGGGTGTCTATACTGGTAGTCAATGGAAATATGTTGAATTGAGTAATACACTATGAAGAATATATCTATACTTATTTTACTTTTAATCCTAGTAATACTATCTGGGGTTATGCTAAATATACTCGATATGAAAAATAAGCAGATTACTCTATTAGAAAGAGATATATTAACCCTAAATACTGATAATCGAGATCTAACCAGTAGTATTAATAAGATATCAGGACTATACACTGTGGAAAAGACTCTAACAAAGTGGGAAAATCTGAAGGATTTTGATTCTATGACAGAATTAAGGAAGTTCTTAGATCAGGATAAAACCAATGAACTCAAGTATATAGATGGTTTACGGGAGTGTGTTGAATTTTCTATAATATTACAGAATAGTGCTGCTAGGGCTGGGTATAGAATGTCACTACAGACAAATATAGAGGATAGACACATGATTAATTCAGTTATAGTAAATACACCAAAACCAGTGGTTGTGTTTATAGAACCACAGACAGATGAGTTTGAGCCTGTAATTTTGGTGAGATAAATGAGAATACTAAAAAATATCATACTAGCTCTAATCATATCCACCATACTATCGTTACCAATTGGATATATTGTGATAACATCAGATATACAACCAGTAAAGAATACAACTATTGTGGATAATGTATCTGTAGTTAAACCAAGTGAAAATTTTACACCAACAAAAAATAATGATACAATAAATGTGTCCATATCCAAGCTAAAATATATATATAAGTACCAATTTGTTGATATAGAAAAAACATATGTAAGAGTAGGATATCCTTCACCAAATATAACATTTAGGGTATTTAGTGAAGAGAATGAAGAAACACCATTAGATAATATGAAAACATATTCACTCATTGATTTTAGGGGTAAGGATGTAGTCTTAAATTTCTGGGCCTCATGGTGTGATCCATGTAGAGAGGAATTTCCAGTATTTCAAGAATTCCATAGTTCAAATCCAGATGTTGTTGTTTTGATGATTGATGTAGATAATTCAGATTATAGGGATGCTAGAAACTTCATTAATAGAAATGCATATACTCTGCCAGTTGTTTATGATGGTAAGCTAACATCTGACGTATATGGACTGTATGGCATACCTAGATCAATATATATAGATAAGACTGGATTAGTTAAGAGAATTAAGATAGGTTATTTTATAGATGTTAATGAATTGAGCATTTTTGTTAGGGGTATTAAATGAATATCAAGGTATTTACAATAGTGTTATCAGAGGATGACAGTGGTAAGAAATATCTTTCTTGGTATGGTAATATGAATATAAGAGAGGCCATTGGTGCTTGCCAAGAGATATTTTCCAAGGAAGAAAAAATAAAGGCTGTAGAGGAGTATAAGAGAGGTACTCAAAATGGAAGTGATTTGCCCAAGTTGTCACAGTTCGAACATAATCAGTCAGAAAAAGTGGACGAACAAGAGACTAATTAGAAAGAGTCAGGCATTCATTCGATGTGAATCCTGTGGTAAACAGGTATTCTATACAATATTATCAAAATACACAGACAAAAAATAACTAAATTTTAATGTTTTTATAGTATAATTAAACAAATAAAAAGTGGGGTAAAAACAAAATGAAAATTGCAGATGCACTACTTCTTCAGAAGGATATCTCTGAGGAAATCAATCGACTTCGATCTATGGCAAAGGCTGAGGGGTGGGAATACAGATCAACTGATCCAAATGCTAAGTGGGTTCAGACATTTGATCTAGAGGAAAATCACAAGAGAGTTAAGACTCTCATGAGGCTACAGAGAAAGATCAGCCGATCCATATCAATTGCTAATAACACTCTTGAAGTACCTGGTCTTAATGATCAGGATTTCTCTGAGTGGTTATAGACTAATTCTCTGGTGTTCTAGGCTTAAATGGTAAATCCTTCACATCCTAGAGTGATCAGCCAGGGTGGAGAATAGAGATTATTATATCTGGTAAAAACAGAATACTTATCCCAAAAGTTAACCCTAAAATTTGTGTAAAGGGGTCCAGGGATGGAGTAAAGTTTTGATTATCTATTTTAGAGAGTGTTTTTATTTCTATTCTCCAGTTATCGCGAGGAGGGAAAGGTGGTAATCCGTGGGTCTCATAAACCTGAGAAGGAGGTTCAACTCCTCCCCTCGCTACCAAAGAATTCTATCATTACTCTTAAAAATACCTTAGATAGGTTGAAAAAAGAAGCAGTAGTTAATCCTGATGAGGAGTGGTATGAGTTTATTCAAGATATAAAAAGAGATCTCATGCTAAAAATATTGAGTGAATGAAACTAGATTATGAATTGATACATCTATATTTTGTAAAAGTACATCAGGGTTATATTAAAGGTATCTGTCCAGCCTGTGATAAACTGCAGGATGATGGTTTGTTTTGCTGGAGTTGTTACTTTAAGGCTTTTGGTAAGGGTAGTGATAGTGAAGGATATTATCGAAGAATCTACAATGAAGAACTATCACCAACTTATGAGAGATTCAAGGCTCTTTGTATGTTGAGGGAATTAAGGAATGAATGCTAAGGATATAAGAAGATACTGGGTTAACAAGTGTAGGGATAAGAATAAGGATTTTCAATCTGATAAGTATGTGGTAGAGGTGATCCTGTTAAAGAAACTAATAGATAGATATAGTGAATATGTGGTACTAGAAGCAATGGATCACTTTCTTGATGGCCCAGCAAAACCACTATCAATAATGTATTTTGCAAAATCAAGTGTTTTTGATTCTAAATTTAGTGATATAATAAAACTACAACCAATACTTAAGTATAAGAGATCACTAATGTCTGTATCAATGAGTATCAGAGATAGAATGCATGAGTTGATAGAAGAGTATTTATTGTATTCTAGGGCCTATACCCTATCAGATGAGGAAAAGCTTAGGAAACAATTTATAATAAAGGAATTAGAATCACTGTGTTAGACTTAATTGGGAAAAATAGATGAATTTATTTAAGAAAAATGGTTATAGAATAAGAGTATACCTAAAGGGAGAAATTAAGGTTTGTGGTTTTAAGAGTGACTGGTTTGATGTGGGGGATTATGGGGATTTAAAATTACAGCAGGACCTAGCTGAGAGATGGATTATGAGTGGTTGCATATTCATAAATAAGTCAGATACTGATGAGCATGCAGTTATACCCATTTCTAATGTGGAAAGAATAGAATTTATTGGCTATAAGAAAGCCAATGAACACCTGGAGAATAGAGATACTGATTTGGATACTAGATTTAAGAAGTTTTTGAGAGATACAAAATTAGAACAGTAATATAGAGGAATTTTATAATAGTATGTACCCTAAGGAATATGAAGATAAATTAATCTCTTTTATAAGAGAACCAGATAACCTAGCACAGATACTTATTAGTGGTGTTACGTCTGATACATTTAATATCAGAAGGGATGTATTTGATTTTATTATAAAGTATAAGAATAAGTATAGTAATGTGCCATCTAAGTCTGTTATAGAGGCAAACTTCCAAGATTTTAAGGTTGTGGATAATGTTAAGCCAGAGGAAACAAAATTCTATATTGATGAGTTAAAGAAGTTTGAGATAAAGAGAAAAGCGCGTAAAATTCTAGACAAGAGTGTTGATATGATGGAGAGTGATCCATATGGATGTTTGGATTATCTCATTGCAAAACTTCCAGCACTGAGAAAAACATCTGATTATACAAGGAGTTATACTGATAGGGAAGCAGAATCTAGATATGAGGATTATATAAACAGATCCACACTGAATGCACAGGGATTAACTGTTGGTATCAGGACTGGATTCTCCATACTTGATGATAAGTTAATGGGTTGGCAAAGAGGTAATTTAATAACCATAGTAGCATCATCTGGTAAGGGCAAGACTTGGTTAGCCCAGTATTTAGCAGCATTTCCATATGTTATGGAAGAACAGAGAGTACTATTTCTTGAGCCAGAAATGTCTATATCTGAATCTGAACTAAGATGGGACACCATTGTTGGTAAGTTGATGGGTTATAAGTTTTCTAACAAGGGTCTCAGTGTAGGTACTGGTGTCAACAAGCATGAGTACAAGGAATTTCTAGATAAGGTTTCTAAGAATGAGCGATGGTTAACACTTACATCAGATAATAGAAAGAGATTTACAATACAATCAATAGAGGCTGAGGTGGAGAAGTTTTCACCAGACATAGTAGTTCTTGATGGTTTTCTTTTACTGGATATAGGAGTAAAGGATTGGACTACCATGGAAGATGCTGCTGCAGGAATCAAGAACATAGCACAAAATTATAACTTAATATTTATAGTTACTGCACAAGCCTCTAGATCAGCTAAGGATGAGATGCCTGAAATTCATGAGGTATTTGGTGGGGAGGCTCTAAGACATCAGTCAGACTGTATGATAATGATGTCTGATACAGATGAACCAAAGGTTAGAAAGATAGTCATACCAAAGAGAAGAAATGGTGAGCCCATAAATAAGCCAATTAAGATATCATTTGATGTAGACATAGGTGCAATAGGTATTTGATGAGTAGAGAGTGGATATTTTATAATGACTGTAGTGATTGTGGTAGATGCAATAGTGATATATATAAAATGTGTACAGTGAGGGATCCTAACTATGCAAGTTATAAATTAAATTAGAGATATTCTAAATCATACTCAATTCTCATTAATAAGGGCTATGAAAAATATCAAATACATTATTGTAAGGTCTATGAGATTCATTGTGTAATAGATCTAGACAGATGTGATCCTGTAGATTGTTCATGGGAAAAGGAATGTCAAATGTTGAGGGCTCTAGGTGATTAAGGGTTTAATTGATGTAAAGAAGAGTATTATAAATGACTTCAAGAAGGAATTGATGATAATGAAGTTAGATGAAAATAATAAAAAACAAGAGCGAAAACTAAAAATAATAAGAAAGTATTTACCATGTAGCATAAAAAAAGAACTTCATGAATAGAACAGATAAAATAAACCTAATTAAAAAAATAGGTATTAAGATAGATAAGGAAAGCTCATCTGGTGAGATACAGTGTTTCTGCCCACTACATGATGACCATGAGCCATCACTAATGATTAACATAAATACTGGTAAGTATCAGTGTTTTTCTGGTTGCATTAGAGGAAGATCTCTAGAGGATCTAGTGAAAAAAATTACTGGAAGGGATATATACATTAACTCTGATGAAAGTTGGGGTGATTCATTTAAGGAAAAATTATATCCTAAGACTAAGAGCAGTATATTACCATCAATCCCATTACTACCATTAGCCGTGGGAAATCCAGGAGAGGAATACTTGATATCTAACAAGAGAAAGCTGGATCTAAATATCATAAGTGAATTTAAGATAATGTATTGGGAACAGAGAAATGCTGTTGTGGTACCAATAGAGAATGTGGGTTACATGATTCGTGATATTGATGGTAAGAAGTTTAAATATGTTAATGGCACGAGAATCAATGATACACTATTTGGTTTAGAGAAAATTAATTTAAAGTCTAATGTTTTTATAATATTAGTTGAGGGTTGTTTTGATAAACTATGGTTACACAAGATAGGTTACAAAAATTCATTAGCTATAATGCATGGTGGTATATCAGATAGACAAGTGGAAATACTTAACTGGTTTCAGGTACCAATCTATATCATGATGGATAATGATGAGAATGGAGAGGGTAATAAGATCAGAGATCGTATATCTAACAGGTTAAGAGGTAAATTTAGGGTAAAGATTTGTGAATTACCAAGATTTAAGGATCCAAATGAATCAACAGAAATTGAAATTGCTGAATCAATTGAGAGCGCACATTAAGGGTGAATCAGGATTAGATCCAATTTCACTACATCAGTTAAGGATCTTATGTGATATGTCTCAATGTGATTCAAAAATATTTAATGATAGATGTGAGAGCACAACTTCTATATATAGACATATAACCCACTGTATGTATTGGAATACCATTAATGATTTTCAATTATATTTATATATATTAAAAGAGGAAAGAGAATGCAAGAAGAAAAAGAAGATCTAACTAGATACGTAACACTGGACGTAGTTCGTGATGAGATAAATAACTATCTCAAGAAAATGTTTAGAACAGAGTTTTGTCCTAACTGTAATGAGTTACAGAGTATGGCTATTATATATCATCTTGGTGAAATGAAGCTTGGTCTAATGCCTAAGATAAGTGAATCATACCGATGTCTTGGGTGTTTACATTTATATGAGTCAAAATTAGAGGAGGTTACAGAGAGAGACAATATACATAAAGTGAAGATGGGTTTTGCAAATACACCAAATAAGGAAGAGTCATCAAACAATAAAATAAAACCAGTAAAAAGGGAGGAAAATTAAAAATTGTTAAAGGGATTAGGAGAATTAAAAGCAAAAGCTGAACAGGCTAGATCATTTTCTAATGAGGATAGAATACTTCTTCTAAAGATAAAGGATGGTGAACACGCCAGAATAAGGATTCTAACTGATACAGAAGATATCATTAAGGCTGGGATCCATGAGGTTACAAAAACAACACCAAAGGGTCCTGTTTACCCAAAGATATACTGTACAAAAGAGGATGGTGGTGTGTGTGAGGAGTGTAATAGGGGAGATATACCTAAATCAACACTGTTTTTCTGGGTGTATGTGTATGAGATCATGCATAAGCGTCAGAATCCACAACTTGAGCAGGATCCAAATGCCACAAGGTGGACACAGGTAAAGCTATCAGGCACGGTTTACTATAGGGAAGATGTAAATGGGCCTAGAATTCTTAGAACAAAGCGTGGAAATAACAAGTACATTGAGAAGATGTTTGTTGATTATGCTGATGAGTATGGTACCTGGTGTGATCGTGATTATCGCTGGTCTAGAACAGGATCATCAATGGATGATACCTCATACTCGCTTGTACCTAAAGATCCGTCCAAGATGACAAAGGAAATCACTGAGGTAGTTAAGTCTCTACCAAAACTTACTGATTATGTTATGGGAAAGACTTTTGTGCTTCATCCTGAGTCTGAGGATTCAAATATTAGTAAGAACAAATCAGACGAATCTGATGATGGTATTTTTTAATTAAGGAGGAAAGAAAGGAATGTCACAATCTCATGAGTTCATAGTTAAGAACTCAAAGAAAATTACAGCAGAATCTGAGAAAAGGGGTATCACAGCTACAGCAGATAAATTTGGTGTTTCAAATTGGTCTGTATATGTAGCAAGAGCTCTTGAGGGTGAGTATGTACCAGTTGCAACTCTTGCTCTTATCAGGAAACGTATATCGTCAATGAAACCACGTTCATCTAAGAGGAGCTAAACACAGGTGTTCCCTCTATCTGTTAATCAGTTAAGGGATATATAGAGAATATGAAGATGGGAATATCTATTAATAAAATAAAAGGAGAGAAAGAAATGATTGACATTAAAAAGATGAGAGTTGAGGCTGGCTTAACACAGAGTGAGTTTGCCAGTGAGGTTGGGTGTAGTACCTGGTCAATATGCATGTGGGAAACAAAACAGGTTTATCCCAGTAGGTCTTCAGTACTTGCAATAAAAAAGTGGCTGAAGGCTCGTAGAGATCCAGAATTAACTGGATCCACATCAAATAGGTCAAAAACCACAAATATTCCTGCCTATGTTATTAGGCGTGTACAGGGTCATGAGATGGCACTATTCAAAGCCAGTGATAAGATTAATAGTCTTTTTTGGCAAGAAATAGATGCCGCACCTCAGATCCAAAGGAACATAGAACGGGGTATACCAATCAAGGCCCAGTGTGAGTTAGCCCTAAGCCAGGTCAGTGGTAGGTTGGATCCAACTCTAGTTAAGGGCTATTTCAGCCGGATATCAAATATAAAAAAATAAATAGATTTATGTTTGGGGGTGTTATAAAAGCACCCCCAAATAAATTAAATAGGAGAGAAAAGATGAATAAGAATGATGGTAAGTTATTAGCTATGAATCTTCACACCAGGTATGAATATCATCGATATGATGATAATTCAGTTCTCACTGTGTGTAATTTAGAGAGAACTGATAGAGGTATTATTGCTAGGGGACTGGCAATATGTTCAACTAGGGATGTATTTAATAAGGCTGAGGGTAGATCAAAATCTCTTGGTAGAGCTATTGCAGCTGTTGAGCATAGATCCGCATTGTGGCCTGTACAGAGAACAGATAACAAGGCCTCTATAGAGTGTAGGGGACTATATAAGGCTGAGTTTTGGGGATAGCAACAATAAAAAATTAGGAGATAGTAATAATGTCAGAAGTAAGTGCAAAGATAGGTTTAACACTGAAGTTATTTAAGGATTCCAGTTATGAGTTTATTCGTCCTGAGATATCAATTGATAAGATAGATACCTCTAGACCAATTAAACCACAGATAGATGAGGCTGTTAAAGCTATACGTGAGGTTTGGGATGCTACAACAGAGGAAATGAATAAGATTCTGGCAGATGAGATGCCACAGGTAAATGCTGCAATGGAGGTACAGATAGCCAAAAAAATGAAGCGCATGGAGGAGACAATAAAATCTCTTGATGAGCGCATAGCAAAGCTAACGGAGCCTGCATAATGGATAAGATATCTACCCAGGGTGAGTATCAAAAGCAGGTGTTTGGTAAGGACCTATCATCACTATCTGATAAACAAAGGATATCTGAATCTAATACAATGATATTAGCTGTGATAGAGGAACTGATGGAGCTAATGTCAGAGTATAAAGCCTTTGAGTGGAAAAAAGACAAGACACCTGATATTGATTTAATACATGAAGAAATTGTGGACATATATCACTTTTTTATGAACCTGTGTTTAATCTGGGGTTTAAATAGTGATTCTAAATTAGAAGAATTTTATATCAGAAAGCTATCAAAGAATTATGAAAGAGGAGGTTTACATAATGATTCCTCTCACACTCATAAGTGATAACATAGATGATTTATATAAAAAATCTATAGTTGAGATTTTGAGTCAGTACTCTATTGTAGAAGCTAGAGGGTTAAAATTTAAAGAAGTTCTTTTTCCGCATTTAATTTTAACAAATCCTAGAGCAAGAATTATTCAAAACTCAGCTAGAAAGATTTCTAAAAAATTTATGATGGCTGAGTTTATTTGGATAATGAGTGGAAGTGAAGATGTCGAAATGATTTCACATTATAATAAGAATATTGTACAATTTTCAGATGATGAAAAGGTTTTCCATGGAGCATATGGCCCAAGATTAAGAATGTGGGAATATACTGAAAATTACGACCATAAATATTATGATCAATTAAGTGGTTGTTTAGAAAAATTGAAGAATGATCATGGAACACGTCAAGCGGTTATGATTATTTTGAACCCTGGAATAGATTTTACAGTAAAAACAAAAGACATACCATGTAATGATTTATTACAATTCTTTATAAGGGATAATAAACTACATATGAGCTGTTATGTACGTTCCAATGACTTGAACTGGGGTTTTCCGTATGATGTATTTCACTGGACAATGCTACAAGAACTTTATGCTGGTATACTTGGTGTAGAACTTGGTGAATACCACCATATTGCTGGTAGTTTTCATATTTATGACAAAGACTTAGAAAAAATGGATTTAATAAGTAGATGTCAAGTTAATCAAATAGAGATGCCAAAAATGCCAAAATATACTGATTTACATATATTGACTACATTAAATAACTTTGAAAAAGAAATAAGAATATACCAGAAGCCTATTATTAAAGTTTTTGATTCATACTGGACTGAATTATTGAGTTGGTTATGAAAATATCTTTAATTGATGCTATGCAAGCACCCAAAGTGTGTGCTATTGACTTAGAAACCACAGGTTTATCTTATGTTAGTGATAAAGCTCTAAATATGGGAATATATGGAGATAGTTTTGAAGGTTACTTTAATTTTTGTGATTATTCAAAGTCTCAATTAAGTAGTTTTTTTAGAGACTTTCTTAAATCACATTCTGTCATATTACATAATGCTAAATTTGACTTTCATTTTATTAATAAATTTACCTCTGTTGAGGATGTTGAATTCTCAGATACAATGATATTATCCCAGATAATTGATGAAAGAAAACCATCACATAAATTGGATTATTTAGCAAAGTCTAATTTTGGTGATTCGTCTTGTATAGCAAAAAATAAAGTGGATAATATATGGAAAGAGATAAAGAGCAGAAAAAAAGTTAAACTTTATACAGAAGTACCAGAAAATCTTCTTGGTGACAGAGCTGTGGAAGATAGCAAGAATTCTTATAAGTTATACAAAATATTTAGGCCTCTTTTATATAATACTTCTGTGTATTCAATGGAAAAAGAACTATTAAAGAGATTACTTATTATTGAAGAAAATGGTGTCTTGATTGATATAGACTATCTAAAAACCTTGAGGGTAAAATTACAAGATAGTATGCTTGCTCTTGAAGAGAAATACAAAGATATTAATTTGAATTCTTCTGATCAAGTTGGCAAAATTCTATTTAATAAGATGAATATTAGTCCAACAAAATTTACCAAAGGAGGAAAACCTTCTGCTGATGAAAGTGTATTAAAATCTTTGAATACTGAATTTTCTAGAGATGTTCTTGAATATAGAAACATATCGCATATGCTGAGTACATATGTTGAAGCTTTTTTAGATAGAAAGGATGATAATAATAAATTACATTGTAACTTTAAGCAATTGGGTGCAAGAACTAGTAGACTGAGTTGTACAGAACCTAATTTACAACAAATACCAAAAGGCGAAATGATACGTAAAGCATTTATTGGTAATAAAAGTCTTTCGACATTCGACTATTCACAAATGGAAGCTATATTATATGCTCTATTTAGAAAGGAGAAAACTTTACTTAGTGCTTTAGACAGTGGTAATGATTTGTATAAGGCCATGGCCACACAAGTTTTTTCTAAGAAAATTACTGATATAACAGCTGAGGAGCGTGATACGGCTAAAGATATTTTTTTGGGGACTATATATGGAATGGGGCAAAAAACATTAGAAAGTAGAGCGAAAGGCATAACTATAGGACAGATTAGGTCTGCTTTTAAATCATTAACTAAATTTAATAAAGAAGTTTGTGAAAAAGTAGAATCTGATGGATACGTTGAAACTATTTTTGGTTACAGAAGACATCTGTTTGAAGATGAGGCTTACAAAGGAATAAATGCTATTATTCAAGGGTCTGCGGCTGGTATCCTTAAAAAATCTATAATAGCTTTTCCTAGTTATTTATTAAATAAATTTAGAATAACTGTACATGATGAAAATATTTTTGAGGATCTAGAAAAAGATGAATTTTATGAGGTAGAAAAAATAATGACTGAATTTAGTGATTATCTTAAAGTAAAGATACGAACTGGTCAGACTTGGTGGGACTGTTGTAAAGATAAGGAACCTTCTTATACTGAAGAATTTTATAAGGTTGGTATGTAATGCTAATTTCATTAGGGCATAACTCATCTGCTATAAGAACAGGTGATGAAGTAGTTGGCTATGAAGAAGAAAGATTAACAAGAATAAAATCTGATTCCACTTTTCCTGTTAATTCATTAAAAAAACTTAATTTTTCAAAGTCAGATGTAACTTATATATCACATTGGTATGATAATTTTGACTTTTACAAAGAAAGTATACCTGATATAGGAAACCATCAGTATAATTATCTATACATGGGTATGACAAATCCTGAAATAGTGACACTAAGTAAAAATTTTACTCATCATGATGCGCATGCCTACTCTTCTCTAGCTTTTTTGAGAGAATTTAGCAATAAAAATGAGCCATTCTATCTAATTGTAGCAGACGGTTTTGGTAACAAACAAGAAGTTATTTCTATATATAAAACCATAGGAACAGACATTTCTCTAATAGATAGAATTTTTGATTATAAACATTCTTTGGGGTTGCTTTATCAATATGCAACATCTTTTGTTGGCATGAAGGAAAATCAAGATGAGTATAAATTTTTAGGTTATGAATCACATGTTGATGATTATCTATCAAAAAAAGAAATGGAAGATCTTGATAAAGAAGCTTATAAATACATAAGTCACTGGATACAAACTATTGGTAAACATAGTGTATTACCAGATGAAAAATACATAAATATAGAAGAATTAAGAGACAGCAAAAAGTATTTCTATGATGTTTTTAATGAAATAAATAAGATTTTTAAGTGTAAATCTAAAGATAGCCTTAGGTCTATTATAGGTTACTTTGTACAGAAAGTAATAGAAGAGATAAATATATACTTTATTCAAAAATATGGGATGGAAAATGTAGCCCTTTCTGGTGGTTTGTATTATAATGTTAAGTTGAATAATAAAATATTAAAAACTATTCCTGGTAAACTTAGTGTTATACCACTCGCAGGAGATCAAGGTGCTGCTATAGGCTTGTATTATAAGTATAACTATAGCTTCAAATTTAAAGACTTACTCTGGGGCAAAAGAGAAATAGAAAATATTAGCAATTACAACATTAGCCATATAGTTAATAAGCTAAAAAATGATGAAATCGTCCAAATTGTTTGTGGTAATATGGAGTTTGGGCCAAGAGCTTTATGTAATACTAGTACTTTATGTATACCAAATAAAGAAAATGTTGGTCTAATTAATTATATCAATGGCAGAAATACAGTAATGCCAATGGCACCTGTTATATTAGAGAAAAATCTTGCTGAATTCTTTGAGAAAGACCAATTTTCTAGAGTAATTGGGTCTGATAGATTTATGATTATAACGTATGATTATAAGAATAATCCTGGTGATTTTTATGGTGGTGCTGCTCATAAATATCCCATGATTGATAGATACAGTGGCAGGCCACAAGTAATAACGGATAGAAATTCATACATCTATAAAGTTCTTTTAGAATTGGACAAATCTAATATAAAGATGCTTATAAATACAAGTTTCAATGTGCACGGAAAGCCTATTGTTTATTCTGAAATTGATGCTATAAATGATTTTGATTATCAAAAGCAACGTTCAAAGGACAGAAATAACAAGCCTATTCATTTGCTTATTGGTAATATATGGAGATCAAATGAATAGTTTTAAGATAGCTTGTTCTGGAGCGTGTCATTCAGGTAAAACTACATTTATAGAGTCAATAAAGGAGAAACTTGGGGATGATGTTGTCATTTTTAATGAGCATGCAAGAGATGAGTCTATTAGCAATATAGATGAGCTTCGTAATAATTCAGATGAATATTTTAAATTCCAGACTAGAGTGATATCAAACAAGATTAAAGATGAAAATTATTCCTTTAGTATAAAGGATAAAATTATTCTTTTTGATAGAAGTTTAGTAGATTCATTTTATTATTTAACATTTTTTGTAGATAAATCAACTTTATCAAGAGAAAATCTAGCTGAGTACTTAGGCTTTGTTAATTCTTTATATGATAGAAATGTTAAACCAATTTATGATAGAATTTTGTTCTTTAATAGTCTATCTATAAAAGATCAGACTGACAAATACAGACCAAAGAATTTGGATTTATACCAAGAACTTGAGGAAAAATATATATCATTGCTTTTAAATGGATTCAACAACAAAGTTAGTCAGTTTTCTAGAAAAGAAGATGATATTTCTTCTTTGATTTTTTCTATAAAGGAAAATATGGTTATGGCGCAGCAAAAGGTACTCTCTTCATATATAAACTATGAAGAGAGTATTGTAAAGAAGTACTTAATTTTAGATAATATCATTTCTAATAGATTTGGATCTGTTGTGTCAAGTTCTTTTGATATGGATTATATGTTATTATCTGGTTTGTTGTTTAGTGATAATGTAGAAAATAGTAATATGATTATTAACAAAATAAAAGATATAGAAATAGAGCCAGATTTTATGAATTCTAGGTGTCACCCAACTGGCTTATTTATAAAAGGTAATGACATGATAGTTGGTGAGGCTCCTGGGCAAAAAGGCAGATCTATAAAACCAGAATATTTAAAGCCATCTTTTATTTTTGAAAAGCCTTCTTTCATATTAAGGAATTCTATAAAAGAGTCATTCAATAGAATGCCATATATAACAAATCTTCTTAAATATGCTAGATCTGATAATAAAGTGACCAAAAAAGATTTTGATAAAACATCACACATCTTTGATTTAGAAGTTGATTTATTAAGCCCAAAAAGAATATTTGTCTTAGGAAGAAATGCTTTTGAATATCTATCTGAAAAATATTCAAATGTTATTTATATTAAGCATCCAGCAGCTATATTGTATACAGGAGAAGACATTAACGAATATAAAGCCTCTTTCAAGGAGAAAATTAAATGCTAGTAAATGTATTTAAAGCACCATTTTCAGAAAATGATACATTTTTAATTAAATTAATTAAGTTTAATTTGGCAGAAGAAAAACTTAATATTTTATGTAGTAGTGATGAGTACTTAGATTTAAAAATTAAAAGATTCAGAGAAAAGAATACATCTACATCTGGATTTGAGAAGTTTGAGAAAAAAGCATCTTTAAGTAGGCCATTAGACTCTCTAGAAGGTTCTATATATACTTATACATGTGAAATTAGAAATAATGATACATATAGTGAATCTATAGATCATATTAAAACTCTTGTTAGTAAGAATTCAAGGAGGGCTATTTTAAGATTTTTAAATTCTGGATGGTCTTACTATTCATCAGAAACTATAAATAAAAAACTTAATGTTACATGTCTAGCCTATATTCAATACTTTAAAGACAGAGTTTCTATTGTATTCAGAGCTAGTGATTTACAAGAAGAGCTGTTTGTTGATATAATAACTATATATGAATTTTTTATAAAGCCAATTTATAATATTCCTATAAATATAGAAATATATTCTACTTCAGTTCAGAATCATTTATATTTTGGTGATTTAATTAATAAGCTGGAACTATTGGAGGGATGATGCCTAAGAAAAAGAAGGATGAAATTTCAGAAGAGTTTGATATAGATAAGCTAGCTGATTTAGCTAGTAAGTCTTTTAAGTGTGATATTGGTATTGCAAATAAACCAGAGTTTGCATTATCTCTTGTCCAAACTGGATTACCAGTACTGGATAGATTACTGGGTGGAGGCTATCCAAGAGGTAGATTAAATATAATTACAGGGCCATTTGGTACTGGTAAGACATATATCTGCCATAACATAACTTCTAATTTTCAAAAGAATGGTTTATCATGTATATGGATAGATGCTGAGAGAAGATATAATCCTCAATGGGCTGAAAAGATTGGTGTTGATACAAATAAACTCATACTCAATAGGCCAACATTTGGAGAGGAAGCCATTGATCTTGTTCTATTCTATCTCAGCAAGAGGGTGGATCTCATTGTTATAGATTCAATAGCTGCCCTATCACCACTTGCTGAGTATGAGGCTGGTATGGAGCAAAAGTTCATGGGTTTGCAGAGTAATATGTTATCTACTGCGTTTAGAAAGATAATTCCTGAAAATAATAACACTGTGTTGATATGCATTAACCAACTCAGGCAATCAATAGGTTCTAGATTTAATCCTGGTGTATTGAAGAAGATGCCTGGTGGAGATGCGCAGTATTTCTATGCCACATCAATTATGGAGGTAACTCGTAAGGGATGGATAACTGAGAAGGATGGTGATAGTGGTGGAGAAGAGGAGAAGCTCAGTGCAAAGAGACGTAGTGTTGGTTTTAATATAAACTGTTTCCTTGAGAAGTGTGATTTTGCATTGCCGTATAAATCATGTGATCTACCATTCAACTTTACAACTGGTAAGATAGATAACACGTCTTCAATTGTTGATCTTGCTGTTGATTTAGAGCTAATCAAACACAGCGGTGCTTGGTTTTACTATGGTGAAGAGAAGTTTATGGGTAAGCAGGCCATGTTGGATTGGTTTAATGAGGATATAGCTAGATTGGATAAACTAAGGAGCTCCATATGAACAGGAGAATAAAGTTAATTCTCATAAGAAGTAAGGTCTGTCCTGAAGGAGGCATAAATCACATGGCTTCTGTTAGGGATCTCGATTATGCTAGATACTGTCCAGTTTGTGGTAAGGCTCTCGTAGTCAGAAAATGTAATAAGTGTAACAGTGAAATGGATCTAGACTGGATCTACTGTACTAAGTGTGGAAAGGGGGATTCTGAAAGAATACAGAAAAAAATGTTGGAGAAATTAAATCAATGAGATGGAAGGTACATTTGAAGGGTAATGGTGAATTTTTCTTTTTAGGTGAGAGGAAGCTTTCTAAGTTTGGTAGTTCTGAGGATATCATTGGATTCTATTTGGTTAATGTAGAAGTTGACGGTCAGAGTGACCATAAATTAGATCATCCTGTCTATATACCATGGAATTCTGTTTTGTATATTGAAGAAATACCATGATTAAATTAAGTGAAAAGCGTAGATGGTATAAGAAATATATACAAGCATGCATGCTGACTGAATTTGGTGATTGTGACAAACCATTTATTGATTTTATAAATGAAGTAATTATTTATTTTAAGGATAATAGTGATGAAATATGGGGTTACATAAATCTAAGGGAATCACGGAGACATAAAGTAGCCCCATTTAAGAAGGTTAAATTTTGACAGATACACACTATACAGATAAACAAATAGAGGTAGCAGGATGGATAATGAATCTTGGTTTTCAGGTAGAGTTAGAGCAGGTGCTCGGTAGATACTGTCTGGATATATACCTACCTGAGATACATGCTGCTGTGGAGATTGATGGTGATTCACACTATCAAAAGAAGGATGATAAGAGAGATCTGTGGCTTAAGGAAAACTATAAGTTGGATCACATACTACATCTTGATTTTAGTGTAAGGAAGAGTGAGTTTAAGAGAATATTCTTAACTTGGATAGAGAGGAATTTTAGTGGAGAAGAAACTGAAAAAGGGTCTAGCTAATATACGAAATTTTGCCAGCTCCAAGAACTGGGTTGAGCAGCTGATTGATGATTTTCTTGATGGTAGAGTAGAGGAAAATAGGTCAGGGAGAGATTTTCATCCATCAGCTGCTGGGAAGTGCCCTAGATTAATACAGCTGTCTATGATGGGGTTAATACAAGAGTATCATGAACCAAGAGTAAAGCGAATATTTGATGCTGGTCATGATATGCATAATAGATACAAGAGATACTTTGAGAGGGCTGGAAAACTCATTGCTGAGGAGGAGAGTGCCAGGGCAAAGATAGATGGTGTATCAATAGTTGGTAGAGCTGACTTGATTGTTAAGGATTTCAAGGGTAACAAGCACCTACTTGAGCTCAAGACTGTAAATTCCAGGAGATTTGAGGAGATACTAAAGAAGGGTATATACTATGAGGATCACTTTATACAGTGGAATCTATATTCTGGTATTCTTAAACTTTATGGTGGTGAAATACTCTATGAGAATAAGGATGACCAGCGTATGAAGATATTTCATGTAGAGTTTAATGATGAAAAGTTTGTTAGAACAATCAACATGTTTAAGGCTGTTGACTATCACATAGAGAGAGGATTACTAATAAGAAAGCCTGACGTCTGTGATGCAAAGTTCTGTGTTGCAAAAAACTACTGTAAGGAAAACAAGGACACACAGAAGGTAGATGTTAATGTTAAAATAGGTGGTAATAAACAAAAATAAGGGGTAATAAAAATTAGATTAATTGATATTATGGGATTAACGAATGAATAAACCTAAATGGATGCCAGAGAACATATACAGCAATCGAGGCGGTTATGATGATTCAGCCATTTCGTTTGGCTATAACAAAGGTTCTCTTGATACAGCAAAAGCAATACTGGAATATCAAATCAAATATTGGTCTGGTTTCGAAGGGCAGGAATTTGTTGTAGCGCATTTCCAGTTCATGCTTAAAGAAATTGAGGAGGCACTAAAATGAAGCTGATAAAAGAATCTGCACCTGCAGATAAAATAGCCTATCATGTACCTGATATAGAAGTCACACTGGATGACACTAAAGTCCATATAATCATGCCTGGGGGGATGCTTAAATCAGCTGATGCTTCAACTACAATCATCTACCATAAAGGCAAGGTCTATGAAGTACCAAAGGCAAAAGTACGCAAAGATGCCTACGGTGCATACTTTTCAATTATGGATTTCGAATCTCTGCCGGAGGTTAAATAACATGTCAGAATATGTAGTAATCATAGTTGATGATGAGAAGTTACCTGATCAAAGGTTTTGCAATGGGACTGGGTATTGGGCTTGTTCATTTAAACAAAAGCAGTGTGTGGAATGCCCTAAAGATTGCCCTGTAGCCAAGATATACAAGAAAGGTCAGCAATCCCTGATCTCTCAAGCAAAGCCGATAAGAGAATTTATTCGTATTGTATTACAAGCCAGTAAAGCGTGGGAAGATGGGGCTAACAAAGATGTAAGTAATTATGAGTTTATCACCTCTCAATTTATACAGGAGGGAAAAGAATGAACATAATAGATAAATTCCTAAAATCTTTCCAAGTTATTGAGGATGAACTGATTGATTCTGAACATATAACCCACATAAGGAATAATCAATACTGCGGGTATTGTTTGAATTATATAGTGACAGGTATTAAATACGACGGGACTAACCACCGTGCTGTGCATGATTGCAGTAAACATGCCAAAACATTCAATGGTATACATGAAGGAGATTGTGATAGTTTTTTACACAATAGAAATATAAATGACCATGAAGCATGGAAACAACTGCAACAACGAAAGAAAGAGTATTTGCTTTTACTGCAAGTCATACAGGAGGGGAAATAATGGGGCTATTTAACTATGTTGATTTTAAGGAGAATTGTCCTGTGTGCAATCAACCGGGGATTAAGTGTGAGGTAGCACATGGATAGTAACAAATTACATAATCATCCTGGCATGGAATCAAGACTATGCATTGATAAAGAGCATGTCATTATTGACCGTGAGGTTTATGACCGATTATTTCAAGATGCTAAATCCGTCAAGGCTGTGATAGAGAAGATCGAGGAGTTCAAGGTTACAATATTTGGGTTAACCTTTACCTTAATACCTGAAAAGGATTTGCTACAACTTAAATCTGAATTAGGAGTGGAATAATGATCCGCATAGTCAAAGAAGGTGCAAAACCTATTAAGCGTATACCTCCTGGTGCGCCTGAGAATGTACCACAAAATTGTTATTGGGAGACTGATACTGTAGAGATTGATATAGATGAAGCACCACCAGAAGTTAAAAAGTGGCTTGCTGAAAAGCTGGGGGTTCACCATGAGTAAAGTTATATTGGATTGCAAAAGAACATGTCCTAATAAGGCAAATGACCCATGTGATCCTGAAGATTGCCTTAAAGCCCAAGCTCGTCACTTCTGGGAGTATCTCAATGAGACTTGCAATGAGCATGAAGCTACACAGAGAAATGGACACCGGCATCCCCATCGTTATCGTTGCCCCGAATGTCTGAAGCAAATTAACAAGGAGTTAGGTGTATATGAGTGAAAATAACATAATAGAAAAGATAAATGAGAAGATAAAATCATACCCTCTCCCAAAAAAGCCAGTCTCATTTGGTGGTGAGTACACATTTCCAGAGGATATATCCAATGTAACATCAATTGATCTGGGGCAGTGGATGTTTAAGTTAGCAGCCTGGAAGGGTTATGCATTAAAGAGATTATCATTTGCTGAGACTGAGTTGTCAATTGTGGATGATTCATATGATGCTCTGTTAGCAAAGGCTCTTGCTACAATGAGTCCAGACAAGATGTTAAAGAAGGAGGCCATGATAGGTAAGGCTCTCAACTCAGATGAGAGATTACAGAAGTTAAAGGAACGAGTTATATCTATGTCTGGTGAGGTTGCTGGAATCAGAAGAGTGGTTGAGATCTATACCATGCAGCTGGAAATAGTATCTAGGGAGATATCTAGGAGGTCAATGGATGTGAGGAAGGGTATGTCTGTACATGAATAAGGTTATATATACTGTGTTTATAAATAATATTGGTAAGATAATAATAGATGATGTAGTAAATGATGATATAGAGCATGCTAAGTTCTTGATGTCTCAGGCTAGATGTGGTTGGAGATCAGAATTTAATATTCCAGTACCTATTGAGATACTTGATTCTAATAAATCACCAGAATGGGACTGCTTTGTAAAAATAAATGATACCTGTGATACTGATGTGGTTCACGATTTTTATGAATCTGATAGATCATTGATAGATAATAAGAGACTGAAAGATCTTGGTGATATCTATGTATCTGACTCAATATATCATATTTTTAAGATAAATCCACAAAAAATGAAGAAGTATTTTAAAGCAATACCCAAAAAAGATGCTGATACAATAAAGAGAGATTTTATGCTGCGTAATTTAGAGGGAGAAAATAGTGATCAAGAATAAGCTATTTAATGCCCCAGTTATTCTATCATTTGGTAGTGGGGCCGGTAAGATAATATCACAGTTAAGTATTCCCAGCGTGTATAAGATTGCAGTTAACTCATCAGAGAGAGATTTGATGCTAATTGATAAGAGAGTTGATTCAATTGTTATTTGTGGTAAGGGTAATGGGTCTGGGATGGATCCGGATCAAGGCCAGGCAGACTTCTCATCTAGGTCCAAGAGTGTTGGCAAGGAGATAGAGGAGGCTATAGAGGAATCTAGATCAAGAGATATAGATATGATACCATGCATATTTAGTCTAGGTCATGGATTTGGTAGTGGTAGTATATACCCAGCAATAGAGTTTCTTAGAGATAGGTATAAGAATGCAGTTATACTGCCATTTGTTGTGACTCCATTTACCTGGGAGGGAAAGCCTGTTATTGATAGAGCATATCTAGCACTGTCAAGAGCTATCCAACTCAGTACATGTGTTGTTATCTCTAATGAGGAGGTTGGATCACAGTATGGGGATATTGGGGTTGGTTATGACAGAATCAATGGTCTGATTGGTGATGCCATATCAACAATACTGAGGTCATTCTCTGCTACAGATGGTATCATACAGACTGTTGATAAGAATGACTTTGGCAAGTTCTTTAGAGGAGATATGGCTACTGTCAGACACATGAAGATAAAGTCTGCAAAGGATCTCAGGTTTTCTGATATCAAGGATGGAATAGGACGTCGTTGGATTAAGGTTGATGCTAAGGTGTTTAAGCCAGCTCATAAGCTAAATATCTTCTACATCCTTGACGGGAAGGGCCCGTTTAATCCACAGGTTTTGGGGGATATAAGTGATAACATCAGTAAGAAGGATTACATTAATATGGAGTACATAAAGCCACTCTTGATACAAAGGAAATCAAGTGGATGTGATTTTGTATGGATGGAATCTGGCTTTAAATTAAAGTTGGATAAAAACATATATGGAGAATATTGATGAAAATAAGGAGAATGAATGATTATGAAAGTAGGTTTATTTTTAGTATGTATTGTGTTTGTCCTGTTATTTTCTAGTTGTGCACCATCAGTTGTGTCACCTTTTAATTCTAGAGTAGACCTTGATAATTTTTGTTTAATACATTATTACTATGATTCTACACATGAGGTAGGAATATGGCATGTAAAGAATGGGTATGGTGAGAGCCTATTTGTTCTTCCAGCATCACAGTTTAAGAACGCAGAAAAGATGACGGTGTTAGAGCCATTAAGAAATAGATAAATGATATTTATTAAAGTTTGTATGGCATTACTTACTATTTTGGGAGCAGGTTTGATTTTTATAGGAGAAAAAGCTGGTATAGTGGTTATTACTATGGGATTTTTCGGTTTTATATTAGCATTTGCTCCAGTAGGAGGGGGACCACAATAATGAATGATTTTTACGATAAGTTTAAAAAGTCTTTAGATGATGGAAGAAGAGAGGCTTTTATAATAATTTTAGTTATCATAATAGGAATACTTTTTGCTTGTTTTGGGTGGGCATTTATAAAATGAATGATATAGATAAACTAAGAGAAAAACACAGGTTAGAGATTGAATATCTTAGAAATACCTGCCCACACACAGAGTTTAGGATTCTTAAGTTTGGGCATATTATACATCCAATGAATTTCAGTCACTTCTCTAGGGTGTGTGATAACTGTGAGAAGGATATAGAGAGACTAGATCCACATGTTGTGGTTTATAATGTTAAGAAGAAGTGCTATGAGATAAGGGAATAAAAAATAATAAGTAACTTGTTTGTGATATAATATATATGGTATTTTGAAGGAGTGATGGTAATGAGAGATCCCAAGAGAATAGATAGAATTCTAAAGCAGATCGAGAAAATTTGGATTGATAATCCTGATCTCAGGTTAATGCAGTTACTTGGCAATTGTTGGCCTGCTGGTGATCATTATTCTCGTGAAGATGATGAACTTGAGAAGAGATTGAGTGAGTTATATAAGTGAGATACTATATCTCTAACATATCAGTGTCTCACTTTGTTAATACCTTGAATAAAGTAATGCATGTGGATATGCAGGTATCTGATGCTGAATATTTAACTAATAGAGATAAATTTAACTTCATGGAATATCTAATTAATAAAGCTGTGGTAGATGGCTATATAGAGGATGAAGATATTGTCATGGCAGCAACAATAATAAAATTAAGGGGGGATGCTTAATGAAGGCATTGAAAATCATCTGTGGGGTAATTCTATTCCCACTGGCTTTGGCTGGTTTTATTGTGGTTATGGTCTTACTGGGGCTATTGAAACTGTTTGAGTTTGCCTATGGTGATATACAGTTTGAATTAGAAGAAGACAAACCCAAGAGTTAATGTATTATGAGAAGTATAACCACAGTCATAGACGGGGCAGTAAACATAGAGATAATAGTACCATACTATGTGAGGGGATTCTATTGCCTCAACTGTGGTCACATGACAGAATTAAGGTTTATCTGTGATAAGTGTGGTTATACACATGGTTATGTAACACTACTAAAGAAGTTTCCAAGGGAATATGCTGAGAATGTAAATTATAGCATTCTTAGTAGAAGGAAGAAGAGAGTTGTTGTTCAAGAGACCGATTAACCTAAAGAGTGATGAGACAATCATGGTTGGACATATGATAACCTTTGTTCTACATGATAATAGGCCAACAGCAACGAATTCTTATGATGATTCAAAATTTTGTTGTCTTGCTTGTGGAAAAAGTTTAACAGAACCAATGTTACGTACAAAGGTCTCAGATACATACTATGCATATTGTGGTTCAAGTAAGTGTAGAAAACAACTAAGAAGAAAGAAAATGCTGGAGAAATTGAATGCGTAGAACAAAATCAGAGATAAGACAGGAATCAATCGAATTTGGTACCTGGTGTATGAAGCAGTGCACACCAGGTTTTAAGGGATGTCAGTTTAGGGGCAATGGAATAGGTTGGCTTGATCTAAAGAAAAAGTGTCTGATATTAAATAAGAAGATGAGGACTAAAAATGCCAAGAGTATATGAGATGTGTAGAGCTCCTGATTGCTCAGGTAAGGTCACTCAACAGGGTGAGAAGTTTGGTCTATGTAATCGCCACCTAGACATGTTAAAATTTGTACTCTGGGCTATAGATAATATTAAGATGAGGGGTGACAAGAAGACGGATTCTGGATTAATCTTGCCATGATTGGATTTTTCAAAAAGCGAAAGGAGAGGATTAATGCCCCCGTATTTAGAGTGGGGGTTACTGCAGTTGTGAGTAATTCAGATGATGTAAAAGAGATGGTGGATGATTGGAATTGGCTGGGTATTAAGAAGATACCTCATTTTTGTACAGGGGATACTACCACTCTTAAATTTGAATTTTTTAAGGGGTTATCTGAAGAAGAATTAGATAAAACAGATAAGTATGTTGAATATCTTAAGATGTGGGTAGCACGTGAGAGTGGTAATATGAATTTTGATAATTATGATAGGTGGTTACGATTTAAAAGAATTGTAAATGATTTAGCTGGGATTATAATGATGGCAAAAATTGGTAATAAGATAGATGAAGATATTAGGAATTAATACTGGCATGACAAGATCTGAAAAGAGACGGAGAATGCTCAGAAAACTGGGTGGTTGTGGGGAGGTCTATTTTCACAAGGGTGAATTAATAGATGTTATTGGTGTACATACAGAGAATGGTAATAGGTTTTTTTCTCAAGCAATAACCATGTATGATGGGGATTCACTTCATATTAGCATATGTTCAGTTGGGTATGATATAGCACGTGAGGATCTCATAATTAAATGAATATGAAACAACTAAGGATGCTGTGTTGTTTAGGTGGTGGTTCTTTTGAGCTACATACTAATACAATGATTGCAGAGATTATAGGTGTGGATAATAACTATTATAGTTGTTTTATTTGTGGTGATAATCTTTTAGTTGGTGATGAATATATATTTACTACAGGGGATGATCTCTGTGGTAGAATAAGAATTCACACCAGGTGTATTGAAGATGAATAACTATAAGACAAAGATGGTTTTGGTCAATCTAACTGGTGGGAATTTTGTCTGGAGAGATAACATAGTTCAATATGACAACACATATCTTGGCAGGGATTTTTATAAGTGTGATCTATGTCAGGTACCATTTGAGACTGGTGATATGTATATGATATATATGGAAACATCATATAGGTATGAGGGTGGTGTGTTACCAAGGTTATGTATGAGGTGTTATAAAAATGAGAATAGCGGGAATTGATGCTGATTCAAAGAAATTAGCAGTTGTGGTTTTTGAGGATGATAAATTTGATTCAATGCACTTTTTTGAGTCAAAATCAAAGATAACACAGGAGAGGGTGTTTGATCTTTACTTTCACTTTGATTCATTCATAAAGTCTAGTAAGATAGATATGGTGGTTATGGAAGAATCCTTCTATACAAATAATTTTAAGACCAGCAAGGCAATTACAGAAGTGCTTGGTAATTGCAAAATGATATGTAGATTAAATAATATTCCATTTAAAATGGTTCAAAATAGGTCTTGGAAGAAGACTGTTATTGGTAGTGGTGATGCTACAAAGGATGGTATCAAGAGATTTGTGGTTGATAGGTATCCACAGTTTGAGAGAGAACCACAGGATCTTAGTGATGCTCTATGTGTATGTTTGTACGGTGTTTTTACTAAGTTAAGAGGAGATGATTAATGGCTAATTTTTCTGATGAGGCAGTGGAGATACTTAAGGCCAGGTATCTCAAAAAAGATAGAGAGGGTAATGTTATAGAGACTCCTGATGAGATGCTGGAGAGAGTGGCAGAACATATATCAAAAGCTGAGAAACCTGAGGATCAGAAGAAGTGGAAGAAGAGGTTTCTGGATATAATGAATACACTTGAGTTTCTCCCAAATAGCCCAACTCTTATGAATGCAGGTAAGGATATTGGCCAACTCAGTGCATGTTTCACATTACCTGTTGAAGATAATCTAGCTGCAATATTTGAGGTAGTGAAGGAGTCAGCCTTGATACATAAAACTGGGGGCGGTACTGGATTTAATTTCTCAAAGCTAAGACCTGCTGGATCAATAGTTGGTTCTACTAAGGGTGTTGCTAGTGGCCCAGTGTCTTTTTTGCAGGCCTTTGATGCTGCAACTGAGACAGTCAAGCAGGGGGGAGTAAGACGTGGAGCTAACATGGGTATTTTAAATTGCACACACCCAAATATATTTGAATTTGTTGATTGTAAGAAAAACACATCCAGGTTTCAGAATTTTAATCTATCAGTTGGTATAAATGGTGATTTTTTAGATAGATCAAAAAGTGGTAAAAATCATATTTTAATAAATCCATGTAATAAGAATGATAAGATAGTAGTTGATTCAAAAAAATTAATGAATAGAATATGTAGTAATATCTGGGAAACTGGTGAACCAGGAGTAATATTTTTAGACATTATAAATAAATACAATGTCATACCTTGGATGGGAAAAATAGATACAACGAATCCATGTGTTTCTGGTGATACATTAGTAATGATTGCTGGGGATTCTCCAAAGAAAATAAAAGATCTTGTTGGTAAGAAATTCCCGGTCTTTTGTGTAAATAAAAGAGGCAAACTTGTAGTAAGAAATGCTTATAATGTTAGAAAAACTAGAAATAATCAGAAATTATATAAAGTTTTATTAGATGATGGTTCATTCATAGACGCCACTGAAGACCATACTTTTATTCTATCAAATAACAAAAAAGTATTATTAAGAGATTTAAAAGCTGGGGATTCTCTTATGAGATTTGATAGAGAAACATATAATTGGCACGGAGTAAATTATTGGAAAGTATCTAATGGTAATATTGGTAAACTAGAACATAGACATCTTGATGAATATTATTTTGGAAGAAAATGTAATGAAGATGAAATAATTCATCATAAAGATTTTAGTGGGTTAAATAATCTAAAAGAAAATCTTCAAATAATGACTAAGAAAGAACACAGGGATATTCATGATATATCAGGAGATAAAAATCCCATCTTTAAGTTAAAGAAAAATGGGAAATTTGAAGAATATAAAAAAAGAAATTCTTTTTATAATACTTCTGGAGAAAATAATCCTAGATATGGCGTGAAACTTAGTGATGAAACTAAACATAAAATAGGTATTAAAACCATAGAAAGATTCACAAATGAAGAATTTAGACTTAAGCATTCTGAAGCTGTAAAAAAATCTATGGTGGTGGCAAAGGATAAATTAATCGGTGACAGAATAGAAAGAGAAGAAGTTAAATGTGAATTTTGTAATGGGACAATTACAAGGAAAATTAATTCAGAAAGAGTCTTTTGTGATGTACTCTGTAGAAATAGAGGTTTAAACAAAAGAAGATCTGCAAGAGTAAATCATAAAGTAATATCTATAGAATTTTCTAGAGTAGAAGATGTTTATGATCTTACGGTGGATGAATTTCTTAATTATGCAGTTGTGACTTCTCAAGATGAAGCAGGCCAACATGGTTTAGTTATCTGGGATTGTGGAGAACAACCACTATTGGCATGGGAATCATGTAATCTTGGTTCTATTGATGTATCAAAATTTTATAAAGATGAAGATATAGATTGGAATAGACTAATCAAGGTAGTTGAGATAGCCGTTAGATTTCTTGATGATGTTATTGATGTGAATAAGTACCCCCGAGTTAAGATAGAAAGAAAAACAAAAACAACTAGAAAAATTGGACTTGGTATAATGGGGTGGGCTGATTTATTGTTGGAAATGAAAATAAAGTATGATACTGATGATGCATTGGCATTGGCAGAGAAACTAATGTCTACCATAACTAATCATGCTCATAGGGTTTCAGAGCAGATTGGTAAGGAGAAGGGATACTTTCCTGCTGGTAATGGGAAATTGAATAGAAGAAATGCTACTTTGACCACAATAGCTCCTACTGGTACTTTATCTTTGCTAGCTAATTGTTCTAGTGGGATAGAACCTGTTTTCGCTAAAAATTTTACAAAGAAAGTTTTGGGTGATGTGAAAATAGATATTTCAAAGAAATATAAAGATCATGTAGATAGTTATTTTGTTACTGCACTAGAGATAAAGCCTGAATGGCATGTAAGAATGCAGGCGGCATTTCAAAAATATGTAGATAATGCAGTGTCAAAGACCATAAATCTTCCATTTGAGACCACAATTGATGATATAAGAGATGCTATTTATCTAGCACATTCTCTTGGGTGTAAGGGTCTTACATTATATAGGCAGGGTACAAGAGAAGCCCCAATAGAGATAAGTACTGAGGGTCTTAGTGAGTGTGATAATGGAAAGTGCAGTATTTAAGTTAGGTAAACCTGATAAGGTAATAAGTGGTCGTATCGTCTGTTATACATGTGAGAAGGTTCTTGTAAAAAATGAGTGGAAACATGTTTGGAAAAAGCAGATAGATGGAACATACTCATATGTACAACTGTGTGACAGGTGTGCAATTCTGGAGAAATTGAGTGATGACTAGACCTTGGACAAAAAAGAAGGAGACCAACCACAGGGTTGAGATTGAGTGGCATAGAGTATCTAGATATAGAGAGGCATCTCGCCAATGTGATGAGGAAGCAGATATGCTTAATGATTTATTTAAAGAACACAAGAATTTTGATGATTGCAGTGCTTTTACAAATTATGATGAGGTTGATGTATGTGTATTTTGTAATAATGAGTATGAGGAAATGATTGATGAGGATACAAATGAACCAGTTTGTGCTAACTGTGGCAAGGGCGCAAAGGAAGCAATGCTGGAGAAACTGAAAGATGGATAGACTAGAATATATATATAAATGTTATGTATGTAATAAACAGGTAATTGATCCAAAATATGTGTTTTATTGGCTTAAAGATTCTTATTTAATTCATGTGATGTATACCTGTAGTCCAGAACACTATAACACAGTAGCTATGTTGAGGAAATTAGATGGGTAGCCATATCCTTTCTTGTGGTCATGAAGAACCAGCCGATTTTACCTTAGAGAAAAATGTGGTAGAATACTACTCCGAGTTTGAAACAGATAGATCAGATATGGAGAATGGTGGTGGTCCCTGTTTTGTTTATAAGTCATTTTGTAATGAGTGTCTGAAAGAGAAGTGGTTAAAAAGGGCTATTAATAAGGCAAAGATACTGAGATCCCTAGAGCGTGGTTTAGCTGATGCAGAGGCTGGTAGGGTATCTAAGATAAAAATATATAAGTGTTCTGCATGTAGCTGTGGTGATTGCAGAGAGGGAAAAACTGGTAGAGAATACTGGTTTTGTCCTCATTTTAATGATGATATATGTTCAATATGTTGTATATATGATTCAACA